GCCTAGAATCTTTGACGGGGGTATCCCGGATCGCGTACTTGGGCGGGGGAGCGCTATTTCACTGTTTCGCGTCTTTACACTTGTAAAATAAAAAAAAATAGAAAATAAAAAAGCCGAGGCGCAAACCCCGGCTAATAATACTAAATGTTCTATATACATCATTCATGAATTCTCTGTTAAACATTAAAAACAGAGTTATTTCATACGCTTTATTTGTTACGCATGGAAGATGCTTATTTTGCTCTGTTAGAATCTCCATCGTTTGACTTTTTCTCTTTTAATTTTATTATTTTCTAGAAATATTCGTCAGCAGATTCAGAATCATCTTGTGCAGGATCTTCACATTCTACTTCTTTTACAAGTATTTGCTTACCTCCTTCATGGCCTCTAGGAACATATCCAGGACCAAGCGAATCTTGTACCATGTCAGTTACTGTCTTCTGTTTCCTTAAGTATACGTCTCCTCCAGGCAATGGATTCATAGCCTCTATGCACTCGAAATTTACTATAAAATCAAGTATTTCACGAACATACATATGATTATCTTTGCTATACATTACGGCATCAACCCACGAATCACCTATCTTAAATCTACATACGCCTTCATAAGCGTATATATTCCCCTTGTATTTAAACTTTGCTACTGTACTCATTATTTCTTTAAACTAGCAAGCTTTAATCTAATTGATAATAACTTTCTATGAATGTTCTTGTCATTTTTAACCAACCTCTTTGCTATAACTATGTATTTGACAAGCTCGGCAATAGGGATTGCAAGCTTTATTCCGATAAGAGAAATAGCAGCCCATAAAGGAAGGATTGCAAAGCATACGTACAAGAATATTACAGCGAACGCTAAGTTCAACATCTTTACTGTAATGCTTTCTGTATTCATAGCCTTTATTACCTTATCAAATATCTCCTTCTCCTCTTCGTTTAATTCTTTTCTAATCTCACATATATCTACCAACATATTTTAATCTCCTATTTTTAAAATCTCCACCATCTAGTTGACTCTTTCTTTAACTCGTTAAGACATGTATTGTACTTATCTTTCCAGTATTTAGCCCAGTCTTCCTGGTGAGCTAATTGCTGCTCTAACAGCTTTATTTGGGCATCTCTAGCCTCTAAAGCACTCTTGTTGCACTCTGTTGGTTTACTGTTTTGTACGAGTTTTTCGTAATCCTTTCTGTCTAGAATTACGTAATCCCTAAGCTGTCTAATCAATTGGACAAATTCCGTTTCCTTTATCTCCATATATTATGTCTAATATAAATTTAGTTATTTCGGGACAATCCTAAGACATCTTTATCATCTATTCTGCTATTCCCGAATACTTCTATAAATTTGTAGAACTCTCCTTTTTCATCAAGCTGCAGTGCTAATTGTAGTATTTGTCTCGTTGGATTCGCTTCCTCCCCTAGATTCTCCATCTCCTTCAGTAGGTTCTGATACGCATCCCTCTGTTCCTGGCTCATTTTCTCTTGCTTCTTCATCTTTTATATCGTTTAAAGCGTTTATAACTTCAGCTTTGGTAGTTTTTGTTTTAGACTACTCAATAAGCTTTTGTATAAGTTCGTCTCTATGAGGATTACCTTCTTTCTCGTACATATGCATGAGGATCGCTGTGGCATTTGCAAACTCTCTAGAGTTTTTGTCAAGCGTGTCTATAAGTTCCTCAAGTTCATAGATTGAATAATTTCCTGGCTTATGTAAAAACTTTCCGTCTTTATCGTATAAATTGCTATATTTACTAATCTTTCCCATTATTTTTACTCTCTTTAAGTATTATCCAACATGCAGTAGTAGCTACTATTGGAAGTATTAAAAACACGAATATTATATCAAATGGATTCATCTTTATCTGGTTCGTAAAATCCTAATCTTCTACCGTTTTTCTCGGCTCTTTGTATTATTTCTGCCGCTCTTAAATATTCTTTATCTTTCGCTATTTCGCTCAGCATGGGCTATGTATTTTGTGCACTCTTCCTCTACAATTTCACCATCGTCGTTATGTGTTAAGTGAGTATATTTCATCTTTGATCTATTGAATTTAAATGCTCTAAACGCTTTATCTCGCTCCTATTTATCGTCGTATCTATGTATGTATTTCATCATTTGTGTAGCATTTACTGATCCTGCTACCCCTAGATTGCATAGGTTTTTAATAAAGCTCATAGCTCCATCTTCGCCAAATTTATGCTTTAGCATACTATATTCCTTAAGGCTCTTCTAGAACCATTGGTTATCAATGTCATATATCGGCTCCTGTTCTACAATATATGCTATATTTACTGGTACTCCATGTATAAAGAAATATTTACACTATTCTGTACACGGTTTATTCTAGTATTGTAGAGATAAGAAGTCGGCATAATATAGTACAGCACTCATCTCAAACTAATTCATCGTTTACTTGCTGTTTTGTTTACACACTCAGTAAAGTATCCAATTAAGTATGCGAATACTTCATTTGTATCATCAGTTAGCTTTATATGGCAAGCCTCAAGTACGTCTACAGCTGCATGAAATGACTCGTGAGCAAATGTATTTATATCATTATCATCATTCCAGATCTTGTTTACTACTATAATTTCACAATCTTCATCAGTTGATTTATCATATGCCCCAGTTACTGTATAAGCCGTATATTTAGCCCATTCGCCATCATATATAGATGATTCATCTTGCCTAAATGCAAATCTTTTGTCCATTACAGACTTATCTGGGTTAATTATAACGAACAGATTAAATCCATATACTGTGTTATATTTATCTATTATACACTTCTTCTTATCCATATTATTATTAGTCTTACAATTATTATTAAGCTTATATATAGCTCTACTATACTTATATAGTCTTACTATAATGTAATAGCTGTACTACTAAAGTAGATCTCCTAAAGAGAATATATAAGAGAAAGGGTTCTTAGTCTGACTAACCCCTACTATCCCCCTAACGTAAAAAAGCCTAAAAAGTTGCATATTTGCAAGAAAAATGCTATTTCAACAAAATTTATACACCATTTGCAACCTTTTTGAAAATTATTTCGTTATGGCAGCGTAAAACAATAAAAGCAATTGGATATGACAAAGATTTTAAAGGTTATTAAGCCTTTCTTCGTAATGGAGAATGGTGATACATTTGAGTACAACGCTGATACAGATCAGTACGAAAGTGTATATAACGAAGAGCATAATAGCTCAAACGAAGACAATTCAACGGTTGTTTCTTCTTATAATTCTGTTTATAGAATCTCAAAGGAATATGCCAAGATGCTTCTCGATAACGGGTATGTTGAGGAGGTTGACGAAAAGAAGAGATTCGTAAATATCTTTGACGAGATCGACAATAAGCTCTCAGAATACAACGAGGAGCTTTATAATCTTAGCAGAGGAAACAACGAGGATACTCCTCAGTGTTTGCTTGTTGAGAAGGAGACAGTATTGAGAAACATGATTAAATTACTTGAGTACCTTAAAGGATTGAAGAAGTAATATGGATGAGAAGATGATAGATCAGACCCAGTTGGCTGAAGACTTGAGCTCAAAAATAAAGTATGAGTTCAGACAGATGTTCTTGGTAAAGCCGCTTGAGCCTGTTAAAGTTAAGAAGAAGATCTCCGAACCTGTGGCTAAAGACACTAAGCCTAAGAAGGATAAGGATGGGATCGAGGCAGTTGATTATGATGAAGTAAAGACAGAGATTAAGGAAGTTGATTCAGATTTCTCTAGAGCCGTTGTACTTAAGTTGCCATATGAGTACACGCATCCATATGACGATGAAAAGATACAGCAGATGCCTATCAAGGTTGGAGATATCGTTATATATAGATCATCTAGAGGTGCTATGTATTTCGATTTGCTTAAGGACTCTCAACTCGTATCACTTTACGATATTGTAGCAACTGAAATAGTAGAGAAGTAATGAATATAGATAAAGTTTGTAGATAGATTGGACGTACATTGAACGATGACCCATAGCTAGTAAAACAAATAGTTATGCATTAGTTTTAGTTCGTAGTCGATGTTATGAAAGATCAAGATGATACTAGAGACGTATTAATAAACAAACTATTTAGATTCAAGCTTAAGAATAGATTTAAAGATAATAAAAATAAACCATTAAGCCCATATGAAAAAGATAATAAACATTGATCGCAAGCCTATTGTTGTTGATGTAGAAACAACTGAGGTTAAGGCAATCGAAAGATCCGCAAGAGGAATTGACGACGTTTACGTTGTTCCAGAAGATGCTCATATAGAGTGGACATCTAAGTTCTTCCCTAATGAGACCATTGAGGCGGATGTAAAGAAAGATGATATCCTTATCACATTCTACGATAGAGATCTTGGCGCAGACTTCGTTATAGTTAAGTCTGAAGATTGGTTGAAAGCCCTTAATAATGCTAAAGAAGCTGACCAGAAGAGAAAGGAAGAGTGGGCAGCTAAGCAGAAGGAGAATAAGCCTAGGGATCTTGATTGCGACGAATGTGGAGATTCTTGTTGTGAGTCATGTTAATATTTAAGTTATGAAGAAAGCTATTAAAAAGACAGTTAAGGTAAAAAGACCTAAGTATGTAATCTCTATGCTTGACATTGCTAACGCAAACGATGTTACAGCATATTTCATTGGCAAGAAGATTTCTCTTGGTATGAAGATAACTGATTGTGATTACGATACAATCATATCAATCTTTACAGATTATTTGCTCGACGAGCTTTTGCCAGAGAATCTCTCAGCCATAATAAAGGATGGTGGGGTTTACAGAAGATGCACAGCTGTACCAGCAGAAGAGAAGGTCAAGAAACCTTGGTACAAACGATTATGGAATTGGATTACTCGTACTAAGTAATCACCTTTAGAGTCTATTAGTCAAACGGTAAAGACGACCCGATACAAAGGGAATAGTTAGCAGGTTCGACTCCTGCATAGACTCCACTCATAATTTTTTAGATTATTAAATTTAGTTTATCTATAAAGTGGCGTCCATGTGCGTACACTATAAATAAAAAGCTACCATGGTAAGCTGACACATGGACCCAATACTGGTTATAAGTCCAGCTAAAACTTATAAGAGTCAAAGAAAACGGGCGAATATACAGTTCGCCGAGAGGTTTCCGCCATTTCTGAAATCTCTATAAACTGGGACATCCGGGTGAAAGAAAATCTTTCTGCCCTAGCAGCGCTCGGAGCTGCAGGATCCAAATGGCGCCAATACTGGTTCTACGTAACTCCAGCTAAAGGTTACGTGCTTATCTCGTCATGGTGTAGTGGTAGCACCCCTGTGGTAAGGATCCTAAGCCCACAGTAGGCCGTCGTTCGATTCGATGTGACGGGTCAATAATTTATCGCGAAGTGGAGCAGTTGGTAGCTCGCAAGGCTCATTAAAAATGATTAAATATGGATTATAAACAGAACGGAAGTATAACAGAATTACTTGTTATTGCTGAATTAATGAAATACGGAATAGTTAGTATTCCCTACGGGAACAATGCTAGATATGATTGTATATTCGATTTTAAAAATAAACGATATAGAATCCAAATAAAAACGGCACACATGCTAGACGCAAAGCGATTTACAATTCCGTTTAAAAATAAGCGATCGAGTGCTAATGGATCCGTATCAAAAACTTATACAAAAGATCAAGTTGATTTTATAGCAACAATCGTAAACGGTGTTGTGTACATGGTTCCTGTAACTGGCGATGTCGTAAACAGCATGACATTTAGACTAGATTATCCAAGTGATTGTTATTACAATATAAACTTGGCAAGTGATTATAAGCTTGATTCCATTTTAAATAAGATTAACATCGCGGAATAGACTGGAGGTGGTTCCAGCACAGTCTCATAAGCTGTTCTACGTAGGTTCGAATCCTACTTCCGCATCTTAATCCATAACCTTGAGGTCACTCGTTCGAATCGAGTCTTCGCAACAAAGTAGTTTTAGGCACATAAAAAGCTCGATAGCCTAAGGTGAGCTTCTACAATATTGCCCTATGGTGTAACGGCTAGCACAGGAGGCTCTAACCCTCTTAGTCTGGGTTCGAATCCTGGTGGGGTAACAATAATAAATATTAAAGAATACTATGGAGTTAAAATTTAAGAGACTTGAGGATAACGCTATCCTCCCTATTCGTGGCACAAAAGGTGCTGCAGGAATTGATTTGACTTGTACTAAGATTGAAACAGCTCTTAATGAAGCAAATCAGCTAATGTTGGTTTACCATACAGGATTGGCAGTTGAGGTTCCTGCCGGATATGTTGGTTTACTTATACCACGCTCTAGTATTTGGAAGAAGTCATTATGGCTTACTGATAATGTCGGTGTTATCGACAGTGACTTTAGAGGCGAGATCGTAGCATTTATGAAGGCTACAACTGATACTGTTCCTGCTATTTATAAGCAGGGTGAGCGCTTCTGTCAGTTAGTCATCGTTCCTATACCAGAGTATACAATCACAGAAGTTTCCGAACTTTCATCAACAGAGAGAGGTGAAGGTGGATTTGGTTCTACTGGCACAGGAGCTGAAAACGAATGTAGCGCAGCTACGGGAACTCAGTCACAGCTTAAGGAACAGGTTGAGTCCGTACCAGAGCCAGCGGCGGCACAAGATGGTGCTGAGGTAAGTGAAGGATAGGCCTAATTCGCTTACATAAAGGGGATTACCGAAAGGTAGTTCCCTTTTACTGTTTAAACACATATATCAAATTAGACATTATATATAATGAAGAAAAAGTTTATTAAGACACCTTTGAAGGGTGTTTATGTACATGGCGCTAAAGATGTTGGTACAAGAACAGTTAACCTCTTGATGGGCGAACATGCTGGCGAATATGTTCGTGGTGATATTATGGATGCTAATGCTGTAATCCAGGCATTTGACGAGCTTAAGGGCAACGTTGATAGCGAACACGATTCTCTTGAAGAAGTAGTAGATGAACTCCATAATCTTAGAGACGCTACAGATCAGAGCTTTGAGGTATTCTAGGAAAAAGCAGAGGAAGAGACTGCTAATAGAATCCAGGGTGATAAGACTCTTGATGAGAAGATTGATCAGAAGGAAAGAGAGTCAAAGGAAAGAGACAATACACTTCAGTAGAACATCGATACAGAGAAGCAGGAAAGAGTAAACGCTGATACTCAGCTTCGTAATGATCTTACAGCTGAAGTTAATCGTGCTAAGGCTAGAGAGAATGCTCTTGATTCAGACATACAGGCTGAGGCTACAAAGCGTGAGAACGACGACAATACAATCAAGGATAACCTTAATGCTGAGGTAACACGTGCTACAGCTAAGGAGAACGAGATTAAGGCTGAGGTAGATGTTATTAATGGTGACTCTACAACTGAAGGTTCATTCAGAAAGGCTATTGCTGATGTAGTTGGTGCAGCTCCAGAGGCTTATGATACATTGAAGGAGATTGCTGATAAGCTTAATGAGAACGATGACTTACATGCAGCTATTAATGATGCTATTGCTACTAAGGCTACTACAGTTGCCCTTAACGAAGAGATCGCAAGAGCTAAGGCAGCAGAGGCAGAGAATAAGGCTGAGATTACAGCAGAGGCAGCTAGAGCCAAGAAAGTTGAAGGTGATAATGCCCTCGCTATTCAGAATGAAACATCTAGAGCTACAAACGCAGAAGAAGCTATCAATGAAGCTGTTAATACAGAGGTTGAGCGTGCTAAAGGTCAGGAAGCATATCTTCAGAACCTTATAAATACTAAGGCTGATACTACAGCTTTAGAGAGTGCTAAGACAGAGCTTGATAATAAGCTTGCACAGAAGGCTGATACTACTACACTTAATGAGCAGGTTGATACGCTGAATGCTGCTATTAGTGCTAAGTAGGATGCAGGCAATTATATTCCTTATGATGATCAGTATGAGCAGGCTTACGTACCAGATAGAACTTTAAGAACAATAGGTAATAATATTGAAGCATATAGCGATGCCAGTGGAAATAATCGAAGCACATTATAGCCGGGCAATATTCTTGTTGAAAAAGATGGGTATACTGCCAAATTAAATACTGAAGGTTTAACTATACGAAACGCCTACAAAGATATTTATATCGACGAAGACGGCCTCAGAATATTTAATTCTACTGGAAATCATAATGTTGATCTTATCATTTAGAAGTAGGGCATATCGTTAAAAGACGGAGACAATAACCATGTTCTTACATCTAATTCAGGAACTATAGATATAACTCAATATGCGCTTAAGACAGAACTCCCTACTGTTCCTACAAAGGTTAGTCAGCTTACGAATGACTCTAACTTCATAACAGATGATGATATTGATTTTACTCCATATGCTACAATAGAAGCATTGACTGCAGTAGAACAGAAGGTTACTGCCAATACTACTGCTATTACAAACATTAATAAATCAAGTGGTATTCCATATGATACTAGTATAACTGATAAGTATTAGACAGACAAACCTCTTTATATAGATTGTGGTAGTGGTCATATGGCTTATATTAACCCATATAGTGGTGTTAAAGTAGCTAATAGCGACACTTCTTATGTAAATATAACTCCTAGTGTAATGAAGCTTTCAGACGGAAACGCCTCTTGTGAGATTAACGAATATCTTGGCGGAATACAATGCTTGTCAGGCACTAGTGATGATAGCAATGGTTTTAAGTTAAGTTATGACGGATTGCGTATTGGGAAAAAATCTGCAGTTACACAGACTAATAATGGAGAGTTAATATCTATATCAGTTCCATACAATAATAGTACCAGTGATTTTAAAATAAGTCCGCATGATGGTATAAAGTTGTCAATAGCTGATTCTCAAGTAACATTAAATACTAATGGTGTATATCTTCCTAATGGCGATACAAATCATGTGTTAACATCTGCTGCAACTACTATAGATATTAATAACTACGTACAAAAGTCAGTATATGACGAAAAGATTGCAGCTCTTGAGGCTCGTATTGCAGCACTTGAAGCTAAGCATACAGAAGCTGCTGTATAAAGCTAGGTCTTAATGAAAGCATGACGGGGTTCGCTGCCCCGCCTAGCACAATAGATTCTACCATGTATTACGGTAGGACCTTTATCACCCCTAGATGGAATATACTAGGGCTCGCGTAGTAATACGCTTTTTAGATTAAACGGGACTAGGATTATTCCAGTCCTAGTTCCATATTGTTTTACTATAAAACTTGTTAATTATGGATACAATCGAGAAAGTTTATTGTACAGGACACGACAATAACGACGCTTTAGTAGCCGCTTTGGCTTCTAAGAATAACTGTGATCCAATGGCTATGGCAGCCATGATGAACTAGAATGATTATATGAATAACCCATTTGCTTATCTTATCTGGATGATCTTCGCTATGCGTATGTGGAACAACCAGGATGGTAACCAGGGCAACGCAATCCAGAGTCAGATCGACGCAATGCGTTCACAGATCGCTGATAATCAGAATAGCTCATTGGTAATGGATGCCATAAGAGGCAATGCTAATGCAATTACATAGTTAGCCTCTAACCTGAACTGTGACTTCAACGCATTGAATAATGCTATTTGCTGCGTTAAGTCCGGTATCCAGGAAGTAGCAGGTAATGTAAACTTCTCTGCAGAACGCGTTATTAACGCTATTAATCTCGGAGATGCTAACCTTACATCTGCATTGCAGAACTGCTGCTGCCAGACGCAATAGAACATTATCAAGATGGGCTACGAGAATCAACTTGGGCAGAAGGACATCGTTAACCAGATGCAGACAGGTTTCAGCTACACAAACTCAGGTTTGGAGAGAGCTGCAAGTAACCTTGGTTTCCAGATGAGTTAGATGGCTTGCGATCTTAAGACGAACGCAAATACCAATACTCAGCGAATAGTAGACGTTTTAAACAATCATTGGCAGTCAGATTTGTAGCAGAGATACAATGATGCTCGCCTTGAATTGTCACAGCAGAAGTAGAATGCTACTTTGATTGCTGCACTTAAGACAACTGCTACAGCTTAATAAGTTTAATTTATGTGAGGGCTCCTTCGGGAGCCTTTACATATAAAGATAAAGCTTATGGCATTTAAAGATGTAAAACAAAACTATTCAGTATATATACTGAATAAACAGGATATAACTATTACAGATGGCAAGGTTATATCAGTTGGATTTCCGCATTTAGACTTAAATACAAAGCCTACAATGGGTTAGTCTCAGATGGTTGTAGATGTAACCATAGAGGCTAACTCAAAGACAGCAACATACTCAATACCAGAGAACTTGTCTGTTACATACGCAGGAGATGTAGTATTGTCTACAGATAAGCAAGGTCTTATGGCTGAAGTAGAGCAGATGAAGAATACTGCTGAAAAGATACTTGAGTCAGTTCCTAAACAGAAGGAGGTAGTAGATAAGACGACAGCATTACTGTCTGAGCTTAATCCTATCTATAAAGAGAAGAAAGAGACCGAATAGAGATTCTCAAAGATAGAGGAGTCTATAAGTAGAATGGAATCAACTGTTAATAACTTTATTAATTCTTTTAGCCATGCACAAAGTAATAGTAATACGGCACAGTGATGATTAGCACGATACAAAGTACGCTGCTAATGTAAAACAGAATGAAGATGGTAGCTATACAGCTACCTTTGGTTCTTACAAAGATACAGATTATCATAAGTACATAGACAAGTATGGAAAGCATTTCAACAAGAAGTTATGTGAGCATGCTTGTAAGTAGATGGTAAACTATAACGGCACTTCACACACATGGACAGCAGATTAGATACAGAGTCTTATAAACGTTAATAAGATTAGCATACCTAGTACGTCTACAATATACGATATTACATATACAGCTAATATGGCTTACGCTGATTTCTATCCATCATTGATTAATGAGAGATAGTGCTTAGATTATGCTATGGCTGTAGCTAATGATGAAGACGGATATGAAGGTATACAGTTCTGTAGATACATTGCCGATGTAATGGGTAAAAACGATGCAATAGATTGGAACAACTTCATTTAACCTATAACTGTGGCGTTTTAGACGTGGTCTTCAATGACACCACAGTACTATAATTGTTAACAATTTAAACGAATTAATATGATTGATTTTTGTGTTGAACCAGAAAAACACTGCCATAGAGATCCAATTGGAGAACTGGATCTAAAGGTAGATCAGTACTATTCATCAATCTATTCTAGGTTATGTAAACATATCAATGATACAGTTGTTCATATAACACAGGAAGAGAGAGATGGATGGAATAATAAAGCTAGCAAAGAAGCTTTAAAAGATATCTAGGATCAGCTAAATGAAATAACTGGTGATGGAAGTGGTTCCATTAAGCAGGAGATATTACTTGAGGTAACAAAGCTGATAGCTAGTGCTATAGCTGATTTAAACTTAGGTGATTATGCTAAAAAGAAATATGTAGACGATGCCATCAAAAGTATCAAGCTTGATGGATATGTTACAAAGGATTACGCTGATTCTACATATCTAAAAATAGTAGATTATACAAAGTTTGATGCTGATAGCTATTATACCAAAGCAGAGATAAATAATATGCTTAAAAATTCTGATATAGCAAAAGATTACTCTATATCTGAATTTACAATAAAAGATAATAAGCTTATTCTCATACAGAAGAATGGCGGTAAATTTGAGGTTGCTTTATCAGGTAGCGGAGTTGGCAATTATGTTGATGTTAGCTATGTTTAGGACCAGCTTAAGAATTATATAAGAAAAGGCACATTATCAAGATTAATTATAAATGACATATATTATTCAATTGAAGACGGCGGTGATATAAAAATCCCTGTTGGCGGAGGTGGGTCAGATGTAGATCCTACAAAGTATGGATACTACAAGTCTTATTTTAAAGAGACTTCTAATAAAGTCACATCTGTAACTAAACCTGCTGATAATAGACAACCAGAGGAAGGTTCTGGTTGGCTGGAGAATGCCCCTAATTACAGAGAAGGTCACCTCGTATGGATGACATAGGTATTCATAAACGGTAATGGCTAGTATGGAGAATATATAAATCCAATATGTCTTACAGGAAGCGGTACCGCAGGAGAAGATGGTAGTGGCGTTAACTTCATATACAAAACAGCTATTGAAGGAGAAAATATATATAGTCCTGGAAATGTATCTATACAAGATGGCGTTCCAGTTGTACCAGAAGGATGGACCGATCACCCAAATGGAGTCACTAAAGATCGTCCTTATGAGTATTGCTCGGTAGCCATAAATACTAAAGGACAGTGGAGTCCTCAGTGGAGCCAGCCATTTGTATGGTCGCACTTTGGATAGAATGGTATGGATGGAGATGGAGTAGAATACATATACTACGCTGCATTGATTGCTCCAACACATAATCTCCCAGAAACATGGACTAACGACGAAGGTTTTTAGAATAACGAATACATCAGGGAAGGTTCTGAATGGACTGATGATCCATAGGATTTAGAAAAGAAAGGTCCTGGTTATAAGCAGTGGGTTTGCGTAAGAAAGAAATATGCCGATGCTGGTAGCGAAAATGTTTATTGGCACGCTTATTCTAGTCCTGCATTGTGGAGTTATTATTCTAAAGATGGTATAGCAAGTGCTCTTATCATGGATGTTGTCGGAGAGAACAAATATCTTTATTTGACACAGGATAATAAGAATAAGAGATTTGAATCATCATCTACGGCGTATATGTATAATGATGGTGATCCAATTGACTTTACGTTATCAATAGGTTCTTTTACTGATTCTGCAGGAAATGATTATAGCTCAAACAAAGATCAGTATTTCACAATAGAGGGAAATTAGGTTAATATAAACATACCAGAGAATACTTTATCTTTTGACAACGATATATATTATAAAATAATCCTTGTCGGCACTCCAACATCTACATCTGTGTCATCATAGGTTAGATAGGCTGAAATTTAGTTATTTGGTCTTGTTAGAGGTGCTGATGGTATACCAGGAGATAATGCTATTTCGTACGATATTAAAACATCTGCTGCTGCTATTAATCTCCAAGATGGAGCAATGTATCCAAATCTCATTAGTGTATATGTTGCAAAGAGTGATGGCTCAAAGATTACAAATATAACTCCATCAAATAGCTCTGATTGGTAGTTCTCATATAGTATAAATGACGGTGATTCATGGAATACTATATCAACAGATTAGATCCAAACAGAGGGTGAGAGTGGAATGTTATTTAAAGCTACAAATGGAACAATAACATTAAGCGAATATGTTCCAATCGTTAAGTCTGGTATAGATGGATTGAACGGTGTAACATATTAGTTGTAGCTTTCAAATATATCATTATCATATGCTCCAGCAGATTAGAATTACAACTTACAGATGAGCTGCGATGTTAATTTGTACAAAAACGGAAGTAGCGTAGGTGGTAATGATGCTGATATAAGGTTGTAGTTAAATTCAAATGATAAAACAGACTTACAATATAGCTCTGATCATTGGGTTGCCACAGTAAATACAACAGTACAATCTAAGTCTAGTGTTGTCACTATATATGCCTATAACAAAAATGGTGCATATCTTACATCTATGGCTATCCCAGTGTCAGCATCTGGTAAAAAGGGAGATCCAGGAGATTCATCTACTGGGCAAACATTTAAAGGCTCACCTTTAAGAATGTCTAGAGAAGTTGATGGATAGATAACAACCGATTGGAATAAAGGCTTTAAATATTATGATGGAAAGAGAGATGCCGAAAATGGTATATTCTATCAAGATGTTGTACTTTATAATAACATGTATTACGCTTGTGTGAACACTGATCTTGGAGAATAGGATCAATGGAAAAAAACTCCTGATACTGCTCCATATTTCTCAGCGTTTACTATATCTCCTAATGTTGTGGCTGATCTTGTTATTGCTAATAAGGCGTTTATAAAAGAAATTTCATCTAACGAACTTGTTATTTTTGATGGTGATAAGATAGTTGCTGGTATGACATCTAGTAAAGCCGTAGACGAATCGTCACCATTGAGTGGTAAGGTTACAACTGAAGGAAAAGGCGATGTTCGTATATGGGCCGGAGAAATATCTGACGCTAATTTAACAACGGCCCCATTCACTGTTACAAGTACCGGTGTTTTGAAAGCTAATGACGCAACGCTTGAAAATGTTGTTTTAAAAAAGGCGAATTTAACAGATGCAACGTTTATTAACCCTAATGGATAGACCTGTATAACAACAAAAGAACAAACCGTTTATACTGGTCCTGATACAAACGCAAAAGCGGTATCTTCTGGAATGTTTATAAATGACACAACTGGTAATAATATAGCGCAGCTTTACTATTTATCAGAAAGCTAGTCTGGTTCACAATCTTAGTCTGGATTGAGAATATCAACAGATAGCAAAACTAAGTTTTTCTCTAATGTTAGAGACAATGATGCTTAGTTGTATATTGGAACTGGCATTGGTACCGGAATAGGTATTGGATCTAAATCTCTGGCATATTTTTCGACATATGTACAAGAGGGCGATTTAGCGGTCGAATTCGTTTCTAATGGCAAATGCGGCATACGTATAGTAGGGCTTCCATCCTATCCGAATTTAACTAGCGCATACTCTGATAGTAATCTACATGAGAGCGAAATGTTCTTAGTTTCTGATAATGTAACAGATAATATGGATAATGTATATGAAGATCACGTAGTTCATATTAGGGGTAGGAGAATTTAGTAATGTTTGACATCATATAGAACAAAATACAATTAAGCACAGAGGATTTAGCTATACCACCATTTAAAGACTTCTATAACAATGCTAAAGATAAACAAGACGCATTAAGAAAGATAGAGTTTGTTATATGGCGTTATAAATGGAATAGCCCATATGAGGCGTATCCAGAGAAAGAGCGCACATGGAGAGTAGCTGAAGCTGTACTTAATGATAAGAATTACAAACCTGATGATGCTGTAAAAGAATTGGCAAAAAAGTTTCAGGAGTTGCAAGAGACTCCTGCTACTCGCTTGCTTAAATCTTCTAAGAGCGCAGCAGAGGGCATTATGAACACGATGGATAGCTATGCTGAAGAAGAACTTGATATAGATACTGCTAAAAAGCTTTCAGCTATATTGAAAGATGTTAGTGGTATTATTAAGTCGTTAGACATGGCTATGAAGTAGGCAAAAGCAGAACAAGCAGAAGCTGGTAGAGTCAAAGGTGGTGGCACTATTGGCATGTATGAATAATTATTATGGTAGACTTCGAACAAAAACTCCATAACACCGATAAGTTTAGATAGGCAGCTATCTTCTTTTAGGAACACGGATGTTATACTTTAGCTCCTATGGGTACTACTGATTATAACAAATATTGGGATCAAGAAACAGATAGATGCCTTAACGGTTATACAGCTCCAGATGGAGAAGGTATAACAGGTTTTAATTATTTCTATCTCAACTATAGTCCTATCATGGCCCTTAAGGAAACAGAGTACACTGATAGGGAAGGTAATCTTAGAAAGCGAAGAGAACGTATTCTTAAGTTCCCTAGCTTCTGGGACTATGATTACTATTATTTCTGCGCCATAGAGCAAGCAGAACTAGAAGGTAAGCATATGGCTGTACTTAAATGCAGACAGCGTGGATATTCATTTAAAGGAGCTTCGATGCTCGTACGAAATTATATGCTTATTCCTGGTTCTAAGAACTTTGCTGTAGCTTCAGAACAGAAATTCCTTATCGGTGATGGCTTGCTTACTAAAGCATGGTAGATAATGGACTTCCTTGACCAGCACACAGCATGGGCTAAACAGAGGCTTGTGTCAACCCGTATGGAAAGAGTATCAGGTTACAAAGTTACCGATGAGTTTGGTAAATAGACTGAACGAGGATACCTTTCTAGCATAGTAGGCATTACGTTGAAGAATGACCCTGAACGTATTCGTGGTACCCGTGGTAAACTTGTACTATGGGAGGAGGGAGGTAAATTCCCTAGCCTTCTTGACGCATGGCGTATTGAACAACCTTCAGTAGAAACTGACGATGGCAAAGCATTCGGTACAATGATTGCGTTTGGTACAGGTGGTACAGAAGGTGCATCATTCGATGGTTTGAAAGAATTATTTTACAAACCTAAGGCATATAATGTACTTAGCTTCCCAAACAAGTGGGATGAAGGTAGAGAAAATACAGAATGCGGATTCTTTGTACCAGCTTATTCTAATCTAGAGTCATTCGATGACGATGGCAACTAGATTTACATGGACAAAGATGGTAATAGCTATAAAGAGAAAGCTATTGAGAATCTTCTTGAACAACGCAATAAAGTTAAAGATGGAGGTGCCAGCCAGTAGTCTATGGACCGTTTTATATCAGAGCGTCCTATTAGACCAGCAGAGGCTGTACTTGAGCTTGGTAAGAATATATTCCCTAGAAAGTTATTGATGGACCAGTTGACCAGAATAAGGACCAACAAGAAACTTTAGAGCATGAAGCATATAGTTGATCTAGAATGGGATGGAAATGGTCAAGTAAAGGCTACAGAAAAGCCTAGCGGGGATATAACTAACTACCCTCTTAAGAAAGGAGATAAGCCTCATGGATCTGTAGTTATATGGGAGTACCCAGTAAAGGATCCTCCTTTAGGTTTATACATAGGAGGCTGTGACCCTTATGATCATGATGATAGCTTTACAAACTCTCTCGGTTCTACATTTATATTTAAACGTGTAAGAGCTGGTGAGGCATGGACAGATGTAATAGTAGCAGAATATTCTGGAAGACCAGATACAGCAGAAGAGTACTACGAGAACGTGCGTAAGCTACTTACATTTTATAACGCTAGATTATTATTTGAGAATGAAAGAAAAGGAATCTACCCTTACTTTACGAATAAACACTGCGATTACCTCTTGGCTGATTAGCCAGATAAAATCATATCTGAAGTCTTTAAAGACAGCAAAGTGCAAAGAAGAAAAGGATGCCACATGACCAAACAGATTAGGGCATATGGCGAAGGATTAATATTAGAGTGGCTGCTAGATGAGTATGAACCAGGTCACCCTAATGTAGAAAGAGTATACAGCGAAGCCTTGATAGAAGAGCTTATGGCCAATGATGGAGTAAAGAACGTTGACCGCTTGATTGCTCTATGCATGGTTATGATATATAGAGAAGAGCTTTATTAGCTGAAGGTTTCGTCTGCAAAAGAACAAAACAAATAGGTTGAACTCTTCGAGATGCCGTTATTTAGCAAACAATGGTTTGAAGAAGATAGCAGCACAAGTGAAGACGGTATGCCGATATTCACATTTTAATACATGGAAGATAACTTATACAATTCAGCTTTCCCCAGACAAAAGCTCCCTCTTTCAAAGAAAGGAAAGAAGTGGCAAGAAGACTGCGTTAACTATATTATAGGTGAAGGTAACGTAACATCTGGAGGAAATAGTACATCATATTACGGAGAGCTGTAGACCTATTATAACTTATATAACAGCATCTTCGACGAGAAGGATTTTAAATCAATTACAAACCCATTCAAGGTCGAGGATGGTTTTCCTGCTACTCCTCATGACTTTAATATTATAAGACCTAAAGTAGACTTGCTTATAGGTGAGGAGACAAAGAGGCCTCTTAACTTCAGAGTTATCAGAACTTCATAGGAGGCTACATCTGAAATGCAGGAGAAAGAGAAATAGATGATTCTACAATATATAGAAGCAGCTATCACAGCTAGAATGAGCCCAGAAGAGGCTCAGTAGTTCCAGGAATAGCTACAATCTGGAGAGGTTATGCCACCAGAGTAGATAGCTAAGTACATGGATAAGGATTATAAAGATATTGTAGAAAACACAGCGTATCATACGCTTACCTATCTGAGAGAAAAACTTGATCTTGACAACGAGTTTATCAAAGGCTGGAAGGATGGATTGATCTCAGGTAGAGAAATTTATTATGTTGGCGTGCTTAACGCAGAGCCATATGTCGAAAGAGTTAATCCTATATACTTCTCTTATGACAAGAGTCCAGATTTAGAGTTTGTTGAGGATGGCTCATGGTGCTGCAGAAAGATGCGTATGCCTATTACTGAAGTATACGATAGATACTACGACAAGCTTGAAGAGAAAGATCTTGATAAGCTTGAGGAGATGATTGGCTCTACTCCTGGTAGAAACCTCGGAGACAGAAGTCCTGTTGATATGGGTATACAATTACGTATATACGATAATCCTATATTTGAAGGAGCAGGTAAATCTCTTGTAAACGTATGGCATTGTTGTTGGAAGTCTTTTAAGAAGATCTTCTACGTAACTACTACAGACGATGCAGGACAGCCTCAGATTAACATAGTTGATGAAACATATCAGCCTGTTGGTAATGAGATTAGTGTAGAACCAGATTGGATTGTAGAGGTATGGGAAGGATATAGAGCTGGTAGCGACTTGTACTTTGGTATATAGCCTATTGAGTATCAGCACGTAAGTATCGATAACCCTAATAGCCAGAAGCTCCCTTATTGTGGAGCTATTTACAGCAACACTAATAGCAAGCCTAGATCATTGGTTAGTATACTTAAGCCATTACAGTATATGTATATTGTATTGTGGTACAGACTTGAGTTAGCTATTGCTAGAGATAAAGGCAAGGTTGTTAATATGGATATTACATAGATTCCTAAATCTATGAATATTAGTCCAGCTAAGTGGATGCATTACTTGTCTAGTGTTGGTGTTAACTTTATTAACCCATATGAAGAGGGCTGGAATATTCCTGGAAGAGAAGGCGGTAAGCCTGCACAATTCAATTAGATTACAGCATTGGATCTTACAATGTCTAACGTCATAGCTGAATACATACAGCTAATGGATAAAATAGAGGAGCTTGCTGGTACAATCTCTGGTATTACACAGCAGCGTGAAGGAGCAGTAAGCTCATCAGAGATGGTGGGTAACGTAGAGAGATCTGTTGTACAGAGCTCGCATATTACTGAGCCGTTGTTCTGGGTTCACAATCAGTGTAAGAGAAGAGTTCTCAATATGCTTCTTAATACAGCTAAGGGCGCCTGGGAAGAGACTGGTAAACAAAAACTCCAGTACATCTTTGATAATGGAGAAAGAGCATTCTTAGATATTACTCCTAAGTTCTACTACGAAGATATGGATGTATTTGTAAGTGATACATCTAAGGATCTCGAGAACATACAGAAACTTCAGCAGCTTATACAGCCAGCTATGCAAAATGGTGCTAGCTTACTTGAAGCAGCAGAAATCCTTACAAACGATAACTTTAATATCATTAAGCAGAAGCTTAAGGATATGCAGACCAGATAGGAGTAGATGCAGCAACAGCAGCAGGAAGCAGAGGCTCAGCAGCAACAGCAGTTACAGCAGATGCAGAATGAAGCTAAGCAGCAGGAGCTCATGTTACAGGAAGCTCAGATGGATCTTCAGAGATATCAGATTGATCAAGATAATCAGACTAAGATAGCTGTAGCACAAATTAATGCTTATCGTGGAACAGAATAGTTAGATCAGGATCAAAACGGAATCCCAGACCCAATAGAGATCGGCAAGCAGGCTCTTGAACAGCAGAAGATTAATCAAGAGGCTTATAATAAGCGTTATGAAGCTAAGTAGAAGCGTGAGATAGAGGATCAGAAGATTTAGCTTGAGAAGGATAAGATGAAGCATGAAACAGAGCTGTAGAAGGCTAAGGATGATGCTGCTTACGAACGCGAGAAACTTAAGGCTCGCACGGCCCTTAAGAACAAAACGGTTGGCGAGAAGTAATGAAGTTTGACAATAAGACATTTTAGTAGAAGTATGAGGCGTGGAAGAATGGCGCTGATTACTGGAAGGATATTAGAGGAATCAACTTGGGTGGAGACACCCAGGCTGATGAACCTAGTCCAGAAGAGTAGTAGTAGATTGACTAGAGTGTTCAGTCTATACTAAATGCTTACAATGAAGGTAAAGATGTTAATATAGCTGAAGACATTGTTAAGCCATTACCTTTTGATACTCCATTAAGCGAAGAACATCCTATACTGCATAAATATAAAGGAGGAAAGAATGATTCTATTAATACTTTTGTTAACAGAATGGGTCCTCTTGTAGGACAATAGCTAAACAGGTATGGTTACGGTGATGCTGCATATTACAATGTAATGCGTCAGCTTGCATACGAGTCTAACTACGGTAGATCTAGGGTTGCTAGAAGATAGCATAACTATGGAGGCGTAGGCTGGAATGGTAAGACTTACAATACTTACAAGACTGATGCAGACTTTGTTAAGGATTATGTAAGACTTATGCATACAAGATATGGAGCAGCTCTTAGAGCTAAATCTACACAGGATTATGCTAGAGCTCTTAAACAGAAGGGTTATTATGAAGACTCTCTTGAGAACTACTCTAGAAATCTTAGGGGTATGGATAGTCTTGTTAAGGCTGCTTATTATCATAGGAATAAACATAAGGACGCTTATAACTACAATGTGCAGCTTAACGATCTTGAATAGGATTACTAGGACGCTAAGAATGCTAGTCCTATAATTATAAACACTCCATCTACAAGGTAGCCTAGCACCATTAGGGCTAATGTTCCTGTAACACTACTTGGTCCTACTTAGGAAGAGATAAAAGCTTAGCAGCAGAAGATGCTGAACGATCAGAAGTAGAAAATGTACGAACAACTTACATCTACAAATCTGCCAAATATATTAAGTTTGCTTCCATCTAATAACTTTGGCAAAGACTCTTATGGGTAGAAGTTCTGGTGGAGAAGAGGCAATAATCTTAAACTGAGATAATATGACACAGATGGAAAGTCCAAAGCGAAAGATGCAGAAGAAGAATGACTATCAGCGTCATAAGCTCTTTCGTAAGATTAAGCGCAGAAGAAAAGCATAGGCTGAAGCAGAGTAGTAGATAGCTGAGAAGTAGCTTAGAAAGAAGTTGAAGTTGCCTAAATTTGGAGATGGTAAAGGAATAAAGTCTGAAACAGGAGCTCCGTTGGTAGTTAAAGATGGAATGCTTTACTACAAAGAGACGGGAGAGCCATTTTATAGTGCCGGATTATAGTTGCCTGAAGTTGAGGTTGTTGGAGACAAATCAAAAGTTAATCCATGGGCTGCAGCTGGTAGACATAACACGTCTTCATATTGGGATCCTAACGGCGTTGTTCATGGTTTTGATAAATCAGTAGAAGCTGCAATAAAATATCCAGCAATGATTGCGGAGCAAAACGGATACGATACATCCGGATATTACGATAAGATTGGTAAGATTGGTAAAGCTATGACAGCTCTATCGCCTACTAAATGGATTGGGACTTTGCGTGGAACAGGAATGCCATGGGAAGAGAGCAATTAGGGTCTTTATGGTGGTTACGGAGAAACAGGAAGAGCTGCTGATTAGTTATTTGACATAATGATAGGATCTAAAATTGGCGAAAAGTTTTCTGATAAAATTTAGAGCACTAAGGAGTTGTTGGAATTATCAAAAGAAAATCATAATCCATTTAATAACGCTTTCACAAGATCTGTATTATATAGCTATCTTCCTCCTGCCTCTTATTCAGCAAGAAAACTTGTTACTCCAACTCTTGCGTGGCCGTATTATGTTTTAAAAGGTAGTGCTCCAGATATTAATAAAGCATTTTGGGCTTAGGATAATTTTGCTGGTAGAGCTCTTAAAAATGTATTTGAAAAAGCATATAATATAGATGGAGATGTTGCTTTATAGGCAAGAGCTAATGCGTATAGAAAGTATTTGAAATTACCACAATCTGGAGACTATCAATTTACGCAGTCTGCAGCTGATGGAACGAAATTAACCAATATAGATGCTTTAAAACAATTAAAAGGAAAAGGCTACGGTGGTGGTGCTAGGGATATAGAAGTAGTTAATGCCGGAACGCCATTCGTTGATAAAGACTTTGTTACTAGTGCTGGTGGAAATGTGTCTGTTTCAACTAAATTGTTAAATAAAAATCCAATAGAAGGCATTATAAAAGTAAACGATACTTGGGATTTAATGCCTGGATAGAGAATAAATAAAAAGATATCTAATTTCTTTAATGAGCACAGAACTAAGTCTATAAATAAATTTGGTACGAGATTAAAATCAAAATCAAAAGACTTTATCGGATATAGAAATTAGGGCTTATTTGACAGAATGGATTACCAAGACTGGATGACAATAAGTTAGAAAATAAAGCTATCAGATATCGTAGATAAAGGCGGCGCTACTAGAACAGCTACAAATAATAGCGGGCTAAGAGGAACGCTTGGTAGATCTGGAATAAAACTTGGAAATTATTTGCAGAATTTCAATTATAAAAATACAAATCTTTATAATTATCTTAATAATTTGGAGGTTGGTAAATATATTGGCGCAGAACCATTTGATATACAATACGATCTTCCGTTCCATATTTAGGATCATAAAATAAACATTGGCCTTGGTAGAACTCCAACACCATTAGAAAATAAGATATATCCACAGCTTTTACAATTTCATAATTCTGGGAAGGATATCTATATTAAGCCATCTAAGCGTGGTACATTTACTAAAGCAGCTAAATAGCATGGTATGAGTGTCCAAAGTTTTGCTAATAAAGTTTTAAGGAATCCAAGTAAGTATAGTGCAGCTATGAGAAAGAAAGCCAACTTTGCGCGTAATGCAGCAAAGTGGAATAAATGATAACATTACACGGGTTCGACTCCAGTGTAGCGTACAACAATTAAAAATATTAACTTAGTTATAATTTAAATTATGGCAAGAAAGAAGAAAAATCCATTAGGTGATTTTGAAGACGCTTTGAACTCTCTCGGGTTCAGTGGCCAGGAAGGTGGCGACAGCGTTACAAACATCGATAACCAGGATGTGGTTAATCAGGTGTTAGACGACCCTAATGATGATGTTGAAAATTTAGACAATCCAGATGACGATAAGTCTTCTGAGGATAATAAAGATAATAAGAATGTAACTGGTGACCCTAATGCTCATGATGATGAGACAGAGATACCAGATAATATTTTAAATAATAATACGTCCGACACAACTACAGTTGACAACGAATAGGATAACGACAATGATGATAATAATCAGCAGACTGACACTGACGTCGTAGATCCTGGAGAAGCAGAATAGATTGGTGCTTTCTTTGACGCATTCGCTGAAGCTAATGGTTGGAGTGTTGATGCAGACGAGAAGCCTAAGTCAGTCGAGGACCTCGTGGAGTATATCAAAGATGTCGTAGATGAGAATTCAACCCCACAGTACGCCGATGATCGTATTGCTAAACTTGATCAGTACGTAAAGAATGGTGGTAAATTTGAAGACTTCTATCAGACACAACAGAAATCTATGTCTTACGATAGCATAGATTTGGAGGACGAATCTAATCAGAAAGCAGCTGTTCGTGAGTTCTACAAATTATAGGGCATGAATGACGAACAGATTAGTCGCAAGATTGAGCGCTATGAAGATGCTGACATGCTGGAAGATGAAGCAGCTGATGCTGTAAATTATCTTAAGGCGTACGAACAGCAACAGCAAGAGTATATGGCTCAGCAACAGGAAGCTCAAAGACAATAGTAGGAGCAGCAAGCTGCACAGTTCATGGATGACCTTACTTATAGTATAAATGGTCTTACTAATATTAGAGGTATAAATATCCCAAAAGAGGATAGAAAGGCATTGTTCGATTATATTACAAGAACTGATGCAGACGGTTTAACAGAGTATCAGAAGGCTTTTAATAATAACCTTGTTAACAATTTGATAGAATCAGCCTACTTCACAATGAAGGGTGATGCTCTACTGGGCGAAGCACAGCGCAATGGTCAGACATCTGCTGCGAGTAAACTTAGACAAATGCTCAAACACCAAACAAAAAATCATACATCATACAATGTTGGGCATGAAAAACAACCTCAGGCATGGGATCTCGCGTCAAAATACCTATGATGAGACAATTAACATATTATGAATAATTCAAGTTCTTTATTAAATAATCTTCAGCTCTACCGTGGTAAGCGTTTTGCTGACTTGGTAGACGAAAACATGATTGCTAATGCAATGCTTACAAAGCCTCATGAAGTAGCAGGCTTGTTGTCATTGGTTTTTGGTACAAAGGATGATGGTATTTCAACTACCATCGACTTGTTAACTGGTGGTCTTGGTTCAACCATGACTATCGAAAACAGAGAATATGAGTGGTCTGTAATGATCGATGCTGATCACGCTGTTAATATCCGCTATGCCAAGTGGAATGGTAAGGAGATTACTCCTAAGTCAATTACAGATGGTTTGACTCCAGGTATTAACAATACTCCTATTTATCTTGGTCTTGAAGAGAAGTGGTTTGGCCCAGGTGCAATTCTTGCATTTGACAATGTAAACTTCCAGGTACGTGTAAACGGTACTCCATACCAGGATGGTAGCACATGGGTATATGAGTGCTATGTAGCAGAAGGCTTCCAGGGTTCTTATATCCCTTGCGAGTACTTGCTCCCAGGTCGTCAGGTAGACCGTATCGGTTCTGCATACGAGGAGTACAGCGATGAGGCAGATATCATCAACTATCAGACTCCATTTAAGATGCGTAATAGCTTGATGACTATGCGTCTTACTTACGATATCACAGGTGATGCTTACTCTACAGTATTGGCTATCGCTTTGACTGATCCTGAGACAGGTAAGAAGTCTTATTTGTGGTCTGACTATCAGTATTGGAAGGCTCTTCGTGAGTGGAAGAAGAGAGAGGAGAAGCAGTTGCTGTTCGCTCACTCTAACCGTAATGCAGATGGTACTTATAACCTGAAGGGTACCAATGGTCGTTTCGTTCCAATCTCTGCAGGTTTGTTCGAGCAGATTGCTCCAGCTAACGTACGTTACTACACCAAGCTGACTACAGAGTTGTTCGAGGATTACTTGTTCGACCTCTGCTACAATATCATTGGTACTAACGAGCGCAAGTTCGTTGCTTTGACCGGTGAGATGGGTATTCGTGAGTTCGACCGCATCTTGAAGGAGAAGGCAGCTAGCTTCAATATGATTGATACACACTTCATTACAGGTTCTGGCCAGGATCTGAAGTTGGGTGGTCAGTTCACAACTTACACTATGACTAATGGTATTGAGTTGACAGTTAAGCGTTGCGCTATGTTTGATAACATGGAGATGTTCCGTCAGCTTCACCCATTGACAGGTAAACCATTGATGTCTTACACATTCTTGTTTGTTGACCTCGGTCGTCGTGACGGTCAGGCTAACATAGTTAAGGTATGTCGTAAGGGTCGCGAGTTCGTACAGTGGTGCACTGGTGGTTCTGTATTGCCAAACGGTTATGCAAACAACATTAACACTATGCGTTCTAACAGCCGTGATGGTTACCAGGTACACTTCCTCGGTGAAGAGGGTATCATGTTGAGAAACCCATTGTCATGTGGTATCTTGTACTGTGATGCTGAAGACCAGGAGTCTATTGCAGTTGAAAACAGAGCAGCAGAGCTCTAATTAATTAAATAATATACAATGTTCAACCCCGTGGATTCCAATAATCTTCCGTGGGATTTGACTATTCGGCAACGGGCGTGCTACACGATAAAAGACGGATAGTACACGGGAGCTTGGCATTGCAACAACTAATTGAAAAATTATGGTAGTTGAATTAAAAATCAGAAAGAAAAATCCCTGGGCTGGATTGTTAAAGTACAAGCATTGCTTTGATTATATTGCACCTTACTTTACCAGATCTGGGTCGATATACACAGGTTTAACACCTGAGGACGAAAAGAAATTTGAAAAGGAGCTTGGCTATCCAGAAGGCCATCTCGCTAAGAATTCCCCATTCTGGAATACATTCTGTGTTAAGGTTGGATCTAAGAGCACAATCCTCGATGACTCATTCCCACGTCAGGCTATGATCATTAAGTTCCTTGAGGGACATAAGAGAGTAGCTACATCACTCGATAAACTCAATGCTGGCAAAGATTACCTGCTTATTAATAGACAGGCTGAAGCTATTGAGAAGAATAAGATTAACAAGCTTCGTAGAGACGCTATTATCGCCTTTGGTAAGCTTTCTCTTGAAGAGATGCGTAAGTGTCTTAGACTGTTCGGTGTTAGTGCTGATACAATGTCTAATGAGCTTGTAGAGTCTACACTGTTCTCATTGGTTGATAAGTAGCCACAGAACTTCTTTACAAAGTGGGTTAATAATAAGACAAAGGAAACAGAGTTCTTGATCGAGAGTGCTATTGCCAAAGGTATTATCCGTAAGGATAGAACACAGTATTACTATGGTTCTGAGATGCTTGCAGACTCATTACAGGATTGTATTGCATACTTGGACGCAAAGAAGAATCAAGACTTAAAGATCTCGATTATTAATCAGGTCGAAAATAAATAATTAAACTAACGACGTATGACGCATAGTGATATTTATACTAAGTTTATGATTGAATATGACAAGGCAAATATAACTTCGTCATATCCGTCGCTAACTAAATATGAAGTTGCAACAATACTCGACAAAGCCTACTTAGCTCTTATAGCTCAAAAATATACAGGGAATAATCCAAGAAAGTCAGCGTTTGAGTCAGATATGAAAGCAACTGAAGATTTGTAGCCATTGATTAATAAATTCACAGCCATTGGTAGTTTATCTGGCGATAATAGCTATACATTTAGTACACACACTATGAATAATCTTATTTTGTACATAATTGATGGAGAAATAGAAATTAAGGGAAGCATTACCTCTCATGACGATATTGATCATCAGTATGAAAACATAGTATTCGTATCGCATGATATTGCCAAAAAGTTTAGAGCTACAAAAATAAATTTACCTTGGGTTGAATAGCCTGTAGGGTGTATAGAAAATAATAACGTTGTAATATACGTAGATCCAATGGATGTACAATATAATGGAGCTCAGTCAAAAGCTGAATTTACGTTTATTAAACGTCCTGCAAAATTCGCTGTCGGACAAGGACTGTCAGTAACCGACTATGATTTCGGATAGACTGAATTTGAACTATCTGATAGCATGGCTGAAGAATTAATTAATTTGGCAATTATTATGTCTACTGAGATTGTAGAATCTAGTAGACTTGCTACTAAAGCTAATACTAGACCACTTGAATCATGACAAGAGAAGAAACAAGAAAACTTGGTATTGAGTTTGAGCGCAGACTGATTGAAGTATATCCTTAGTTTGCATCAGAACAAAAACTTAATACCGATGCGATATATTCATTCTTAAGCGAGTTCTAGACACAGTATGTTAAAATACTGTATTCTACCGAAGACGATTTTCAGCGTGGTACTAGACGAGCTAAAAGAATAAGCGATGTTAGTAGATCTTTAATTAGGCGAGTTAATATAAAGACATCAAATGATGATGGCATATATAACCTTCCAGACAATTATGCAATGTACGTAAGATCTGAAAGCATCGTTACAAAAAATTACAAAAGTGATAAGGTTTTAGAAAATGGCGTAATTACGCCTAACATACTTGTTAAGCAAGAAGATGTAGACAATGTAATCAATGCATATTACAACTACAAGGGAATCATAAAGAACCCATTAGTTGTATTCGAAAATACTAGTTATACAAGTAATTAGTTTAAAGTTATATCTGACACATATACATAGATAGAAAGTGTAGATCTTACATACTACTGCCAGCCTAATGCATTCAATGTATTAAAGTTTGATGATAATGATCAATCGGCTGGAGCTGTACATAGCTACTGTTCACTCCCGTACTCATGTTTTGAGGAACTTGTATCAGGAGCTGTGGACATGTATTTGAATCGGTATAAACTAAAGCTTGCTTAGGGTAATTCTAAACAATCACAACCAAAATAGTAGGAGGCTGAGTAATGAAGAATATAGATATTTTGGTGGGGCTAGAAAGAGAGATAAATAAATTTGATAGCCAGTTAGACAAACCATCTACTGACGAATCTTTATTCTGGCTTAATTAGGCTGTTGGTAAGTTTATTAAGCTTAGGTTTAATAGCGATCTTGTTCACGGAACTTCGTATGAACAAAATGAAAAGCGTAGAACTGATCTTATTAAGCTATACAAATAGAAAACTTATACATTAAGAAGTATGATTGTAGATGAAAATCAACCGTCATATACATCTTATACAATAATCTATCCAGAAGACTTCATGTTCTCACTCAATGAGGACGTCGTGATAAGCGACCTTGATGGAGAGAATAAAATCAATACATGTATGTTTGAATGTACACAGGATAGTTTTATGTACAGAGTCAACAACAGTCTTACAGACTTCCATTACAGATTTCATAGAGCTAGACCTCTACGTGTAAGAAACTCTAATGGATGCATGTTGCTTACAGACAAGCAATACAAGATTAGTAAATATTCTTTAGGTTATCTCAGAAAGCCTACAGAAATAACACTTGATAATCCTTATGATGAATATGAGGATTTCGAGGATATTATTATGCCCGAGATTATAAAAATTGCAGCTCAGATGTATTTGGAAAACAAAAAAGATGAGCGCTATAAAACTATAACTCAAGAGGTAGATACACAAGAATAACATAATTTTAACGTGGAAAGCCCAGCTAGTTAGGTCTAGTGTTAATATTATAGGGTGAGTAGAAAAAATTAATTTTAATATGATTACATACGTAAATTCAGTTCTCGTTTCTAACAAGAACGGTGAAACCCTCGCTACTGCAGAAGAGTTGAAGGGTAAGGCTAAGAAGGAAGATCTTAAGCCATTGGTTGGTAAGTTCGTATTTATGAACTGTGATCCAGCTAAGCAGGATGGTACTGCTATTGAGGATGTTTATAAGATGGATGCAGCAGCTGATCGCTTTAAGATTGGTGTTGTTACATCTGATAGCTTCCAGAAGGTTGATAAGCTTGGTAATGTTACATTTGTACCAGTTGTAAAGTGGTCTAACATTATCAATGTGGCAGATATCAAGTCTGTTGCTAAGCTTGACTATAAGGAGGATTCTGAGGATGAGATTACAATCGATTTCAGCGGTATTGCTCCTGAGACTATGGATCTCCTCGCATAGGGTGGTTGCCCAGTTGTTCTCCGTCTTACTTTCAAGGATATGCCAATGCGCTATCGTAAATGGACAGAGTCATACAGCTACGTAACAAAGGTTGGTGACACTGTAGAAAGCATTATTGCTGGCTTGATCAAGGATATTATCCGCGCTCCAAAGCGTCAGCGTGTATATGCTAAGATCGATGGTCAGAAGCTCGTTCTTACACAGATGAAGTATGATGACGATGAGTCTAATAGAACAGAGAACGTTTACATGAAGGGTCGTTTCGATGCAAACATGTATTGGATGAACCCTGCTGCTCCAGGTTGGGCTTCAAATAACAAGTACGACCTCGGTGTTGTCTTCTCTAAGAAGGAAGGCGTTACATACCCAGCAACAGCTAAATTGGTACGTGATCGCGAGCGTGCTACATTTGACTATCAGGGCGTTTTGCACCGTTGCTGCTGGTACGATCCTCAGCCAGCTATGGTAACAAATCTCGATAACAAGTACGACGGTATTACTATCGAATTTGAGAACCAGTACCGTACAGCTGATGATCTTTGGCGTAGAACAAAGCAGACAGTTGAGATCTACGCTTCTAACAATGGTGAGGCTATGGGTGCTGATCAGATTGCAGATGGCTTTATTACAAAGCTCTAGACTATGATCGCTTCTCGTCAGAACATTGTTAACCCAGTTGACAACTCTGCTGCTTACGATAAAGCAAACTTTTAATTAATTGCCGGGGTGGGGGTTCTTACCCTATCTCGGCTTTTTGTTTTTAAACACATATTATAATATGCAAAGAATTAGAATTGGAAACGATATAAGATTAAATCTTACACTTCGTGGTCCACGTACGTACGATCAAGCTAATATCAAACAGCTTAAGTGTTATTTAATTAACACATCAATGCTCGACTATTTTCCAGTCGATTGCTTCTGCAATAAGCATGTTCATGGTTGTGGATATATGACGAATATGTGTGGTCATCCAAAATATCATGTATTGCCACACTGTGATCATCATGACTGCTGTCACAATGACTATTATTGTAGTCATAACTTCCGATGCATGCTTGACCCTCATGGTTGCAATCCTGCAGCAGGACCTGGCATATTGCCACCAAAGTACAGAAAGGCATATGATGCTGTAAATTGCTGCGCTTGTGAGGACTTTACATATTTGGCATACTCTAGAGTTCTGCCTAAGGCTAACTCTATTCAGTGCTACTTCCCTGCAAAGGATCAGATGTTCTGTGGTGTATACAAACTCGTTGTACAGGCTATGATTTATGAACCAGGTTGGGGTCGCACAGATCTCCATACATACACAATGGACTACGGTGACGTTCTTCAACTTGTAGACGATAAGTCTGGTGCAAGTGGCGACATTACACTTGATGTAGATAAGGACGATCTTATGAATAAGAATATTTTGTCCATTAGAGTTAAGGGCGACCTTAACATGTATGGCAATACATCTCTTAGACTAGGAGAACTCGACACAAGAGATCATCAGTATTATATTGAAGTAGAGCTAGAGAATGGTTCGGTACTTGAGTATACTCCAGACAACTGGCCTTACGAACAGCTCGACTTCCATGCAGCTAAGACTGGTGTTGTAGTAATTGATCAGCACACGGGTCTTATTAAGGCTCTTGATTAGAATGATACAGTATCAACATACGTAACAGTGTCAGCTAAAAATAACGAAGTTAGCACCGGTTTTAACGTTACTGTAATTGGTGGCGATTATGATTACATTGGCTTCTTGCCAGTACGTCCATTCCCAGAGAATATGGAAGACGATTACAAATATGGATTTAACCGTAAGGATCAGTCTTTCGAGACAAAGGATCAAGAATCTTTCAATGCAGTTGGTGTAGAGAATGTAAACCTTGCACTTCTTACAAAGGTAAATAGTCTTACAGACGCTACTACTGTAGAGAACGATACAGATGGACAGTACTTGTGGATTGTTACACGTCAACCTATCTTGTACGCTGCTAACATTAATACACAGGGCGTTGGTAATGTTGGCGCAGCAACATACATCCCTCTCACTAAGCCTCAGCATAAGCTTAATGATTCTAGATATTATTATTGCTGCCCTAATCCAATGAAGAGAAACGTTTCTACAGGCGGTTCTACTGTTTATGTTAAATTTAAGAATAAATAATCATGAACGCAACAAACGAAGATATTCAGATATATGGTAAGCTTGTAAATGTCTCAACAGAAGGCATTGTTGCAGATGCTAGTTAGATCTGGTCTGAGAAAAACAAGTCTTCTATTGAAGATGTTGTAAAGAGCATCGATAACAAAATGGAAGACTTTAAAAGTAATCCGGAGTTTAATAGAGCTACATTCCATGGCGATGCTGTGTTCGAGGGTAATACTACCGTAGAAGGTGATCAGACTGTTCGTGGTAACTAGGATATAAATGGCAATCAGGAAATTCGTGGCACACTTGATGCTTATGACAAGCTTACAGCTCATGGTAATCCTGTTAGTATCCAGGCTGACCATAAGATCACTTGCAACGACCTCGATGTAATGGGCGTATTTAAAGCTCTTCAGTTAGACTGTAATACTCTTACAGTTCATAATCTTATAAAGAGCGAAGGCGACCTTAGAGTTGACGGAAATACAACTCTTAACAATATTACTATCAACGGAAAGATTAACGGTACAGGAGCACAAGCTTTCTTGCCAGAAGGTAGAGAGGGCAATGTACTTGTCTACACAAATGGCCGGTGGGTAGCTGGTGATCTTAGCTCTACTATTAAGTAGAACAACGATGTTACAAACTACATCGAAAACAAAATAAACCAGTTGATTCAGCAAGCTATTGGTGGTAATGATATTGAGAGCAAGATTGAGCAGGTTCTCAATAGATACTGGGTTAAGAACGGAGGTACACTTACTCCTGCAGCCGGTATTAGCAATGTAAATGCTCAGCATTTCTTTAAAATTACAGATTAATCTATTATGGAGCTTCTAACACAAAAACAAGTATATAATGAAGTCGGAGCTACTTCATTAAGTACAAATGAGATTATTACTAAAAGTGAAGCTCAAGATATTGCTAGTTAGAAGCTAAAGAGAATAACTAACGACCTTTCTAGCTATTCTGATTCAGAACTTATAGATGAGTTCGAATGTGAAAGCTAGACTAGGGTCGAATATTCTATACAGGTATCGTATGACAATGAGAGCTGGAGCGATACTGCTCAAGCAATATTTTCAGCATAGGCTAAGAATAATTCCGATGCAAAAAGAATATATGTAAAGGCTCTCAAACATACGTATCTTATCACTGGATAGAAGCTTAGTGACAATCCTGTCGAATGTAGAATTCTGATAGAACCAGAAAAGTTTGAATACGTAAATAATACAGATGGTTATTCTTTTTGGCCTAAAGACGAAAATACAAATAGTTAGTTTGTAGTAGAAAATATTAAAGTAATAAACAGCGAAGACGAATCAAAGGAGTGTAAAATTAATTTGATATAGGTTAGAACTGGTATTGAATTAGTTTGTGGCGATGTTGTCGACTTTACTTATAGTTGGAGTACTGGTACAGATCTTAACCAGGCAACAACTGTTGCATGCTTTGTAAATGGTGTGCAAGATATATATGTTGGTTTTGGAACAAATAGCAGAGTATCACTCCCTAATGGAATTAACGTTCTAGGATTTGCTGGAGACAACACTGGAATGGGTCAAGAGCACGCTTTGGTTGATTTCGATTCTATAGCTAAGTATATAAGCGAAAATAGAGACAAAATATCAACAACTGGTCAGACGATGATATAGGCTATTACGGACCAGAACGGTCTTCTTACTTGTAAAGTATATCTATATACTGTATGGTATAATACTAATGGTCATGATATAAATATTAATTATATCGCATACAATAAGTCTGGAGACAACTTTAGTTGGAATGACGCTGGAGACTACACATTTAATATAAATGGCGTTAGAGAATCTGGTCGTAATGCCATTCAGTCATATTGTGATACACAAGGCAAAAATAATTACAATAACCCTTAGTTGAATATGACATTATCAGCTACGTTTACATATTACTTTAATAGCGGAATGTTTAGTATTGAGACTAATAAATCATAAAAATGGAAATATTAACATATAAAAAAGTTTATTAGCTTGTAGGAGACGACGCATCTGGTACAAATGAATGCATAACTAAGTCTGCTGCTGTAGAAATAGCACAGGCTCACAGAAAGGATATTACATCTAATTTGTCGCAGTATCTTAACAATGAGTATATAGATATATTCTCTGTTGAAGATAAACCGGATCTTAGCAACTTCTCTTTTACTAATAAGGGATATAATCCACAGGCTTCAGGTAATACATATACAACGTCTGTATCATCAAGAGATATAGATGGTAACACAATACCATACAATGCTACATCTGACGTAGATTGGATTACAAATATCGTGATAAACGGTACCGAAATAAGATTTACTGTAAGTCCAAATATTGGTGATTAGAGAACTGGTCATATAACTGGTTCTAATGCTACAGGAAAGTCTGATACTATTACTATTATACAGGAAGCTAAAGAGGCTGATGTAGATTGTACTTATACACTTGTAGCCACATGTGATTCTGTACCTACTGTAACTATAAATGGGACATCTATTACAAGATATACAACATCTGGTAATAATTATACATTCCAATACACCGTTAGAGTAAGAACCGAAAGTGAGGCACCATAGTCTGTTGGTTTTACTGTAAATGGAGGTGGAGTAGGCGAATCATATAATGATGGCACTATTTCTTTATTACCATCGTCATGGAGTTTGAATGAAGGTTTGTCAAAATAGTTTACTGTTAACTACAGTAGAGTAAAGACAACAAAAACTTGGGATAATACTTCTGGTACTATTTCTAGAGATGGATCAGTAAATGTTGTGCTAAATGCTTCTGATACAATAGAGCATCCTACTATTGATTATACTATTAGTGATACTCATGTGTCTGGTCAGTCTTTCTCACATTCTAAAGACGGAATGCAGTTTACTTCTGCTGCATCTAGTGTTAATTGTACCGGAACAATATCTGTACAATATAATGGATTAAAGGCAACATCTATAGTAACATATGCTGAAGAGTTCCCAGATGACACAGAACATAGATGGATAGATGTTTCTCCAACACAGTTTGCGTTCCCTGCAGATGGTGGATCAGTAGATATAACTGGAACGTATGGTTTAACTGGAACGCTTGGCACAAGAAAGGAGATTGGTAGTATATCTGATACGATAACAGTAGATGCAAATACTACACAATCATCTAGAAGTGGTAGTAAAACGTATTACTATAATAACGATTCATCTCAGACTCCTACTGCTGAAGTTTTTTGGACGCAACCAAACAAAGCTGAAGAGTTCCCTGAAGATTGGACATATGTATTTGAGTATAATATAAGCGATACCAATGGCGGATCTAGCACTGGTACATCATGGAGTAGACAATACTATGCAAATGGTCAAGAGATTAAGCATGCTGATGGCTTTACGTTAGATGGCATAACTTCTTATAGAACTAAAACAGGTACATTTGGTACAGTTAAGAAAGAGGACGTTTAGTATTCTGGACAAATAGGAAGACCATCTGGATATAATTACAGTGATCAAGAGGTAACTGAGAGTGGCAAACTTATTCAAGATGGTTCAAATAAAGAACTTTAGTGGTCATATACTCAAGAAGCTAATGTTAAAGTTTGGGGTATTTCTGCAGATCCTACATCTTTGCATTTTGAGGCAGCTGGTGGAACACAAAGTGTCTCTGTAACTACTTGGTACACTTGGCAAACTAACGACAATGATAATCAGAAGTTTGAAGAAACTACAACAGAGGAAGAAATAACAGCAGAAGCTAATACATCTACACAGTAGAAAGAATGGACCGAAACTATAACCAAGAACGATAAGTCTGTTACTATTGATTGTACATAGGATGGTAAACGCGTAGTGCTTACTGCTAAGTATCATCTATATGTTGGATTAAGTGCAGATAAAATCAATGATAATACAGTGTCATTAGTTTGGTAGAGCGACCAGTATGGTGAATCTTCTAAAAAGACAGTATATGTAAACGCTTATAAAGAATTTATAAACGAATCAAATGAAGTTGTATCAACAGAAGCTGTAGAGTATAGTGTGACAAGTTATGCGCCTTAGAGCAAATTTTCCGTTAACAAACGTGGTACATTAGTAGACTTCTATCCATTAGAAGAGAATACAGACTATTCAGAATCTAAAGGAGTTGTATTCCGTGTAAGTATAACGGGATAGAAGAATAAATTCTGCACAATATAGCTTATTCAAGAGAAAAAGGGTATATAGATCATTTCTGGAGACGCTGTAATGTTTACTTACAACTGGAATTCTGGAAAAGACTTAGATTAGGCTACTTATGTAAATCTTAATTCTGTATTAGATAGCTCTAAAAACAACTGGAATTATGCAGGATATAAAGGCACCATTATATCAGATTATCAAAAATTCTTGTATTTTGCAGGAGATAACACTGGACTAGGAAATGAATATTCATTTATAGACTTTAAATCTATATCTAAATATTTAAATGAACACGGAGGTGATGAATCAACAGTTGATGGTAAAACCGTATTGCAATCATTAACTAATGAAAATGGCATAATTTCTATACAGTGTAATCTTTATACTAATTGGTATGGGGTAAAAGAAAAGGAAAGCATAAGGTTATCATATAGTGTTTATAATAAGGATTCCGAAGATGCTAGTGTTGAATCAAAAGATAAATAGTTTATATTAACAGGGTATACAAAGAAATCTGAAAGTGAAAAATAGGCTTTATGCTATTCATATGGAGCTTATAGTACAAGTTATGACCTAGATGGTCCAAGTAATTTTTATACATTAAGTGCTAAGTTTACATACTATTTTAATAGTGGAGTTTTTGCATTTGATACAAATAAAGACAATGTTGGCAAATGGCAAAAAGGAGTTACTTGGGAAACTGAGAATACCTCTATGTCTTATAGTAGTTTGGAATTTATAAATGATGGCATGAATGTTTATTTTGGAATCAATATTGATTCCATTGACTCAACATATGCCAATGATGACGATACGATTAACTGTAAAGTGTATTTTACTCAAACCAGTCCAAGTAAAGATGTATATATAAAACCTATTAAAATAGAAGTTGGAAAATTACCTTATAGAATTAACTTTAGTGCCCCAATAAATGATTTTATCGGGCTTATAAAATTTGGAGATAATAATTCTGCGGAAATATATCCTAATTTATGGTATGATCGTTTTTATCATTCAATATCAGAAGATAAAATGATTGCAACAACTTTTAGTAATAAGTATTTCGTAGATAATACTGTAACAATACAGAAATAGAGCACTTAATTTTAAACATAAGAGAAAGTATTATCGTGATTATAAAATAATACACCATGGAACCAAATAACGAAGATTTATAGATTAATGGTAAAATAGTAAGCGTATCAACTGAGGGCATCATAGCAGATGCCCTTTAGTTATACGATGATGGAATGCTTAAGTATGTAAACACTGGTCGCCAGAATGATATTAACTAGTATTTTAAGAATAAAGTCGATGTACTTACAGATAACGTATACAATATAAATACTAGAATTGATAACATCAATGATAACGAAGGCATTCCTTTGAGTATTCTTTCACAAATCTTAGTAATAGAGTAATATGAAACAATATTTAGATCAATATGGCGTTGAATACCTTTGGGGTAGAATTAAACGCAACTTTGCTAATCTTAGCAATAATGGTAAAGTTCCTGCTTCATAGTTACCTTCTTATGTTGATGATGTTGAAGAATACGGAAGTTTATCTTCGTTTCCTAAGTAGGGCGAAGAAGGTAAAATATATGTAGCGACAGACACTAATCTGACATATAGATGGAGTGGTTCTACATATGTAGAGATAGGTTAGTCTATCGCTTTGGGCGAAACGCCAAATACAGCTTATCCTGGAGATAAGGGAAAATAGCTTGCTGATAGTCTTTATGCTGAAATAGATAGGGCCAAGTTTGAAGAGGCTGATATTAGAGCTACTATAGCAGCAGAAAAGAATAGAGCAGAAGCCTCTGAAAAAGATAACAGAATTCTGATAGAGAAGAATACCAATGATATTGTTAACGAAATTAACAATAGAGTAGCTGGTGATGAATCTCTTACTGCTAGTATTAATGCTGAAACAGTAGCTAGACAAGATGCTGATAACAAAGAGAAGTTAGCTAGAGAGTCTGCCGACGCTAATGAGAAAGCTGAAAGATAGAGTGAAGATAATCTTATTAGAGCTAAGGTTGAATAGGAATAGACTAGAGCCGAAAGCGCTGAGAGGGTTATTTCTAATAACCTTAGTAACGAGATTGACAGAGCAAAGGCAGCTGAATAGTAGGAGGCTAAAAATAGATCAGATGCAGACGATGCTATTAAGACATTGTTGAATACAGAGGTTAGTAGAGCTAAGTCTGAAGAATCTAAGCTTTCAGCTAGTATTGCTACAGAAGTAAGTAGGGCTACTACTGCTGAGAATGGTCTTTCAGATAGAATTACAGCAGAATAGAATAGAGCCATAGCTGCAGAGGGTACTCTTACAGATAACTTAAATTCTGAAATATCAGATAGAAAAGAAGCTATTAAAGCTGAATCAGATAGAGCTAAAGCTGCAGAATAGGCCCTCGAAGCTAAGGTTGGTAGTGCTACAATAGTAAAAGTAACTCCTAATGATTCATCTACAGCAGTATCATATCAGCTGTAGGTTAACGGAGAAGCTAAAGGCGTTACAATCGATATCGCCAAAGACTAGTCTATCAAGGATATTGAAGTCCTTGATATGAATGCTACGCTTAAAGATGATGGAACAATTCAAGCTGGTAATCCTGTAGGATCTACAGCCTTATGTATATCATACATCCTTGCTGATGGTACTTACAAATTGGCTAAACTTGATTATTCTAAATTCCTTGAGGAAACTGAATTCTCTGATGGTTTAGAAGTAAAAAATCATAAGGTTTACGTTAAAATAGATCCTCTGTCAGAAAACTTCTTATCAGTATCTTCTACTGGCGTAAAGATTACAGGTGTATAGAATGCTATTAATACAGCTGTAAACGCAGAGAAGGCTGCTAGAGAGGCTGCTGATACAGAGATCAAGAATAGTATAACTCAGTCTGAATAGGGCTCTACAGCGGCTTTAAATGCCGAAATACAGCGTGCTAAGTAGGCTGAAGCTACAATTACATCAAACCTTAGCAAGCATACTTCTAATTACGAAAATCCTCATAAGGTTACTAAGGCTTAGGTAGGTCTTGATAATGTTGATAATACATCAGATATCAATAAACCTATCTCTACTGCCACACAGAATGCACTTAATCTTAAAGCTGATGCTAATAAGTATCTCCGTTTGACCGGTGGTACACTTACGGGCGATTTAACATCACCTAAGTATATAAAGACAGGTGGTACTAGTGAATAGATATTGCTAGCTGATGGCACAGTAGCTACCCCTATCAGTTCTGACACACTTAATTTAATCTTAACTTAATATGGAAATACTTGATAAAACTGGTGTTGAGGTATTGTGGTCTAAGATTAAAGGGAAATTCGCAACATAGAGCGAAATAAACACATTACAGTAGTTGGTTAATAATCTTTAGACTACTATAACACAATTACAAACAACAATTAACAGTTTGCCTACAGCCTCTATTAATGATTCTAAATACATTAGAAAAGATATGGATGATACAACACCATATACTATTACGGCTAAGGCTTTATACAAATCGAAATAATTATGGAATTTCTTGATACTACCGGAGTCGCAACCCTTTGGGGCTCCGTTAAAAAACATGTAAAATCTTCTATAGACGCTTAGTAGTTTAAAACAATTAACGGCACAAGTGTAAAGGGTGCAGGCAATATTTAGATTGACCTGTCTCTTTACAAGGTAGTTACAACACTTCCTACAGAAAATATTGATACAACTAAGATTTATTTAGTTAAAGACTCTGCGATAGAAAACAACTCTTATTCAGAGTATATGTATGTAGGTGGTAAATGGGAAAAACTTGGTGACTTTAGAAGTTCTGTAGACTTGGCGCCTTATGCAAAAACAGAATATGTAAACAATAAGCTTGGCACAAAAGTAGATAAGGTATCTGGAATGGGTTTATCTACTAATGATTATACTACAGCTGAGAAAAATAAACTTGCAGGAATTGCGACCGGAGCAAACAAATATACACTTCCGGCAGCTACTACATCTGCACTTGGTGGTGTAAAGATTGGATTTGCAACAAACTCTGCTAATAGAAATTATGCTGTACAGTTAAGCGATAACCAGATGTATGTTAATGTTCCATGGACCGACCATAACACTACATATGGTTTAGCTACATCATCATCTAATGGTCTTATGTCTGCTGGCGACAAGGCTAAACTTGATGGTATTGCTGCTATATCTGATGCAGACCTTAAAGCATTGCTAGTTTAATGAATTTTCTCGATAAAACAGGCGTAGGCTTATTATGGTCCATATGCAAAACTAAATTTGCATTAAAAAATCATTCACATAATTACCTACCTTTATCTGGTGGAACCTTAACAGGCGATTTGTTGTTCAGCGATAGCGGAACAACATTTCGACAGATAAAGGGCACTTGTGGCGGGAACGATTTTTGGAGAATAGGAGGAGGAGCGACTGCGGAAAGCGCTGGCTTTATGGAGATAGCTACTGCTGAAAATGCAACCGAACCAATATATGTAAGATAGTATATAGGCGTGTTCGCAACTATTAAGCGTACTGCTACTTTGCTAGACGCTAATGGAAATACATCTTTTCCTGGAATTGTTGCAGCTGCTAAGTTTAAAGGAGCACTTGAGGGCAACGCTTCTACAGCATCTAATGCATCCAAAGTTAATGGGCACACAGTTAATACTGATGTACCATCAGGAGCTAAATTTACAGACACCAATACATGGAGAGGTATACAAGATAACTTAACATCAACTAGTACATCAGATTCACTTAGCGCAAACTAGGGCAAGGTACTGAAAGGATTAGTTGATGGTAAGGCTAACTCTAGTCATACTCATACTTGGTCTTAGGTTACAGGTGCGCCATCTACAGCTACGAGATGGCCTTCATGGGGAGAAGTTACTGGAAAGCCTAGTTCGTTTACACCATCTTCACATACACACGATGATCGGTATTATACAGAGTCTGAGATTAATTCTAAATTAGCAGCAAAAGCAGTGAATATCACCTTAGATGCAAATGCGGATTTAAATAAGATTATTGCTCCCGGATTTTATAACTGCGGAGGTTCTAATAATGTTTTAAATAAACCAAGTGGAGTAAATGCTATCGGACTTATTGTAACGCACAATGCATCAGGAAGTTATTATACCTAGATTTTAACTACTGATTCAAAAGATACATACAGACGCACTTGTTTAAATGGAACTTGGAGCGCATGGACACAAGATAAATACACGGATACAAATACCTGGCGTGGTATTCAGAATAATCTAACAAGTAACTCTACATCTGATAGTTTAAGCGCAGCTCAAGGAAAAGTATTAAAAGGACTAATTGATAGCAAAGCTAATTCTAGCGATTTATCTTCTTATTCATAGAAAGATGAGACGGTAAGTAATATTTATATTCAGAAGGTAGGTTAGACACAAACTTCAGCGAAAGTTACACAGGCACTAAGGGTAATTAAGGCTAACGGTGAAGATGAATGGATAACAATAGAGAATGTCTCTAACGGTACAGATGGCTTTATGAGCAAAAAGGACAAGGGTAAACTTGATGGAATAGAAGAAGGTGCTAACAAATATACTTTACCTGTAGCTTCAACTACTACTTTAGGAGGCATTAAGGTTACTACTAAGGCAACTGGAACTTAGTGGCCAATTTGTGTTGATAACAACGGTATTGCTTATGCACATATAAATGGATTATCTTAGAGTTATGATAATTCTATAGATAGCCTTCTTGTGGTAGATAATGACGACCACAGTGCTAAATACGGATATAACGGAATAGATATTGGTATGCCTGATAGTGCTAGTCATCATATTGATTTTCCTTCTAAATCTGGTACATTTGCCCTTACATCCGACTGTCTTTCGTCTAAAAAGGGCTCTGTATATCCAGGTAGCGCTAATGGGTTTAGTATTAACTTTACAAGTGCTCAGTAGATTGTTTTATTAGATACATCAGGTAATTATAGTATTTCCGATTGGTACGATTATAGTTCTATAGGAAATGTCTTAGACATGTATCCATGTGGTTTGATGGGAGGAAAATTATCTTCAGGAGACTACAAAAATTTATTTAAAGTGATGAAAACAACTTAGGGTGGCCCTAAGCTTACGTCTATAGATAGCTTTAACCTGCAATATAATATACATGTGCGTTTAATACATATTGACAACGGTGTACTCGTATGCCCCTATACGCTTAATTATTAATGAAATTAACACTTAAAAGAATAGCCTTACGCTCTACGTATACCATCGGACGATTATATATTGATGGTAATTATTTTTGCGACACACTTGAAGATACAGTTAGAGATCTTAATAAGAACGGTAAATTTGATAACGGAGAGAAAAAGGTATATGCCAAAACAGCAATACCTTACGGAACTTATGAGATTAAGTGGACCTATTCGCCTAGATTTAAGAAGTATACTCCTCAACTGATGAATGTACCATCATTTGAAGGTATTCGTATACACGCTGGCTCAACACATGAAGATACGGCCGGTTGTTTGCTGCTTGGGGAAAATAAGAAAGTTGGAATGGTCCTTAACTCAAGAGCTACCATAAACAAGTTCTATCCAATTATAAAGGATGCTTGTGCTAAAGGAAAGGTAACTATTGAGATAAAATGAGCAAAGTAACAGGAACATGGCGCGAGAAAATTTAGTATTCAACCGCATGTCTCGCGTTCTTGAGCGGTTAGGTTCTCACCTGGGTACAGTATTTATAGTAGGGTGAAATCTCCACAGGTGTACTAGGGTTTGTAGCCCAAACATTAGTTTATTCAGCTAGTATCTATGGAGTATCTATTTATATACAAGGTAAGTTTGGTGAGATAAAAACATATTTAAAAGAATATTTGAACAATAATGAAAGCAATGCTGATGTAGTAGATATTAAACAAGATAAAGAACAACTACAAAACGCTGCTTAACGCCATTGCTGGGCTTCTAATAGCCTTTTGTTTAGCGTCTGGTATATTCTACCACAACAAAGCTAATAGGCTCTCAGAGGAGCTTAAAATGGCTAATAATAACATCGAAGCCTATTAGGATGCCTTAAATGGTGCCTAGTAGGCTTCTGGTGTTTTAAGGCTAGACATGAAAAAGCTTAAAGATTATAATGATAAGCTTGTATAGTAGTTGGACTCTGTACGCAAAGTAGAGAAGCTAAAGAGTAAAGAAATTTAGGTAGCAGCAACTTAGAAGTAGATTATAAACGTTAATAAAAGTAAGGGGGTAGGGGGTAATATTATAACTATACTTAAAGACTCTGTTTACAGAGATAGTTTACAGTATAACAACCTAACTAAAGTATACTATACAATCGGTAAAGATAGTGTTAATATTAAGCTAGATGTATAGAATACTTAGTACCTCTACATTTATAAGCATAGAGAATATAAGAACAAAAAGAACTTCTTTAAGAGATTAATAACATTTGACTGGAAAAAGAAAGATGTGTATAAATATAAGATACATAATACAAATGATATACTTAAAGAAGATAGTATAAGAATAATAGAAGCAATATGAAAACATTCTCAGCTCGTACATTGATAGATGACATACTTCTTATTGTACGAAATAATAACATAAGCGAGAGCGAGGATATGTCTAGGGATTAGATCTTATCTTGGATAATGTAGTATAAGGCCTATTTGTCCAAGAAGTAGAATGATAAAGATTCTGAAACTGGAGATGATGAAGATCCAGATGATAGTTAGCTATCAACCATTGGACCACTTGAGCTTATAGACGATCCAACTCCTGGATCAGAGGACTCTTGTTGCTGTCATTGTAGTACAAGGAAGAGAACAAAAAAGAAATTGTACACAATGGAAGATAGTAGCGACGACATAGTTAATGTTGCAGATATTAGCGGTTGTGTTATCTAGATCATGAATAAGTCTAGAAAACATTATCATAACTTTAGGAGATATACATACAACGAGCCAATATGTTGGTTTGACGACTAGTATATATATGTTGATGGTGATGGTGTGGAAAATTTTAAATATATATACGTTACAGGAATATTTGATCCAACGCAAACGGCTGATAGTGAAGATGATGTAATAATACCTGGGTGGATGATACCTGACATAAAAAGAGCTATCATGACCAACGAATTGGCATTTATGTTAAAAAGACCTAGTGACGATAGCAATAATTCAACATTAGCAAGCGTTAAACCAAATGGTCCTCAAGATAAGGAAGAATAAGAAAAGCTACACAATAGCTGATATATATAGAGACTACATTAAAAAGAACGATGTAGAGCTTAATTACGCGCGATATAAGCGCATTATAGACGAATTTAATAAAGTTGTCAAGGAAGAAATTTTAGAGCGCTCACAGCCCTTTAAAATGCCTTATGGGCTAGGCACTGTATGCATAGTAAAATATAAACCAAAGAGCTACTCTAGTTAGTCATTGTCTACAGATTACAAATCAACTAAAGAAGTAGGCAAAAGGGTTTATCATTTAAACGAGCACTCTAATGGATATAAATATAGATTATATTGGTCAAAAATACCCAGGATGTTTTCTGATAGATATAAATACTAGCTATGTATGGTTAGGGAAAACAAAAGGCACCTTGCTCAACTTATATTTAATAAACAAGATTATATAAATATAGATGATATACAAGTATACAAAATGTGAGTCAGTTATAGCTAAAATTATGGCTGACTCAAACATGCAAGAAAAGAACATGCGTATTACAGATATACGAGAATGGATCTTTGAAGCTGTTGAAAAAATTGGTGCCCCTGTATAGTATGTATAGAAGGAGTCTGGTGAAGATTGCGTTCCAATATTTGAAATACACGAACATCAAGTTCCAATACCAGAAGACTTAGAATCATTGACAACTGTAGCCTATTCAAACAATGGAACAAATTGGGTATAGGCACTAAAAGATGAGAGCTCATTTAAGTCTAAGGCTGATACAAAACCTATGCATCACCATCATCCAGAGTAGCCTGCTGGCGTACCGTTGATTACGCATAGATCATAGCTTCTTGGCATCAATGGTAGCACTGCGCTGATGGATGCTATTAGAGACAAGAAAATAGATGTTCCTACATACTGGATTAAACCAGGTTGGATAGTCTTTAATAAAGACAAAGGCTTTGTTAAATTGTCATACAAGGCAATAGCTACAGATGAAAGGGGTTACCCACTTATTCCAGACTTAGCTTCATATTAGGAAGCTATATACTGGTACGTAATGATGAAGTTAAGCTTCCCAAAATTCCTTAGAGGATCACTTGGAGGAAAAGCTAGATACAATTAGAACACATACTTCTATATATAGCAGCAGTGGAATTTCTATAGAAACCAGGCTTACGCTGAGGCAATGATGCCAAACGAAAGTGAGATGCTCACTATTAAGAATGAGTGGACTAAGCTTATACCAGAATGGGATGATGATGAGAACTTCTTCAATAACACCGGAAAGAAATAGTTAAACTTTAACGATTATTGCTATGGATACTAATACTGAACCACAAATTAATAGTTTCGCAGGAGGATTAAATAGTGATGATGATCTCTCTGTTGTTGCTACAAACTAGTATATTGATGCTAGAAATATAAAAATATCATCATACAGAGGTGGAGAAGGTAGAGATAATAGACATGGATCATTAATGCCAGTCTAGGGTGTAAAGCTAGCTGGATTACTTGCTGGTGAGGGTAACAAAGTTGTTGCTACTGGTTCAATAAGAGATTATGGAGTAGTTGTTTGCGTTGATGAAAATGAAAACAGACTTAAGGTCTATAGTTTTAAAAATGCGATAGGTGGAACAGTGCACGACCAGGACTTCAACGATATATAGAAGAGTAAACTTGTTGTAGATGCAGAATTATTACCTTTAGATAAAGGAGAGAAGTATCCAGATGTGTTTGATATTTAGCTTAATTATGAGAGCGAAAATAATATCAAGCTATACTTGGCTGACTCTAAGCATCCGATAATGGTTTTTAATATAAATAGAGATGATCCTTTAATATACAGTGATCTTAACAAATGTTTATCTTATCCAGAAGCGGTTTGTAAACCGCCAGTATTTGAAGAGTATGTGCCAGGAAAGATAGAGTTTGGTGTTGTAAGCTATTGTTACCAGTTATACAATAGGTACGGAATACATACGGGAGCATCTATACAATGTCAGCAAATACCAATTGGTAATTATGACTTCGATAGCAAATATGTAAAGTGCGGTGGCAAATAGGGCGCGCAATCAAATTGTGGAGTAAAGATATCTATACAAATTCCTAGCGATTATTGGCACCTTGATTACATCAAAGTATTTAGGGTACAGTATACACAAAACGGATAGATGCCAATAGTATCTGTGATATACGATGCTAAAATAAATTTTGATGAATATAATTCTTCGGAATTAATAATAAACGACGTTGGCAATGATCCAATAGAATAGATCAGTGTCGAAGAGTTAAATTCATTACAAGGTGTTAGAATAATACCTAACTCATTAGCGTCTAAAGATGGTTTCCTGTTTGCTGCAAACACAAAGACAATACAGACTACTATTAAGGATTTCGATAAATGGGACGCGAGAGCATTTAGGTTCAATTACGAAAACAAAAGTATCGTAACAGATGTTAATGGTAATGACACATTTACAATAGATGCGCACAAATACGACATAGAAAGTGACTCCGTTGCCGTTCCTCCATTTGATCACGATTGTTATGATGATACTTATAATAACATAAATAAAGAAGCTTCATTATATTCTGCTAATTTTGTATTCGATTCAAAATATAGATGGGTAGGTGGATCTGGTAAAAACATAGAATGGAGATTTGTTATAAGCCCTTAGGTTGAAGACTCCTGCGTAAAAGAGAATAATACAAGAAAAATAGGAACATTGTACAATTATTCTCAAAAAGAAAACGTAAAGTAGAACAACGTCTTTTACATAGATAAAGATTTTAAACCATCTGAAATAGAGAAAGCAGAATTTGATCCAGGAATAAATAACAACACATGGTTAATAAAGTCACTTAGACGAAACGAGATTTATCGTTATGGAATTGTTTTGTATGATAAATATTGCCAAGCATCCCCAGTTAAATGGATCGCTGATATAAGAACTCCAAATGTTACAGAAGAAGGCTTTTAGTTGATGTCATCAAATACTATTGTTAATGGTAAACGTTATGAACTAGTTATCAGAAATCTAGGAATATAGTTCATGATAAAAAGTTTGCCAGAAGGATGTACTGGCTATCAGATAGTTAGATGCGCTAGACACGAATCTGATATTGCTACAATATCACAAGGTGTACTTAGCTCTCCTGTGTCTAACACGTATAGTAAGCAATATGAAGCAAATGGCGAGTATCAGGTAACGAAATATCATATGTTTTGCCCAACCGGATTTTTAACAACCAACAAGTTTATAGAAGGATATAATTCACTCAAATAGCTTATTGGAGACGGAGACGATCTTTCATCACAGTGTATGACAAATATAGATAATGATAAATTATTGCAATTTGTCTCAAAAGAAATTTGTTATCAGCCAGAATCATTTAAACAATTTACAAAAGACAAAAAATATTATTTGCAAAAACAGTCTTTTTTGTTTGGAGCTAGAGGAGATTATAAGTTTAAAGACAACCAATATGATTCACATAGGGATGGTGAAACAAATACAGATTATGGAAGCTTAAGAGGCTTTAATGGTAGGACAAGCTTCAAATTTATAATACCATGTATATCAAACTGTGCCGTAGAGCTATTTCCTGGTCCAAAAGATAGTGATGATTCAAGAGGAATATTTTATGTTAATGATTTAACTGTAGATAGCCATTTTAGCAAAGACAGTACAATATGCTATTTAGATACACCATATAATCCTAGCTACTTCTATAAAGTGAATCCACAATCACATAAAGCACGAGGTGGTAATACTGGCAACGAAATTATAGATAATATTTTAGATTCCGGAACAATTGGCGGATTGGGAAATGTGAGACCTTATTCATACTCTTTGGTTAAAGATTGTATTTTAAATTTTGATAGACTATACAATAAGGATAATGAGTCGGCAGACAAAAGGTAGGAAAAAGCTGGTAAATTTATAATACAGAAAGCTTTTGCGTATATAAAATTGTATGAATAGAGCACTTAGCCATACGAATTTAGTACTGGTGTTTTTGATCCAGGTGATTGGTGGAATAATGCGTTTTAGAGAACATAGTATATACAAGACTTTTAGTTAGTTGACCAGATAAAATGGGATTAGGCATTCAAAAGAAACTTTAATAAAGATAATGACGAATAGGCATCATCAAAATCTTATCCTAACTATGCAGTTTCTGCTGGAGGAGCGCTGTTTGCAAATATGGTTACCGGTGGCATTTGTAATGACACTAATGGCAATATATTTGAATCATTTGGTAATTATAATGGTGGATTTAAAGGCGATGGAACTGGTAAGCATGGTAATAAAAACGCATGTTTTGGAACTGGCGGAAAATGTTTACTGTTGAGCTGCTAGTACAAAGAAAATGGTACAGCTGGTGCAACTTCTTATTATTATCCAGAGAATGGCAATTATTACGATAGTTTTAAACAGGAAGCATATTAGACAGAACCTGGTGAAATTGGTGAAATACTCAAGATAATTAGGCCGACTCTACTTGGAACTTATTTAACTAATCTTAGATAGCAAATAACTCCTTATGGCGGGTATTCGTTTACAAATAGACTTACAAATATATATTACGGAGACGGTAACTACTTCGAGTCTAAAAACGATTGGAATACCGTATTCGACGGAGATTGTCATGTAGAGACATTCGAATATACATCCATGCACAAAGTGTACGGAGCTTATACAAAGGGCGGAAAAGATGAGTTATAGTTCCCTAACACACATATGATAACATACTCTATACCAACAGAATCAAATATATGGTGCAAGTTCCAATATGGATGGACATTCAGTTCTAATGCAAGAGATAACTATGCATCTTTTATATAGGCTGAACCATGCGAGATAACCGAGGCTTACGTACAAAAGGAGCCAGAGTATGTTTATAATTCTGTCTATAGTGTATAGAATACAAGTATTCCACTTGCTGTATACGATGATCTTAATCCACAAGATTATAATAAAACTATAGATACAAGAGTATATTATTCTGATTTGAAACAAAATGATGAAATCATAGATAGTTGGTGTAAATTTAGAAGCTCTAACTTTATAGATGTTGATCAGGAGTATGGTCCTATAACTGATATATGCACATTTAAGAATGTTCTTACATTTTGTCAAGAACAATCGTTTGGCATATTAAGTGTTAATGACCGTAGTGTTGCTACAGACAACTCTGGGCAAAACATAGTGCTCGGAACAGGAGGAGTACTTGATAGATACGACTACTACAGCAATACCTATGGAATGCATAAACAGCAATTCTGTGCAGCATGCACTACCGGTGGTTTGTATTGGTTTGATAGTCATAATAATGTAATTTGTTTGTTTGATGGATAGAGTGTAACATAGCTTTCAAAGCAAGGTAAAGTATAGAATATACTGAACAAGTATAAAAAGGACTACAACTTTAAGGTGTTCTACAATAATAGATATAATGAAGTTGTATTTAATGTCTTAAGTAATGATATGTAGATTGTGTACAACGAAATGCTTGGCAAGTTTACATCAACATTAACAATACCATTTGATGGAGCTATACAGTTCTTTAACGGAGAATATCTTGTAAAGAAAAACGATACCGTATGCATATATTAGTATGACTACCTTGATGGATCACCTAAATCAACAACTCAGCAGCTGCTTTCAAGCTACGTTAAATACGTTGTTGCTCAATAGCCGCTTGTTACAAAGGTGTTTGATAATCAAGAAATTGTTACATATGAAAACCTATAGTTATAGGCAATGATATCTGATTAGGATGATTATTTTTCAAAGAATCATAAATACGTATGGTAGACAGAATCTTAGAAGATAGAATCCAACCTAGAAGCGCAGATAACACTTAGAGAAAATAATCATAGATTTGCCATACCTAGGGCTGATGGATTATTTGGCAATAGAGCTAGAGGCAAGGTTATGATTTGCAGTATAGAAGATATAAAACCAAATCCAGCTATGGCAATACAATATATAATAACAAAATATAGATAGTCATGGAGCTAAAATAGAGAAAGAAGATAAATAATATGCCAAAATACAATAATGGTATAGACTTATCAAGTAGTGTAAAGAGTATTGGTGGTGATATATCTGGAATTAATACGTATAAGCAATAGCTGACATCTTTACCAACAATTAAAGAAATAAATGGAATGAAAATTCCTAGCAGTACAAATTTCGGAGGAGGCGGAATAAGCGCTGGTGCAGTAACAGGAGCTGTTAATGGCACAATAGGAATGATACAGGGATATAATTCCATGTAGGACGCAGTAAAGGGATCAAATGAACTTATGGCTTACTCTGGACAAAGAACAGACTAGGCATTTGGTGTAAACTACCAAGCGTAGAATGATATTAACAGACAGAAAGCAATGGAAGATATATCCAAGTCAAACAGAAACGCAACGTTAGGCATGGTTGGATCTGGAGCTGCTGCAGGAGCTGCTATAGGTTCCTGTTTCCCTGGACTTGGAACTGTTATAGGTGGAGCGGTTGGAGCCATCACAGGATTATTCGGAGGTCTGTTTGGAAGTAAGAAAGCTAGAGAAAGACAGCGTAGAAAAATATTTAATGCGCAATAGAAAGTTAATCTTGTTAACTAGGTTAATCAATCATCAGCTGCAACAGAAGGTCTTACATAGCAATATTATTTAGATAATGGTAACACGTATGATGATGTATTATACGCCAACCGAGGAAAAGATTTAATAAAACCAAGATATGTTAAAAGGAAATAAAGTATGGACACCTAATGGATATTAGAGTGGTCCTGTAAATAGTTTAGTTGGCAAAGGGGAGTCCATTATAGATTATACTAATGGCACAGGAACTCTTGTAACCAAAGGAAAGGTTGGAGTTGATAATTAGCCTAGCTCTGTTAGTGTAAACGATAATAATGTTATAGCTGGTAATGATGTAGACTGGAGCAACGGTATGAAATTTTCTGATCAAATAGCCCCATTAACAGCAAAGCTTTAGATGTATAACAACATTGAGAAAAGAGCTGGAAAGAAATCCGAACTTAGCTCTTTATCAAAATAGACGATGGAACTTTAGAAGAATCAGCTGGATCGCGCTAAAGCCCCTATTTTGTAGGCTATGAAGAATATTACAGATAGACAAGAGAAGTAGCATTAGATCGAGGATTATGCAGCTCAGATTAAGCATAATTGTGGCAAAGATAGATTTGATAATGGCAAAAGCTTATGGGATAAAACAAAATAGGCTATTTCGAGTTGGTCTAAATCAGGTAAAGGAAAGGTGTCAAATCTTATGCTTGATGCAGGATATGCATTCCCAGCGCTGCTTGAAACACAGATGCTTAATCATTGGCGTAGAGAAAATCCTGTAATGCCAAATATATATGCAGCTAATAAATACGCGCCAATAGCTTTACAGACTATGGCTGGTAATAGAGTATCAGCTAATCCTATTCTTGAAAAGCTGTACGCTCAAGATAGATAGGCTGCTTATTAGCTCGCTAATTCTGGTGGTTATACAGGTGGTCAAAGATAGGCTAATAGAGTAGCCTTAGCTTTGGGTAATTAGAGAAACGTTGCAGATGCGCTAATGAATGTGCAGGAGAAGAACGCTGCATATAGAAACGCTTATGCCGAAATGGCTGCTAGACTTGGTGATAGTGACGCATAGAGATTACAGCAGTCTAACCAATATGGATGGGAGGCTTATAATAGAGCACACGGCGCTAAGACTAAGGGTATTGAAACACACTTGTCTAACCTTGGTCTTATTGGTCAGAAATGGCTGTCTCAGCGTATTAAAAACAAGCAGTATGGCGATATTCTTGATATGTATCAATAGGATATAGATAATAAGAATGCTGCTTTAAAAGCAATATACGGTATAGGTGCAGATGGTATAAAGGGCGGATCTACAAACAAAGCAGACAATACACCTGGATCAACCTCTATTAATTATAAAAACATAGCTCCAGGTTGGACTCCTGGTAAGTATTAGTTGTTTTCTGGATCACCTAATGTACCAAATTAGGACACAGGAATAAATAGAGGTGTGCTTGATTTAAAATATGATGATTATTCTTTAAATAATTTAAAGGCACCATATGGAAAGTATTGGTACATAGATCCAGATAAAGTTGCCGATTCTGCAAAGTATACAAGAAATTGGGCTAAATCTAAAGAGCAATACTAGAGAGGCGCATTTGGTACGCCGTATGAGAGAATTAATTTCTCTAGCGATTATACTGGCGGATTTGGTCCTAATGGATTATTCTTACCAACATGGGCTGGAGGTATATTTGATTACAACCCATACAATATAACTAGCTTAAGATTGAGATAATGATAGGAATGTATGATGAACCAGTAGCGGTCCCTATTATAGACCTACTGGATAGCAGTATGATGTCGTAGTACATTAGTGCTGCAAGAGAACAATATAATTAGGCTGTACAAGAATAGAAGGAGTTTGCTAAGGAATTCGGAGACCTATATAGCCCAAGCGCTAGTTTAAATAAAGCTTACTATGATTAGACAAAGGGCAGGGTTAACGCTGGTCTTAATTACTTGTATTAGAACGGTATAGACCCACTTAGATCTGCAGAAGGTAGAGCTTATATAGCCAAGATCATTAGAGAGACACCTTATGATAAGATCTCTAAATGGAAAGCTGACGCTGACAATATGAAGACATTTTAGAAAGCAGCTGCTTCTATGGTTGCTGAAGGAAAACTTACATAGGATTAGCTTGGTTGGCAAATGTAGAAGTATGGGTTAGATTATGATAAGTTTGACCCATATACACAAAGTTGGAATACATTAGCTCCAACGAAGATGGACACACTAGAAGATCTTACAAAGATTCCTTATAGTATACTCAAACCTAGTAATCTTACATAGAAACAAGTTGAGGCTATGGGATATAAGTATGATCCAAAGAATGATTACACTGGTATTACAGATTAGATGATCATGGATACAGCCGGCAAGGCAATCCCGTCTGTTATGTCTACAGCAGCAGGCGAATATTATTACGATAAAGCCAAATAGCAGTTACAGTAGGCTGGTGTAACTAATCCTACAGACGATTAGGTTAAACAGCAATTGTAGAGTACTGTTGCGCAACTTTGGGAAGGAAAGAAGAATATAGCATGGGATCCTAATAAATATTCTTTACTCAACTATTAGAATATACTTGCTGATTAGCTTGATGCAAAGAAATCTGCTAGAGACCTCGCTAATCAAAAGGCTATTTTGGATTACAAATACGCAGATGATGTAAAAAGAGCTGCAAATGGTATTCCGGATCACAGTTCCTCCGGAAGTAATTATAAGACTATATTTGATACAGCTAGAGAGTAGCCTTATACTCCAGTATCAACATCAATAGATGACCTTAGAGCTAACGGTGTAACACTTGCAGACCCAGATGCTCAATGGAATGAATATACATAGTCTCGATCGCAGGGTGATAGCGATAATAAATAGACACAATCTACTAAACAATAGATTATTACCGTTAATGACGGACAATATATAGCCAAGTCTGGAGCGTTTAGATAGTTAAATGAAGGTAGATCAAAGAGAGTTAACTTTGGACTCTATAGAACACCTGGAAGGAAGATTACTGCAACAGTAACATCTGGTCCTACATATAACAAGAAACTTGGTAGGTATTATATCAAGGCTAACGTTGTATCTGTAAATAATAATCAATCAGCTGGAGCAGTTGGACAAACAATCTGGGTTGAAGTCAAACCTGGATATATAGGAAAAGCACCTAACAAAGCAAATTAATTAAATTATGGCAAATTACAATTTACTTAAGTCCCCAGCAGAGGACTATTTTAGAGGATAGGCTAAAAGATTTGGTATAACGCTACCAAATCAACGCCAATCCGTTCCTAATAAAAGGACTTAGGCTAATGTACCAAGTTACATATCAAGACAATCTGGTTCTAGATTAGAGTCTGATATAATGCCGCACGGGGATTGGTATAAGCCTAGTCAAAAATCTATTCAGAGATAGAAAAATGCTATAGCTGAATATGACTGGAATAAACATATTGACAGCTTATACAAGCAACAAGAAAGATCAAACAGACAAAAGATTGATGCCCAAGATGACTCGGAAGGTATACTTTCTGACGCAGAGAAAGAGAAGCAAACATAGCTTGAGGAAGATAAGCTGTTTGAAGACTTTAAAAAGACTGATATCTACAAAAATTCTGTTGGCTCTGATATTGGCGGTATAAACGAACTTGGAAAAGATAGTTTTCAATTCACGTTATGGAAGATTGGCTAGAGAATTGGTTTGTTTTCAAATCAGTCTAGCGATCTTGGAATTGAAAGCACAAAGGGTAAAATCGCTTTAGCTTAGACAGACTAGGCAAAAGCTGATGCATGGTCCAAAAGGGAGCGACTTAAAAGAGATCTTAAATCAAAGGAAGACCAATGGAATTACCTTAAAGCTAATCCTAAAGCTTAGGTTAAAGGAGATGCGTGGAAAGATACGTATTTACTTGGTAAAGAAATCTTGTCAACATACGATTAGCTGCAAGACAAAGATTTAAATGAACTCGCCGATGCATACAAGGCTACATGGATGAAAGATCATACATCTATGTGGGAAGGATTTCAGGCTGCTATGACTAAGGCATTTGCTGTCACAAATGATATGTTTGACGGCACAGGTAGATCCAAAGAGTAGATGGCTAGGGATTGGCTTGATAACTATAATAAGTAGCTATCCAATAGATTTGAAAAGGCTCATCAAGGAATGAGTTTGGATCAAAAAGAAATAGAAGCAAATCAATTTAAAGCTAAGCGTTAGCAAGATCTTAAGGATTACAAAGAAACTCTTGACGATTAGATGCGTAGAGCGTCTAAGTGGAAGAAGTTCTGGAACGTTAGTAAACATGCTGAGAATCTTGCAAATATACATGCTAATGATGATCTATTAACACCTGATTATTGGTTGTGGAATTTGCCTCAACAGATGGGTTCTTCTTGGTCTTCAGACACAGGTAATATTGGTAATCTTATAACAACTGCTGGTACTGTCGGTTCTTTTGCTTTGGGAGCAGCCGGACATCCAGAAGCTGGTTTTGCTTTGTACAACGCTGCTAATGCAGCTGCACTTCCATTTAATCTGCAAGGTGCAGAAGATGAGAACTACGCTGAAATTGCTCAACGTTGGACCTAGAACTATCAATAGAATCTTAATAAATACGAAGCGTAGGAAGCTTCCGGTAAAGCACAAGGTATTTCTGCATCGTATAAAGATTTGCAAAAGCAGTCTGTAAAATTTGCAATGTAGAATGGTATGTCTAAGAAAGATGCCGAGGATAGATATAATCTTAATACACAGCAAGGTAAGGAAAAAGTTCTTAGTGATTACCTAATGGGCGTTACAAAGAGTAATGATCCACGTTTATCTAAAGCTAAACTCGGTACAACAAAAGGTCTTGAATAGCAATTTATGGTAGATAACGCTAGAACGATGGGTACAGAAGTTGTTCAAAACGTTATATCATATGTATAGCCAGGCAATAGTCTATCAAGTCTTTATAGACAAGCCATCTATAAACTTCCTACAACAAAACTTGGGGCAAAGCTTGCCACTAGTAAAGCTGGAAGATTGGTTATTGGTACAGACTATGCTCTCGCGGGATTAAACGGAGCTGTTGAAAGTAAATTTGCACAGGCTGGACAGTATGTTAACTCTCTTACAAGTGCAGCTGGCAAAACTGGTGCAAAGATTGGCTCAACAACAATGGATGTACTTGGTGGTGGTGTTCTTGGACATTATGTTGGCGCTGGAGTTGGTGCTGCCGCAGGAGAAGTTGCTAGGGGAGTAAAGGGGCTTGCAAAAGAAGTCATGCCGCAAGCTCTAAAAGACGCAGGAGTTATGGCTAGTGAGGCTATAGCGAAGAAGGCTGAAGCATTAGCAACTATGGTTGGAGCTAAAACGCTGAAGAGAAAACTACTGAAAGCAGCCGTAAAGAATCCTAATACAGTTACTGCTCTCAAAATGCTTAACAAATACGGTATCAATACGGTTAGAAAAGGTATTATAGATAGAGCGTCTGAAGGAAATGAAGAAATTGTACAGCAGTTGAATGCTAATGCTGCTGAAGAGTTTGCTAAGACATATGGATACGGATCAGCTGATTTGCTCAGTCTTGCATTCCAGGATATGGCTCATAGCAAAGAGGTATCAGACTTCTATAAAGGTATGTTTGGTCTTGGCGAATCTGAACTTTATAACGATATGGAGATGTTGTCAAACTGGCGAGGTGGTTTTGCTATGGGTGGTATGCATCCTATGGTAGCCATGAACATCTATCATGCCGTTAATGACATTAAGAACACCGTACAAGTAAAAGACGCTATAATGCACAGTGCGCTTCTTGATAGAGAACAAGGAAAGATGAATAGAGCTAGTAATGCTGTTATTTCAGACCAGATCTCTAAGGGAAGGTATAATTAGCTGACTACAGAAATATAGTAGCTCAGAGAGGCTGATTTGAAGCGAGAGAGACCACGTTTTGGTGAACAGTATTGGAATGATTTACAGTCTAATGTGGAGCGTATTTCTGCTCTCGTAAACAATAAGTAGACTGAACAGCAATATCGTCTTAAAGGTATCAGTAAAGGTACAGAACAATACAATGTAGCTATAGCTGATAGGGCTAACATCGAGCAATAGTTAACTGCTAACAGAAAAGCTTAGTAGGAAGCCGAGGCTAGACTTCAGTAGATTTACGGACAGCAAGGTTATCAAAATCAGGTAGAACAGGCTGTAAATAGATAGGAATAGTCAAGAGATCCTATGCTAACTGCTATAAATGCAGCTACAGCAAAGACTAAGGCAATCGAGTCTTATGTTAACAGAAAGGTGGATGAGTACAAGAAGTCTCTTGATACAGCAGCTTTGCCTCAAGAGGAAGTAGAAAAATCTGTAGTAGAATACAAAGAATCTATCAAAGATGAAGCAAACGAATATGGCGAAAAGTTTGTTGAGCGCTCATAGAAAGAAGAGCACGATAGACATATAAATAACTTCCAGAGAAATTCTGAAGCTCACAATAGAATGAAAGCATTGCTTACACTTAAAGCAAAGATGAATTCTATTGATGACATATTTAAGTTTGCTCACGATAAGCTTGGATTAAAGACCGTTAGACCTGACGCTAAGTTGTTGTCTGCTAATATAGATAAACAAATTGCTCGCGCAAAGCAAAGTTTAGCTAAAGCTTATAAGAATTTCGACGAGAAGTCTACAGACGAATAGACATTACAATTCTTGAACAATTTTAGCGAGTCTGTTGGATTTAATGATAACGAGATCCAGGAGCTCGAACAAGCTAGAGCTATGTATACAGCTAACGAATCCTTACTTAACTCTACATTATCAATTCACACAGAAGGCGTTACACGTGATGATAATGGTAATCTTGAGTATAATCCAGATGAGCTTAGGTATCAGAGAAAGCAGGCTGAGTTAAAGCAGAAGCTCGGTGATAAATATAAGCCAGAAGAACATACTAGAGCTGCGGCTAAAGACGGGTCAAAGAGTAAGCTTAACGAGCGTATCACAAAGATTATCGATGCAAACAAACAGAATGAAAATATAGACTGGATGTTATCCGATATATATTCTGGAGACGCTGTAACAAAGCTTACAGAGGATTACTAGAATGATATACTTAAAGCTGCATAGGAAGATATAAAAGACATTAATACTCAAGCTAAGCAAGCTGTAGACCCAACAGAAACTTAGCAAAAGCATATAGCTACTACAGAGGAGCTTTAGAAACACGCAGAAGAATATAAACGTCGTAGAGATAAGGCTAGAGAGCATTATAGAAAGAAGCGCAAAGCTAGGCGCAATAAAGCAAGAGTATCATTTTTACTTGGATTTGATGAACTTGCAATGTAGTCATTCGATGGTCTTATGGAGAACGCTAAGGTTGGTTTCTATAAGTTTGAATAGCTCTACAATGATATAAAAACTATTCTTCAAGAAGAGACTGGTTAGGACGGCGGACCTTCAGTATTAGCTTTAGCAAAAGCAATGTATATTCGCCATTACCTTACATCAACACGTAAAGAAAAGGAGAATATGAATACTCCTATGGATGTACAATCTTATGGAGCACAAGTTGCCACACATGCCTCTCAAGATACATCATTCGATGGATACAGAAAGGCTTTAAAGCGTCAATAGAACAGAGCTATTGTACATTGTTTCCATACAACAATAGCGTACGACGATAATAATAATCTACATGTATTTGAAAATATAGACGAGATAGACAGACTTGAATATCAGTCTCATTATCCAGAAATTGAGGAAAATATAAACATCTCTGACAAATAGTAGATACTTGGATATCTTGCAGATAATACAGATAGATTCGGAGATCAAGATTATTCTGATATAATTGACACAATATTTTCTCAGCCAAATAAAGGGGAATTATTATAGGGATTTGCTCATTATTTAGCATCAATAGATACAGCTTATTTTAATTCTCAGTCTATAAGGGATGGAGAAACTATTAGGGAACTAGCATAGGCTATAATGTTAGGAAATGACGATAGTTTTGCCGACACGCTGTTAGATAATCCGAATGGACTAGAAGATGCTAAGCAGTATGTTAAGTCTGTTAGAGACAGAATGCTCAACGGCGGTCAGTATAGAGTACTTGATACAGACATTCCTATTTATGGCTATGATGACAAAGGCAGAGCTATACAATCATAGGCTGATATTGTACTTGTTGATAATGATGGATAGCTTCTTGTTATAGATGTTAGATCTTCATTTAAACCAGACATAAAAACCAGAATGCTTGGTAATTAGAAGTCCAATAGTCGAGCTAAAGAAACAATGATCCAGTAGGAATAGAGATAGCTTCAAAGATTAAATTAGGTACTTTACGATACATTTGGTTCTAATATTGAAGGCACATACGTAATGCCATTCTACTATGATAGAACAGCGAGTGGAATTGTAGCAGAACCTGTATTTAAAGTAGAAATGCTTGATTTCAACAAGCCTGTAACACCATATTACAATAAATCTAATGAAGATATTTCTAACGAAGTTGTCAGACCTTTGCAGAATAAAGTAAACGATCTTATGTCTGATTTGCAAAGTATATACGATAGTATTGCTGAAGCTGGTGGCGAACATAAAACTGTACCATCTTACGATATATTTAAAGAAGGCTCAAATAAGGACGAATTATTACTTCAGATGAGAGATCTTTACTCAGCTATAGAATCTATCCAGAGCTTAAAAGAAGACGCTCAGATGCGCTTAAATTAGCTCATGTAGCCTAAATAGCACGAGAATACTGTACCTGGATTCTACCCAGAAGATGCGTTTGATCACGTTATTGTAGATGAACAATATTAGGCGGGTCTTGATACTATTCATGAAATCTGCAAGAAACTTGATACGCTGTTAAGTTCTATTACAAACCTTAATATTACAACAGCAGACGAACGAGCTCAAGTTAATGAGCTTATTTACTCAATATATGATGCCTAGACAGCTCTTGACCAATTCTACGGTAGCGATTAGTTTGAAGTTGGCGATACCCTTCCAGAGCAGAAGCTTATAGCAGCAGCTATTAATAAGCTAGTAGACAATAGGATGATGTACGGAGACGCTGCAAATAAGGCCTTACAAATGTGGCAGACTCAATTTTCATCTAATATTGGTAATCCTAGCTTTACTTATTTTAACAAGATTAAGTCATTCCTTGCTACATTTGATGGCGAGTTTATGAATAGCCTTGTTGGCAACAAGAGTTTGCAAAGATTCTGGAGTACGGTTATAAATAATTAGCTTAAGTTCTTGACTGATAATACAAAGAATGTATAGAAAACAAATACAGCTCTTGATAATGCGCTTACTGATACTATTTATGATGCAGAAGACTTCATTAGAGAATATAACCAGAGATTCCCTGTAGATCCAAATGTTGACGATATACTTGATACAAACAGCGCGTAGAGTATCAATATGATTGACGATCAATGGAGAGAGCTGTATAGTGATACTACTAAACATTTCCCTGCATTTAGGGCTAAACTTGACCCGCATTACTTCTCTATAGCGCTTGATCCGCATTTGATTTACCCAGATGCTTCTGGAAAATCTGGTAATGCTGAGCTTGTGTGGAGAAATAATGAAGTATAGCTTAAGCTTACAGATTCTAAAGGCAGAACAATCTTTATGACATTCGACCAGGGTAATGACGCTGGTCCAAGGGGTGTTGATCCGGTATATTTTGCTAGAAAGAAAGCTGCAGATGCTGTGTTTGTATAGAAAGTTAAGTATATGCTCGACTTTATGAAAACACATCCAGGATACCATATAAGCATGAAATTAAGCCGTTCTAAGGGTTCAATTAAGAACGGTAGTGAATTATAGCCTGTAAGTAAATTCTTGTTCGCAGGAACGCTTAATTAGCATGATTTGTACAATATTACATGCGACGCTGGTAACAGAATAGGTTTCCTTAAGGCTACACAAAACGTAAACACTGGTGACGTAACGAAGATGGTATATGGTGGCCCAGAATTATCAACTTTAATTAGTGGATTTGATCTAGAATATATAAAACGTACAGCTATAACACAATCTGGTAATATTGTATACTTCTATGATACTGGTCAGACTGAGAAAGCTGTAGATAATAGATGTATTGGTACGCCGTTAATACAGCCTAAATTTACTGCTGGTCAAGGTGGTTAGGCTAATAAGATTGCAGACCTTATATGGTATAAATGTTATCAAGGTTTAAATGAGTATCAAGGATATTCTATAGACGATTTACTTAAGCAGGTTCTTTATATTAAGGCTGACAATAAAGTATTAAATGAGAAATATAACTCAATAGAAGGTCTTGTTACATTAGATCCGGCTAATAAGAGAGTTATAATAGGTAATGTTATTTACCCTACGCAAAATCCTAGTGTAGACTACGCTAATATCTACAATGCTCTGTGTAATATGTATATGACAAAAGATGCTGCATTTGTTCAGTAGAATATGCAGCAATATATATAGTCATCACATAATAGTGTATTAGCTAAGCTTAATGCGCAATATGCATCAAATCCTAACCTTGATAAAGTAGAACTTCCAAATGGTCTTACGTTTACAAGAGAAGACTTTACTCATGATGGCAAAGGTACTACCGGTCTTGGTTATATGCTGCGCAATGGTTATTTAATGTCATATGCAGCTAAACTTGATCCTCCTACAGTATACGTAGATAATGTAGAGCTTGTACAAAATCATCCAAATGGAAGCGCTCAGCAAGCATCTAAAACAGTTGCTAAACAAGATATTCAATAGCAGCAAAAGTAGGCCGAAGACACATTTATGTCTTTGTTCTATGAACAAGATTTATCAGAGTTTGAAGGCTAGAAACAAAAGCCATCATTTGCTAGTGCCGTTGATGAATGGGTCAGAAAGACAACAGGTATTACTCCATAGTGGGTAGAAAGCGAAAGGTTATCAGATGTAGCTTATAAAAAGAATAGCGCAGTACTTGCTAGGTGTACAGATGCTGTTATCTAGATGTCTAATTCAGTTCCTTATACTATTGGCTTCCATGAAGGATTCCATAGGGCATTAGAATTACTTGTAGAGCCATCTGTAAGAGAATAGATGTATTCTGCATACAGAAAAGCTCATCCAGAAGCTGCTACAGAAAGAGATGTAGCTGAGGGATTGGCTGATTTATTCGTCGATTATATGCTCGGCACAAAAGACGCTAATGCTATAAAGAAACAAGGCTGGATTAAGAGGAATATAAAGAAAGTAGCTAACAGATTAAGTATCTTGTGGCATTACAGAAACAATGCTAAAACGGTTCTTACTTTGTTCAACGATATTAAGTCTGGAAAATATGCAGATAAATAGGTAAGCAAAGAACAGCAAGATAGATTTAAAAAGCTGTTTGGCGAAGACTTGCATTATGAAATAAATGGACGCAAATTCGATCATATAGGCTCTGCCGCTGAGAAGGAACATATGGCTAGAGCTCTTGGATATATTATAGTAAAGTCTGCTAAAGATGCTACTGATATATATGATGCAGTACACAGCTCTTCAGAACTTCCTATTAAATATATACCAATGAAGGTTATAAACAACCTTATTGGCGAGCCAGGTTCTGTTAAGCCCGTTCTGAATGGATAGTATATGTCTGTTGATTCAGTTACTCCTACACAGCAAGCATTTAGAGAAGTGTTTTACGCAGAATTAAATGATAAAGGTGATGTTGTATTCCCTAACTTCTCAGCTATATCAAAAGAAGTATAGAAGTATCTTACCGAAATAATGGATGCCTATGACGGCAAATATCAGCATGATGACGATTCTGAGACAAGTGACCAGGAAGAGAATGATTATGGAAAGTCTATCGAAAGATACGATAAGTCCGCATTTGAGTTCAATAAGCTTGATTCTGTAAGTAAGCCAGTGAAGATGTTCTTTGCTACAATACCTTACTATAAGTTTGATGATAACGGTAAACTTGCTCTTGATACATCTAAGAACATATATGGCGTTCCTACATTTATGCCTATTAAGCAGGTATTTAATGTAGTTGTTAGCAAGTTACATGATGTTAAAACTCCTTTAGACTTATTAAATAGACTGCAGGAGTTATCTACGCAGAACCCTATGTATATGGCAATCTATTAGAAGTATAGCGATCTATACAATTCTATCTATACATTCAACGACGATAATTAGCTTGAAAAGATAGACTTCGATAAAGAAGCGTTTATGATACAAATCTTTACAGCTATAAAGGGCCATGAACACAACTTTATTATTGGTAGGTCTATACGTAATAAGAACGGAGGTGTTGAAGTCAAAATATCTGATGCAAACTTCGACAGAGATGCCAGAATGTACCCTAAGCTTTGGAACTCGTTCTTATCTTCTGGTCAATCTGGCTTATTGTAGAGGTATGTTGGGTAGAATGGACAATTGCTTCTTTCTACAAAGTATAACACAAAGAATACTTAGGTAGATATGCCTACGACTGTAGCAAGAAACGCATTTAGATTTATATCTCAGTTCTTCTCTGATTTACAATCGTAGATACTTAATGATTCTGCTAGTGAATTTAAGATAAACGGAAGGATTAGAAGCGCAGCATCTAATAGTGATATCGAGGTACTTAAAGATGATATATGCAAAGAGTTTAATATGCTTGGTATAAACTTTACAAAAGAAATGCTCGATCATATGTTATCTACAAAGTATAATGGCGTTGGTAGAGAAGCCCTTAAAAAGTGGATTGCATCTACTGGTGTATCTAATATTAATAGTTTTATTGATGCAGTCGGCAAAGTCGTACAAACAAATGGTTATACAACACAGAAGGCTGTAGACGAGATATTTAAGACTGGTTTTGTTAGCGAATTAGGTAACTGGGCTGGAGCCTATATGAAGATTACTACAGATAAGATGTCTAATGGTATGGATGGTACTAAGCTGTATAACGAGTCATAGAACAATAGTATTAGCAATACTACAGAGAACCTTAATAGTCATGATAAGAACAATATGGTAGTAAGGACTATTTTGTAGTCTAGTTACAACATTATGAATAATAATGGCGTGAACATGGGTTCTATTGTTGCAAAGCAATTGCAGAACGGAGAAGATTTCAATATTAGTATTTATACTCCTATTGGCTTCAAGTCTGATAATCGTGGTGACAATGGTTCTAAATATAGCAATCTTGCTGAAGCTGAAGATTATATTAATAAGTTCGCAATGCTTCAGAATGGATATTGTGTATTCCCAACCCTTGCCGATAAGGGTACATATATGGTTCTTGGTGGTATAAATATCCCTGGAATGTAGTTCGGGTAGTTAGACAATGGTGCTTATACTGTATCCGGTGCACCAAAGATGATATTCTTAGATAGCTCTCACTACTATTTGCAGCCTAATCAATCTGTATTAAATCAGTTTATCGAATATGCTTATACAGAGCGTGAAGCTATACTTGATTGTAGAGAACAACTTGGTTTACATGTAGATAACCCTAAGGGCTTACCCGTACTTAATGATGAAGACAAGATAATGAATTATCACATCGGCAAGAAAGGAAAGTAGCCTGGTGGTATTCAGTTTAAATCACTTACGACACTTAGAGTGTATGAAGACGGCTAGATTAAACGCTACGAAATAAGCAATATGTCTCCTGACGAATAGCTTAAGACTCTTAATGAACAGTTCTTTGATAAGTCTAGAGAAGAGCAAGAGTAGATAATGGCTTTAACACTTTAGGAGCAGTACGAACTTGAGGTAGATAAAGCCGTTAGTCTTGGTATAGTGTCAAAAGATGAAAAGCTTGGTTACCTTGGCCTTAATAACATAAACCTTAATTAGAGCCAAATAGATGCTGTAGAACGCACTTTATACGCTTAGATGTATAAAGATCTCACCGATAAAGGAATAACGCCTAATACACAAAATTTACAGCGTACAGCGTATAGTATGGCTATAGCAGCTATATTACAAGATGTTACAAATAGGGGTATGATTTCATCAGAAGAATGCTTGAGATTATATATTGGCAACCCTGGATTCTTTAAGAACGTAGAGGATATTCAGAAACGTATCGGTGGCCTTGTGTCTACAGGTGATGACAACGTCCCATCGTTGCCAAACTATGATGGTTCAGATGGAGAACTTTATAGATGTGCAGAGATAGCAGACTATGAAGTAGCTTCAAATGCCGATGTAATGAGCGAACTCCAAGAGAAGATGCGTGATGGTGAACTTAGGGAAATCTATGGAAACCGTTACGGATTTAAAGGTGTTGATGATTTAGATATAGGCGCAGTAAGAGCTAGGCTTGTAGACGACTTTGGCGAGGATGCTGTTAAGAAGATAGAAACTAGAGCTAACAACTTCTATAAAGCCTATACTGGTGGAATCAATGTAGCCGATGGTGCATCTTACATTACAGCAGATATGTGCAAAAGAATGCTTCGTTCTAGAGGTGCGCTATTCGGCGACGTAGCAAAGGCTATTAATATCCTTGAAAGTTCTGATAAATATTCGTGGATGGATCAAAAAGATGCATACGACCTTGTGTATAATAAAGTGAATCTTGTAACAACAAAATATACAGCATACGGATTTAGGGATCATACAACGAATGGAAAGAAGGTTTCTAACTTATCTGTTCCATATTATAATAAGTTTGCGTTGTTCCCTATATTTGATTGTATAGCCACAGGTAAACTTAAGAATGTGTATGATAAGATGAAGGAAAATAAGGTTGATAATCTTCTTATGACATCTGCTGTAAAGGTTGGTCTACAAGGCCATTCTGAGTTCGATGGAGAGACTATTAGTAAGCCGCTGAACGTTTATACACAGAGATTATCTGCGCTTCGTAGACAGCTTAATACTGATCCAGAGGAAGGTGATGTTGTAGCAGCCGGTACACAGATGATTAAGGTTTGTTTATCTAGTTTGCGACTTGATAGAACGTATGGCGACATGACTGGAGAACAGCTTAGAGACAAGTTAATGGGCTCTATTAATAAGCTTTCTAAACTTGGTGTAGACAAATTTAAAGATAGATTCTACTCTAACGGAATTATAGACCAAAAGAAGCTTAGCGAGTACCTTATAGAGCAACTTGGCACAAGAAATGCTAATAAGAATCTTATAGACGCTCTTACATATAATCCATAGACGGGCTCAATGAATGCGCCTATTGCATCTACTGCTGATGCTAGCTGGATGGAGTCTATGCTTATATCTGCGGCTAATAAGGATATTATTGACATTATGACTCCTGGTAGCTCGTTTATTCAGAGATCAGTATTTGCTATAGAAGGCAAAAATGGCGAAGGCGGTATACAAGGATAGGAGATCTATAATGGTAAGAGATTGTAGATGATAAACGAAGAAGGCTCTATGGATGCTGTAATATCTATTGATTACTTCTAGGATATACTTCCAAAGAACTTATCTTACAACGAAGCTAGACAATGGCTTTTAGATCATAATATAATCGGAGAAAATGCCACATCTAATACGATTGGTTATCGTATTCCTACACAGGCTCAGTCATCTATACATGCTTTACGTTTTGTTGATGTTGTACCTGCTGTTAAATCTACAGTAATACTTCCAACTGAGTTTACCAAGATTACTGGTTCGGATTTTGATATAGACCACCTTTATTTAGCACGTTATAATGTTAATGAGAATGGAGGTTATGAATTTGATCCAGAAAGCGCAGAAGGATTGTAGAATAGCATTATAGAAAGTATTCTTACAGTACTTAAGGATAAAAAGTCACTTAATATCTTATATAAATCTATCGATAATGATACAGAGCTTGTAACAAGCATTGCAGATGAGATTCCAGAACAGGGTAACACAAAGAGCGTAGCGTACAACTTTGGTACACTGCATGAACAGGTTACCCGTAAAAATGACTACATTACAGGTAAGACTGGTATTGGTCCATTTGCGTTGAATGTAACAAACCATATTCTTACAACATTGTATGGTGTTAAATTTAAAGAGTCTAGCTTTACACGGATGACAGGTATTACCGGTTTCGATTAGATTCTTGATGAAGATAATAATCAGATTTCATCTTGGTTATCAGCATTCATTAATGCCCACGTAGATATTGTGAAAGATCCATATATCTCTAAGCTTAATGTAAATGGGTTTACATATAATATGATCAACTTACTTGCTAGAAACGGTAAGGGTAAACAAGGTCTTTATTTCTTATGTTAGCCTATTATTAGAGAGATGGCTAAAGCAGATATTGATGCAAAGTCTCAGTTTACTAGAGATCCTAAGGTATTTAGGTCAGCTTTCGAAATGAGAGATAAGAGACTCGCAGAGATATTCCCTAGCGTTACTGGCAAAACAATAGACGATTAGTATATTAAAGACGCTACTGAACCAAATAAATCTAAAGGCGAACCAGCTAGACGAGCAGAGATAGTAAACTCTGTACTCAATAATATGGATATGCTTTAGAAGATTGCTAAGAACCCAGATTTAGTCTATGCTTAGACCGAAGAGGGAGAAAGAGCTAGAGCCTTCTAGGTTAATTGCTACATAGCATGGAAGTGTCTTGAAAAGTATTCTAACGCATTAAATAGTTTGGTACAGTATACTAAGATTGATACTCGTAAGCAAGGTAAGAATTTCCTTGAGATGCAAGCTTATCTTAGAGGTTACGAGAATCTTACAAACCCAGAAACTGATTAGCTGTTTGATACGAACTCTATCAATAATCTTATACATGGTACTTGGATTGAGTAGAAAACAAGAGACGCTATTCAAGAGCCTATGAGAGTTATGGCTGGACAATCATTCTAGGGTACACCTTAGTTTATGGAATAGCTTATCAATTTATCCGATGACTTTAAATATAAGACGAATGACAGAGAGTCCGATTTGCTTAGAAACGCTAAGACTATGAAGAAGATATCATAGGCTGCTAGTAGTTAGATTAAAGCTAGATACGCTCTTAGATTAGCTAAGTCTTTAGGTATTGATGTTAAAGGTTTATTTGACGGTAATGCTACAATATTTGATAGATTGAACTCTATACAGGCTTGTATTCAGCGTGATGCATACGGTTTAGGTAGATTAAAAGATAACTATCTATTATCACATCTTGCTCCATATATTTAGGATTAGGATGTTTTTGTAAACGGAAAACCTACTAACAAACCTAAGTTTATAAGCGTTATTAATAGTATGGATGAGAGTAAGATGTCTTCTGATATGTTTATAGAGTCTTGGGAGGAGCTTCTTAATGACCATTAGGCTAATGTTAGAAGATTTGCGAATGATCTTATATTGTATGCAATGCTTACATCTGGCGATACAAAGGGCTTTAATAAAATAGCTAAATACATTCCTATGAGTTGGCTTGAAGCTAGACACGACGAAAGTACGGTGCCATTCTCTGATTATATTAGGGAACAACTTGAAGCCCCAGAAATTAATCACGATCTTATAGCTTAGAACAACTATATGGATAGCGATTTAGTAAGCAGAGCTACATTCAAAGATTACTATTACGCTTTCAATGCTTAGTATTCTCCTGCTGTAATAATTAGCAAGGACTCTCACGAACATGATGCTTTGTATATATCAGTACGAAATGATGGAGCAGTATATAGCGATCCAACGTCATACACATTGTATAAAAAGGTTGGAGAGGCTATGATTAATGGATCCAAGCGTGCCGTATATGCGTTATTACCTAAGAGGGGCTGGTCAGATAGAGATGGTCTTAATATCTACGAAGCTGGTGATATTAACCTAAATATAAATGGAATTCCTATGAGTCAAGAAGTTATTGAAAACCAACTTAGTAAACTTATGACTTATCTTAGTCAGATGAAGCCAAATATTACTGACGAGCAGCGCAATAACTGGATGTCGTGGTTCAATTAGATGTACTATAATGCTAATTCAGAATATCCTACAATATCACAAGCTGTAGAACAACAAAGTACACAAAGTGCTGTTAATATTAATCTTGATGGTAAAGGTCCTTCTGGATAGACTGTGTATATAAGCAAACAGTTATTCTATAAAGACTAGCCTCAACAACACCCAAATGTACAGTACGTATTCACAGATAATGCTTAGGCTTATGCTAAGGCGCAAGGTTTGTCTATGCAAGGTTTTGCTAATTAGAATCCGGTATTAAATGTAAGCTCTGGTGCTACTGGTACAAATCAAGCTTGCATCAGAACTGGTAGTGATGGCAAAATTACACCTAATGCGTTTGGTCTTGTAGTAAAAGTTAATCAGCAAGATGCTTCTGGTAGATGGCTTGCTAAAGATGGATGTTTCTAGGATAATCAAGGTGATATAATGGCATTTAAATCATGGGTTAACCATATGCTTGCAAGAATAGACAATAGTAAACCAATTGTATTCCCATCCGCTATAGCTCTTGGCAAAGCAGCGTTACCTAGAGAGGCTGCTGAATGGCTTAGTTTACAATTACTTTCTAGATTTAACATAAAATCAACAGTTTAGGAAAATACTAGAGCAGGTTATACTGGCTACGGATTATCAATAGAAGGAGTTGTAGGTGATAATTACGCTAATACACTAATTAAAGAAGAACAGCAGAAGTAGGCTTTGGCATAGATTAATCTTACTAAGGAAGATATAGAAGAAGCTGAAAGAATTAGAAAACATTGCAAAGGAGGTAAATAATGAAAGAAATATGTCCTAATTTACATAATAAACAAGTAGCCAAAGAATTTGGTGAATTAAAAGATTTGTTCGATGAGGATACTGCGTATTTACTCTGGAGCAAAAATAATGGATATAGTATAGATAAGGCGCCAAATGGCGCCGACTCTATATTATTTGGAGAGCTATTGCATATTGCAAACGGCGACAGAACACAAGCCCTTATACTTAAGGCAAAAGTATATTCTGACGAATTCTTTAAATGGTTTGGGGATTGGACTTCTGAAGATAAAGAAAATGTATCTAAAGTTGTAGATAAGAATGGAGAGCCGTAGGTTACATATCATACAGTAAACAGTAAATATAGTCCTAATTTTAAGAAGTTTGACACAAATATAGAAGGTTTTAAAACTGCTATATATCATACAGATAGCATTACTATGTCATCGACTTATAACGATGTGACTAGTTATATATTATCGTCGTTTAATGACGCCACATTAAAAAAATATTCATAGTGGTACACAGATTCCAAAAGGACTGTTATTAGCATTTTGAACAATGTTGAAGAATCTGATTTTAAAGATAAACGTAATTTTGATTGGTTTAATAATATTCTTAAGAAAAAAATTATAGAAGCGATAAATTATGGTAACATAAAAGACGCAGAAGATTGTTTGTTAAAATTAGATGGACTATTTGTTGAGTATTAGGATCCAAATGTTCCTTTTAAATTAATTACTTCTGTATATGAAGATATAATAGGGTCGTTTTACAATTTTAGTGATATACATAATAACGCTAATCCGGAAAAATATAAAAACAGATTTGAAAATAATCTTTATGATAATATAAAAGTTGACTATTTAAATATCAAAAACCCGAAAATAATTGATGCATATGGTCATAGTTGGAGCAATATTCATGAAAAAAGATATTACGAAATTGATGACAAATTAAATAAATTTAAAGATAGACTTGTTGACGATATTCTTCCATTTGATGACGACAAATATGATTCAAAATTTAATTTCGACGATATAATCTATAGTATTGTTCATGTTTTTAGTGCCGAATAGGCTAAAACAATATACGAAAATATTATGGAGTCTAGATATCTTTCATCATTATTTAAAGGCATATCAGAAGATGACCTTATATATTATGCAAAAGAAAGATAGAAAGCACTATCAACTAGGGATTTAGAAAAAACATACCTTACCACTAATTATTCTGATGCAGAAATATCCGATTCAAGAGCAGATCTTTATACTAGATATAGGAATAAAGATTTCTCTAAATTTAATATATATGGAGTCACTGTTAGCATAAATAAAAATAGAGATGCTAATTTTTACATAAAAGATAATATTATTACTATAAAAAGGTATTTGGATTTAGATATAAATCAAATAAAGTAGGAATACTAGAAAAATAATATACACTTTTACAATCCTGATTTTCATCATGATGGCGTAATAATAAACAACGTTGTTGATTATGGGTCTTCCGCCGAAACGTATTCTCCTCATACTGTATATGAATGTATAGATAATTCATAGGTAAAATCTGTATTCAACAATGGACAGTTTGCTAATCCAGATGACATATATGCATCTTCTCAAGGAGAATCGAATATGGGAGCAGCAACTAGGTTGTCTAACATACCTTCTAAGGGCGACATATCAACATTGTAGCAGTATTTAAAATCTCATAGAAGTGGCATATCTAGTACAGCTTTAAAGCTCGTTATGGCTGCCGTAAATAGGTATTTTAATGATAAATAGACTGGAATTACATATGAAATAGTTGATAATCTTCCTGGAGGAGAGGCTGCACATTACGATAGAGTCGATAAGGTTATCCGTATAAACAAAAATGCTAGATTCAGAAACGAAAGTAAGTCGCAAGCGCCTGAAGTATAGACAATCGTCCATGAAATGCTACATGCTGTAACAGAACATGCGATTGGTAATGATTCTAGAATAAGAAAGTCATTTACAGATCTCTATGAGAAAACAAAGAAAGCTCTTGGAGAAGATGCGTAGGACTACGGTTTGAGCGACGTGTATGAATTTGTAGCAGAATTAAGTAATGCGCAATTTGTAGAAAAATTAAAGTCTATACAATATAATCGTAAACAAACACTGTTCGAAAAGATTAAGCAGACTATAAAGAAAATATATTCTTAGATATTTACAAGCTATAAAGGATTTATTGGTTCAGATAATGTATACGAAGCCGCTGTTAGCGATTTGTTTACAGTTATGTCTCACAACGAATAGAAAGAAGACAATATAACTGATAAGGAAGCCAAAGATAGATTAGCTTCAATACAAGCTTCTGAAGATAAGATTAATCAGATACATCATAGAATAACTGAGCTTTTCTAGGGATTGTACAAGGATTATAAAAAATAGCTTAACAAGGGCGCTAATAGACAGCGTAGAGAAGATCAAGTGTGGTCTACAATATAGGAGCTCAAGTCACAAGAAAAGAAAGAGTCCTCAAGAATAGCTATACAGTCTGCTTTAAAGACCATTGGTGTGTTTGCGCGTGACCCTATTGACAATACTATTTTATAGGCTCGTAGAGACACTATTTTAGGCTTCTTGCAGGAATGTTAGAAGAATAATTTCGATAGCCTTACAGCTGAATAGATACACGATATGAAGTCTAATATTATAGACTTCTACAACGATCTTGTCAAAACATTGTCTGATAACTAGATGGATCTCGATGCTAGAGATTAGGCTGATGTTGATACACTTAATGCTACAGTAAGATAGATTAATCAATTATGGAAAGATGCCGCACAAATTGTAGCAGATAAAATAGTTGATGAAAATGTGGATAAGTATATTAACGAGTCAGAGGAAGAGAAGAATAAAATAAAGACAGTAGCTAAAGATTGGCTTCATAAGAACGATATGTATGGAGATGAGTCTAAACTTACATTATTCTTTAACTATTCTAGATAGAACAGCCCTATTATTCGCCAAGCATTCTAGATGATACAGGATGCAGATCAACAGACTAGAAAAGAATCTCTTCCTGTTATGCAGTAGATAGCTAAAGCGTTTGATAAAGCCAACTCTATCATAGATGACCTTACTCCAGGAAACTGGTAGACAATGTTGATGGAGAGGTATACAGACGGTCCTAAGAAGGGAGAGTTCACAGGCTTGTTTAGATCAGCTGTTAATAGAGGTTAGTTTAAACAAGATTAGGAAAACTTTAAAGAGAAGCTTAATAAAGAATGGCAAGATAAATATGGCTATTTCTATTATAAAGACCCTATAACTGGAGAGACTTTAAGAAGCGACACAGAATCATCTGTAGAAGAAGAGTAGTGGATCGGAGATCAAGAACCAAACTATGTAACATATCAAAGAAGATATGAGGAATGGCTGTGTGATCATGCGCACAGAAGATATTCTAAGATATACTTTATGGAGCGTCTGAGTAAACCTTACGATCCAAAGACTAGAACTGGTCACGGTTTATCTCCAAGAACACTTTCTAGGCAGCAGTATATACAAGACCAACTTAACTATTTATTATAGAAATGTTCAGATAAGTAGACTGGTTTATCCTACCCAGAAAAGCTTAATCCTCACGATTATCAGAAACTGTAGATGTGGAAGGATGCCTTACAAGACTTAGGTAACCCATTTGATCAAGAAGGTAATCTCAAAGAAGGCGATGAGTTACAGACGGCTCTTGAGATACAGTCTTGGAATAATTGGTTAGCTAAACAAACAGACTATTCTACAGATTTTGAGGAGTTTGATAAAGAGTACCAGAATATAGTAGATTAGATTAAAGCTGGAGAAAAAACTACGCAGGATCTGTATAAGTTTATTGATGCTAATTCAGAATATGGTATAAACCCAGAATATCTCGAATACATCTTTGGTAAAAATAAGTCTGCTAAAGAAAGTTTGTAGAGAATGTTCTAGAGTTCAATGAAGAAGCTTATTAAGACAAAGAATGGCTTTGTTAAAGATTTTAGTAATGTAATCTTTTCTTAGTAGCCTGACGGTACAGTAAAGATACCAGACATGTGGTTCTATTCAAGATCTGCTGATATTAAAAATAATGAAGAGAATAATGCTACTGGTATAGATCCAGAAGAATTTAGAGACGCTTTTGATATTAGAGAAGTTCCTTATACAGATCCTTCTGGAATGCAATTAGCTAAAGATGGAGTAACAAAATTTGACCCACGCAACAATCCAAATGGCGTAGAACCTATGTCGTGGTTTGAATACATACTTAAACAGTATACAGATGCAGCTCTTGATGGCAGGATGCCTAGATATATATCGCTTGATGGTAAGATAGCAATAGACTTCTCTACACTTGGTGGTAATAGATAGTCTGTAGAGAGATGGATAGCTGAGAATATTCTTATGTATACAAAGACATGGGAAGGTAAGGATGGCTCTATGAAATCAAAGCAAGTACCTCTTACAATATTTTCTCAGATAATTCCTAAGCGTGCTACGTTTGGCAACAATTAGCCTACATCAAGATATATTCCTAAGGGTCGTTTTACAACAAAGAAAGGGTCATCTATATCTTCTATATACGACGATAAGTTCTATGATGGTGACAGAAGTGGTTTGCAACCAGACTTCGATAAGTATGGAGACAAAGAGTTTGTTAAATTCATCTAGAAAGGAGATGCTAGAGCATAGTACTATAACCTACTTGTACAAACGATGGAATAGCAATGGGATAAGCTTGGACTCGATCCATCATATAACAGATTTAAACTTCCGTAGATGGAGGGAACTTCTGACATGAAGAGGTCCAGAGCTTTGGGTAGCCCTAAAAAGTTCATTAAGAATAAACTTCAAAATGCAACTGGCGCTACATCTGATGATACAAACATGAGGGATGAAGGTGATTTCGTATAGCGTAATGGTAAATGGGTTCTCAAAACTGCTCCAACACGTTTTATAAACGAAATGGAAGATCCTTCTATGATTAGTTCTGATCTAGCTTATACTGTTGGTATGTTTGTAAATATGGCTAACAACTTTGTAAATAAGTCTAAAGTACAAGCTAAACTTGAGACATTGGGTTATAACTTGTCTGACGAAACAAGAGACTCCGAACACCAAGGAACTGGCACTAGATAGCAAGAGCGATATGCTAAGATGCTAAAACAATTGTTTTACGAATCTAGAGAAACAAATGATAATCCTGGAGAAAAACCTTCAAAGAAAGCTATTGCAGCAGCAAAGCTTGTAAATAAGACAAGAGGAGTTTCGGCTTATCTTATGCTTGCTGCCAACGTTCCATCAATGTTTGTAGGTGTATGGGATTCTTTCACACAGATGCCAGCACAAGCTGCTAGAAATGACTAGTTTGGTTTTAAAGACCTAATGAAAGCATACCTTTATACAGGGTTTGGTCTCATGAAGGCTTTAGCTAATATTGGTAATCCTATAGCTAATTGTAAAGCTGTAGCCATGATGTAGAAAGATGGCCTCGTTAGGACAAATGATGAGACGTTTAAAGATATTTATCGCAATAGAATTACAAAGGCTTTAAAGCAATCTGCTACAGGAGGCTACACAATGGGTGACTATATGATGAATATGCTCGCTCAAAGGGCTACGTATAATGCAAAGAAATATTATCCTGGAAATCCTATTGTCAAAGAAGGGTTTTATACGAAGTCTGAGTTTGATAGGCTTATGGTTAATAGTAATCTTACATAGAAGCAGATTAATAGAGAATGGAAAGATAACCATGGAGAATCTATGTGGAATGCTTACTATTTCGATCATGGCATAGCAAAGATTAAACCGTCATATGCTAATGCTTAGGTATAGGACAGTAAGCTATCTGCTACCATATAGCAAACTATGGCATTGCTTAATGGTAACTCGCCAAAAAATGATCAATCAGCTGTTAGTAACAATGTCTTGCATAAATTCTTCTTTTTAATGCGTAACTTCTTTATACGTAGAGCAGAACATTGGTTTGCTGGATACACACCAGATAATGTTGTAAGGGAGATCGAATAGGTAAAAGAAACAGTACAGAGAGGTGGAACTACTACTATTAAAACTAAAACTGTTCGCAAACCTTTAACAAATGAGCAGAAAGCATAGAGATGTATGTATGACTATAGTACTGGTGAAGCTAATCCAGCTGTATTGGTAAATCTTATGAGAGGAGCTCATACTCAACTTAAATGGTTTAATCAGTAGATGTTTAATCGTCAAGCCACTATTACAGATCCAGTTAAGTTTAATAAAAACGAAGTAAAGTCTCTCAAAGAGTTTTTGACCTGGGGGCTTTGTCTTGCATTGCTTTCTGTAGGGTGGATGGCATTTCATAGATATGTACAGGAAGAAACAAAGGATCTTAAACCTAAGACCTACGAAGATTCTTTACCTACAATAAAGAATTTTATAGATCAGAAAGTTTATCTCAGACTTATAGACCAGTGTATGTTTAGAACTATTGACTCGCAATTCTAGCTGTATAATGTCTACCAGTTTGTAGATATGGTTAAATCTGCTACAACCGTAACATCTGCTGTAGAAAAGTTCACAGAAGTACCTACGGCTATTGCCGATGCTGCTGGATTAACAGGAAATAACCCAACTGACATTATTTCGTCTGACTCGAAGTATAAATATTTCCCACGTTGGCAAAGATCTTTAATGACAGCCTCTGGGGTCCTCAACAATATACAAACATGGGGCTCTAGCAGAGGTAATGACAAGGTTGGTAGATGGTATTTCGATAATACTGTAACGGGAACTGTGTTTAAGATGGGTGGCTACACATGGAAAGGTGGCGAAGAAAAGAAAACTAGTTCTAGTAATATGTTTAAAATGGCTCCAATGCAGCCTATGCCAAAAATGGCGCCAATGGCACCAATGCCTGGATTTTAAACGCGTACTAAGACATTTCACATAAACTAAACCAAACAAAATAGGGGAGCAATACCGACAAGGTACTGTTCCCCTTTATTGTTATATAAGGTTTTCTAAAAAGAGTGGAGCCTCGTCTGCTAATGGCATAGCGTAATCCGTTTCTACAGACAAGGTGCTATTACATAGCAATAATCTCCCTATATCTGAAGTAAGACCCCAAAACTGCAAAATTCGAGCCCTTTCTTCTAGCGTTGGAGAGATTACTCCATCTTTCATCTTATATGTTGATGGCGTCATACTAAGTTTATATACCATGTATGGCATATTATTGCACCGCTTAGTATAAACGCCTTTCAAACTAGGTGATTTAACAAAACGTCGTGCTCTATCTATAGATAAAGCATTCCGTACATCGTCATTAACGACGAAGTAGATACTACGATAATCCCCTGGATTGTCAGGGTCATATGTATAGATATCTACAAACCCTGATTTTTCAGAGAAATCATCTAGCTTAATATCGTTCATAATCAAAGGTATTACTACCTTTGCAAATTTACTCATAGGTTTAAAGTTTCACTACCGTCTCCAGTGTAATAATCGTAGCTATGGTCCCAGTTATCTGTTCCCAAATGCCACAAATACAAGGTCATAAAATCATGTATCGTATCACTTCTTGAATCAACTTGAGTAGAATCTAATTTGAACACTCTTATCTCATTGCTACCTGTTGTGTCGATAGCTATGATATAATATCTAAATGTCCATTTATAGAATTCATCAGTACTTAATTCCAATATGTTGGTTAAATACCAATATACAGCTTTCTTGTAAAAGCATAATTGTCTACAGTAATCAAATTCTTTCATACTGTCTTCAAAATGCCACAGTTTAGCTGTAGTCTTGATATCCATAATTGTACACGTCCTTGTATCGAAGTTAAATGTACAACTATCAAGTAATGATTTACAAGCAATAGGAGTATACGCTTCATGATTTAATTCGTCTTCTGCAAAATAGTCCCAGTTTATCTGGAACTCGTGGTATACATGAATATTACCATGCTCACCTGCTCTTCGTATTAGTTGTCTTGCTAACTTATGTTCTCCAACATTGTGCTGAATCTTCATAAGTTGATCTAAGTCGTACTGAGATATAAGTACTTTTTTAGACCTGATAGCTTCGATATAATCCTTATACTCTACGCTTATTTTAAGCGCCTCTGAGAGGATTTTATCTTCACTCTTGCCAACTATACTATAAGACTTACGATAAGCGTCTGAGAGCTGTTTATTTAGCTCTATTTCAACGGTATTTATTAAGTTTTCACAGAACTTTTGTGCTTGCGCACTCTTAGGCTTGTCGCCATCGAACAGCACGTAATCATCCCAGAATTTATCTGGCTGAAGTAAAAACTCATGTATCATGGTTCCTTTACGTAACTGTGGCAAATCTAAGCCTTTCTCTTTACCATCTAACATCCTACGAAAATAGGCTGGCCCCTTATTCAAGAACCAGCCTATCGCAGAATTTGAGATTCGAGTAGAATCCTCGTAGTAAGGGATATCATACTCTGGTATTTTGTACTCTGGTGTAATCATTAGCATCCTGCGCAACAACACTTATCACAATCGCATCCCCGGTCAACAGCTACACCAATATTAGATTTGGTCTTTAACTTACAGCCAATAGGGATGTTTTTATTCTTATTTCTTGGATGAGGCTTTATAGAACCTTTAGAGGAAAGATTCATATCCTCGAACAACTCCTCAAATGTCGTAGTAGGATAATCATTAGCCTCCTTTACAAAAGACGCTATGTTATCAAAACTGCATACCTCGAAGTTATCCTTGATAAAGTCGGTCAAAGACTTAACTTCCTTCTTGTCGTTAAGTTTGTCGTTCAATACCTCCATTATAAGAGATGGAGACATCTCATCAAACTCACGCCAATAACGGATACGAGAACAACGATCTATCAGATACTCTGATATTTCATTGTCATCATTACAAGTAAACAAAATCATATGCTTACCTTTAGTATCAGAACCATCCAATACCTGTAATAATACAGAGTCATCGTAATCTTCAAGGACTTTATCAAGCTCATCAAACAAGAAACAAACACTTGTGTCGCCAAGCTTTTCTACAAGATTTCGAAGGATATATGGACGTATGTTTTTGTCTATATTTATAATTGGGAGTCCGCTCTTATTGGCAATTACTTTAGCCATTACGGTCTTTCCAGATCCTTTTAATCCTGCAAGCATTACACCAGTAAATCCGCTTTCGGACAGGTTATAACTATTAATAACCTTATCGATAAAACGTTCGTCACGCTGTGTACAATATACCTTAGAAGGTAAAGATAAGCCACTAGTTTCCTCGAGCGAAATAGCATCAGTATAACGATCTACATCAATACTGTAAACCATTCCTGGAGTTAAATCACACTCAAGACCTTCTGTGTTAAACTTAAAGTTTATACTCTTACCTACTTTCAAAAATTTCTTTTCCATATTTACTGATATTATAATACTCAAATATTGGTTTTTATCTCTTCTATCATCTCGTCTACCTGTTTATGGTTACGTACGAGATAACACTTCATTTTACTTCGATGTCGCTTAAGATAATACTTAAACAATTTCCATCTAAGAGGGAATGAATCTCCCATAAGGCCTTTACATTCTACTACAAACCCTTTTCCTATGAAGTCAGGTAGATATGTTAAAGGTCTTATTTTTTCGCCTAAATACTCGAATTTGTCCAGTAATACGAAATGCTTTGGCTCATATTTAACTGGTATTCCAGCTTTCATAAAAGCTTCATAAGTATAGCATTCGAGTTTGCTCCTAAAATGGAGACCATACTTATCGACTTTTGTCGCATTCCGTACTCTGCCTTTAGATTTCTTGCCTATCATAATAAAAATTCTTTCCCCTTATCTTGGATACAGAAGTTCTATTAAAATAGACAATTTCGCCGTCAGTTACTTTTTGTTCACCTCCATGGTGGACGCATGCGCATATACATCCATCATCACTATAACTATCCCAGATAGTCATCTGCAATTTATTTGGAAGACAAATACGCATAAATCCACCTTTTTCAAGGTGAATTTTCTTAGTCAGCTTTTTTGTAAGCCATTTATGCAATAGAGGAGACATTACTGCACCTCCCAGCACACCAAGTAGGCATCCTATTACTACATCAATCATATTTCTGTAACGTTTTTATTAACCAGTCTTTCATGGTGCTAAATCCGTTGTCACGAACAGCATCTGATAGATCTTTGGCTTTAAATTTCTTATTAATGAAAAAAGCATCTAATTTGTATTGTTTGCTGTATTGTCTAGCCTTATGCATACCGGTTTGATCTCTATCATACAGTATTACTATATGTTTCCATTTGGATCGTAGAGACTTGAGTATGTCTTCAGGTATAAATACAGTTTCACTAGCAGCAGCTATTGCATTAAAACCCATCTCGTAGCAACACATGACATCTTTTAATGACTTTGTTATTATGAGCAGGTCGCCTCCTTCCTTAGGCAATTCGGATAATCCCTGTACGTGCCGATTTGTCAGATTGGTACGCCATTTAGTAAACTTGGAAGCAAGTGGACGATAAATCTTAAACTTATCATACACTTTATATGCATACATAGGACTATTTTCTTTGTAGATACTTCTGACGATACTATTACAAAGAAAGTATTTAATGCTGAACACATTGAACTTTTTTAAGGTATCAATATGTATTCCAAACTGTTTCCAGTATTGTTTGTCTACATTGGTAAACGGCTGTCGAACTATTCCGATATCGGTATCTCCTTTCGGTTTATCGTACGTATTTGTCCTTACAGTTGTGTTAGGATTTATTCTGCGCACAATTCTCAATAATTCTCGTTCAAGTTCTTCTCTAGTCGTTATACCTTTATATTCTTTTAGGAACTTTAAAGCATTTCCATACTCTCCAGTTCCAAGGTCTTTCCATAGTAACCCTCCTGTTTTGGAATGAAATATTCCAAATGAAGGATTTTTATCTCCAGACCTTAAAGGACTATTCATAAGCCTTCCAACTTTAAATTGCCCTAAACAATACGTATAGATGTCTAAATCATTTACCTTGTCCAAGATGTCTCTCAAGGACATAGTAATTGCTGTTCTAGTACTATACATAACTTATAAGTTAGTGGAGTATACGGGAGTCGAACCCGTACTGCCTTCTTTTCCGTAAGAAGGTCACCGTTCTCAGTGCGCACATACATACCCCAAATATAAAAACGAGTGGAAAGTATCGGATTCGAACCGATAAGCAGGGTAGTGTTTCTTTTAAGCTTGCACACATTCCAATCTATCAATGCCCTTGTTTTACCATTAGACTAACTTCCCTAAAAATGAGCAGTTTAATGACATGCTCGGGTCTACGTTGACGGACGTATAGCAGTTTACGGAGATGCTAAGCTCGGACTTTAGGTTATTCAAACCCGCACTTACGTAGCGTACGCGCGTATGAAATCTGATGCCAGGTAAGCTGTGCATCATAGATAATATCGGCCTTCACAGGCGGACAGAGCTATTACTTTCGCAAGTTGTAACTCTTCTTATCATCAGAAATGTTGTGGCTCTGTAGGGATTCGAACCCTACTGGACTGTTGTCTATATAACAAACTTAGAATGAAAATAATACACTGATTAAAAACGTCATTTTAGAGTAGTTTTCGCATTCGTCCATGCTTGTGTCTCACGACACCCTGCGAGCCTTATTGGAGGCATTTCACCTCCATAGGGTAACTGAATTACCTAGCTCCACCAACACCCTTTCATGGCGGTATTATCCCCCTGGGTGTATCCACTTGCTGTATAGTTTGACACTCCTGCTATGTAAACGGTACAAGAACCATTTACCGGATTTCATACAATCAAGCAGTATTTCTATTTCTTCAGGCGTAAACCCCTTAAAAGGGAAGATCAGATGCGCCTGCTGCATCCGCAGTCTCCGGAGTAACTGTTGGTGGCACGTTAAGCGGATCGTTGTTCTCCTTGTCGGCAACAACTGGTCGCTCCATAAGATCGTTCTTAAAGAGCTTAATCTGCGAATCTGTATTAGACATGTCTTCAACGAAAATTCCGAGCTTACTTACTTGAGTATAACCCTTCTTATCGTAAATAACCTTCAAACGGAGCTTCTTCTTGGTAGCGATCATAGGGTCAAGCATCTGCTTTGTCCAGTCGATCATCTCCTTAAATGTAGAAAGCTCTGCATCTGGTCGTTGTGGATAGAAACAATCAAGAATCTGACAAACTCGTCCAAACTGAGCGTTATCACGCTTCTGCAAGTCTTCGTCTGTCTTAATATACATTCCCTTTGTATTCTTCCACTCAGTCATAGTAGCTGTCTGACCATTCTCATTCTCAAATACAATCTCGAGAAAATCGAGACCCTGAGGAGACTTGTTACAGTTTACCTCTTTAAGAGTGATATTCTGGTTAATGCCTACTGGCATATAACTACTATTACTAAATTCTTCGTTGCTAGTTGTGGCTGTCTTTGTACTAAACATAATCTCTATTATTTTAATATACGTAATGCTAACATATCTAGTTTGTTCTCAGCATAATATGCTGTTGATCGAACAAACCGATATATCAATTTACTTAAATATTCTATCCCAATGTGTTGTAAGTGTCCCATCTTCATTACCTTCTGCAATAACGATATCCTTTCCAGCTATGTGTCTTGCACGAGCCTCCATAATGGTATCAGATGTACCACCCTTAAAGGATATATGTGTTTCATTTCCTTTGCGATATACATAACCAACCGCATCGGCTAATCCACACACGATTTTACTCAGTTTGCCAACCAAGTCTAGTTCTTTTGCAGAAACTTCAACACCGTCCTTTTCAGTTACAGTGTCTTTAACGTGACCTACAAGAATAAATTCGTCACACAAATCTCGGAACATATCAACTACCTTCTTTACTGCATCTCTAAGATACTTATAGCCAGCACCATTAGGAAGAGTCGTTACGTCTGTGCCGTCCCATTTCTTACCCATTGGAGTTTGGCGATAAAGTGTACAAGCATAGCTCATACAAATATCTTCGAGTCGTGTAGCATTGTCGATAGTGATATGCTTATAGAAATTATGACCTACTTCTTTATTCTTGGCACGAATGGCACTTGCCGCTTCTCCTAAATCATTGATCGTACGACACTGGATGGCCATCGCATCAACGAAGACAGAGCCTCCCTCAAGGTCTATGATAAGGTTATTATCCAGCTGTGCAAGACAGGATGTCTTACCAGCCTTTGGAAGACCATAGAGTATAAGATATCTAGGATTTTCAGAAACTGCAGGAATTTTACTAGTAGGTAATGTTAAACTCATGATACAATGATACTAAAAGTTTTAATTAAAGCTTAATGTTAATATTAATGATTGTCTTCTTAACCTCTGGACTAAGTGAAGAGATAAAGTTGTAATCACTAAAATCAGAGTAACTATAAATGTCGGTACCAATCTGAATCTCATCATTGTAGAAAATGATAGGGAGACCATTCTCAAGACGGTAAATCTTACCGAGCTTAATACCCTTCATGATACTCTTCTTCTTGCCATAGTTAGCAAGAATATCACAAGCCTTTGCAAACAAATCGTTGCCCTTCAGAGGCTTGTAGATATAAGTATGATCCAACTCGTCGAACATGGCATCAATCAAATCATCCTCCTCCTTCTTCTTTGTGTTAAACAAATAAGAGTTGTTCTTCTTTACAGTAGAAAGAATAATATCATCGAGAATCTGAGAATAAAAGTTACCATTGTTAGTGTTCTTAATGTTGTTGTCAGTAAACTTAATATCGTATGTTGTCATAATTCAGCCTAAATTTTAATTGCTTAACTTTCTATCAAGTTGTTATATGCTAAGTCATTCTGGAATTCAAGTATGCAGGGCTTTCCCGCGTCTCGATTCTTTAAGATGTGTAAATACACCTTATTCTGAGTAGGTAAATGGCTCGGGCCGTATTCTTGTATTCCAAGAATTTCAGGCCTATGAATAACTATAACATAATCGCTAGCTTGAAATAAAGCATCAGCAGATGAAATGTCGCTTCTCATAGGATAATGCGACAAAGGATTATTTATTCTTTCTGGTGATTCAATATTTCTATTCATCTGTGCTAGTTGTAACACTGATGTCATAGGATACTTTTTAGCACTTATGAAAACTCTTTCGAGTTCCTGCATGGTTTCTATAACGCTGCCTATAGGCTTCGTTAATAGAGCATGGTCATACATTATCACAAAATGCTTATCGGTACCCTTTATATATGTATTATAGAAATACTTAATAATGTCTTCTGCTTCCTTGGGAGTTGTAGGATTATCTACAAACCATATAGGATACTCCTTTAGTTGATTGGATACTGAGATGACTTTTCTGAAGGTATCGTCATCCAGGTCCGTTTCCGAACTATACAAAGTCGAAGTCGTTTTCCTAAGCTTACTAGAAAGCGTTCTTCCAACTTGCCTAAATCCAACCATCTCTAATGAGAAAATCAGAATCACTATTTCTTCACCAGGATTCAAATCAATAATATCAGTTGAGATCTCATTAGCGAATGAGCTCTTTCCACTTCCTGAAATACCAGCTATGGTATAAACGGTATTAGGTTCAATACCTCCCATACACTGCTTATTAAACTTAGCCCATCTAGTCTTAAGAGAAGTTATAGAGTGTTCTCTTCGACCAGATATATAGTTTATAGCCTCTTGGGCTACAACTGACATTGGTCGTATAAGATTAGATAAGTTCTGTTCCATAAGTCGATTCCTCAATTTTAGAGTTGTCTTGCATTTCTTCCTCAGATTCTTCCCATTGATGGTCTACGAGCCATCTCCACATCGTCTTCATATAACTTAGTTTACCTTCGTTAGTCTTTTTCTTCATTTCGAAGTCAAGACACTGAATAAGATGTTGAGCCATAGCTTCGCTTTGACCTACATAAACATTAAATAAATGTCTACATTTGTTAACGTTGGCTCTCAGATAGTTTTTGGTACCATCTGGTCGTAGAACGTATATTGGGTACATTTCATAGAACAGATCGAAATAGTCCTTTTTTGGGCGAACTATATTATTGAGCGTGTCTGTTGCATGATATGTAATTGACTTACCTCTCTCGATCGAGGTAATAAGTCCCTGAGAAATTAAGTTTGATATTTCTTCGTCGCTAACTAGGCTGACAATTTTGCGGACGTCTTGATTATAAGTTTTTTGATTCTTATCCAATACCAAACTTAGGAATATTAATTGATTTGAATTTAGTCCTGGAATATCCAGGAGTTTTGTGTTTAGTTCAATAATCATCTTATATACGTTGATAAACGATTAATCATCGAATATTGTCAACTGGCGGTTAACAAACTCACTAGCTATCTTTTTTGCTTTGCTAATGTAGTACTGGTAATCCAGGTGACGTTTATCTATTGGTGTGGCATCTATCTTATTAAGAATTCGTACTCCATATTCTGTTATTTTTGTTTCAGAACGACTTTCGTACATTTTGTCCTTAATTCTTATAAGATAGTATCCACTGCTTGACGCGTAGTATCTATTAATACGTTGAATCTGTTTTCCGCCATATTCAACTTTTGATTCCTTATTTACGCTTTGTGACATTAAGAAATCACGGATATCTCTATCCTTCTTAATAAACTTGTCTATCGGTTCATTGTTCAAAAAATAGTTTATCACAGCTTTGGAAATAACAACCGGTGTCATGCTGTTGTTAAGACCAATTTCTGTGATAAACCTGCCTTTCTTTTCTATCAGTCTCGGATCTCCAGATTGGGAATATCCTTTGCGAACACCAAAGTAATTGTTCACGTCGTACTGATAAAACGACTCGTAATCATCGGACTCGAATGTCAACTGGGTTAATTGCTCAACTTCCTTAATAGCGTCCATTATGGAGCTACGGCTGGATTTATCTGCAATGTAGACGACACCATCTGTATTGACTTGTACAATCTTACAATTCAATTCTAGAAGCCTATCCACTAACATAAGTAGTATAAGTTGCCCATTTATACGTATCTTATACACGTTAAGTGGATCATAAGCCCAGCTACTTTCTTGTTGCATCTTTCCTGTAAGAGCATTAAGAGCCTGTTTAAATGCCTTAGACTTTAATAACTCTCCATTACGTTTGGCAGCCAAGCGCTCCTCGTATAGAGCACTGTACACATTCCAAAAATCTTCTCCTAAGTGAACCGGAAGCCAATGGTTTATAATGGCTAACGAAGGATACATAGACGTAACGTCGGAGTGTCCTATAAACTGTTCATCTGTAGGTTTGTAGACTCTAGGTTCATTGATGGTGTGTATACCACCTTCACCTATAGAGTAGCAAATGTTTGAGAGAACAAACTTCTTCTCATAGTTTTCTTGTTTCTTATCAGACTTACTTGCATTGCAAGTAGCATTCTTTACATCCAATAAGACTTCTTTCAACTTTGGATTAGAATATTGTATAAATGGGAGTATAATGTCACCTAGACGAATGTTCCCGACTTTTCGAGTACGTGTTTTCAATTCATCTTTTGTAGTTTTGGCAATATCTAGAGTTTTGCGCAAGAGCACTTCTTCTCCAAATCGCACACCACTCATCGACAGTGCATCAAACCCCCATTCTTTTTCAACTTCAAGACGTAGTTCTACATCTTCTTTTACTTTGTTAAGCAAAGTTTCAGTAGCTTCTACGTCGTTCACGTTATACTCTATCATAGCGTCAATATCACATTCCTGGATCTGCAGATCAAAACTTCCTTCATACTCTTGTACATTTGGCATATGTAAGAGTATTTCTATTTCTTTTAAGCTTTTCTGCTGTTTGGCACTATAGAGCATCAACATAAGATCAAATGAGTAGAAGTAGTTTGAATACTTATACACTTTAATTTTATCAATATTTCCTGTTTTTTCCGAACTTATTATTTCTTTACTAAGATAATAGAGAGAACTACAAATTCTCGAGTATCCTAGTCGCTTCATTCTACTGCAGAAATGTATAATGTAACTTATGATTATGTCATCATAATGCTTATTGTTGTAGCCGCACATTATATGATCAGTTCTGTTGGTGTAGAAGAAGTCAACTAGTTCTTCTAGTTGATTTTTACGACAGGATATCTCGAATTTATATAGTTTATGACTCTCTGAATCTTTACAAGTACAATGAAAACAGTTTGGAAAAACTTCTATGTCATATAGAACTACTGGTCTTTCCTTTACTATCATAGTTCCCTAGTGAGGGTTTGCACCTCGCAGTCATATCCTTTCGGAGCACACTAGGGTGACCAGTGGTATCCTGGTCGGTTTTGAAGAAGGTACGCCTTAAGCTGCCATTCGCATCTTATTTGCGCCTGGTAACAGGAGTCGTCCCGTCTTCTTGCGATGGTCTTTAAGGTTTGTACAAACAAGATTACCACGCTTTGCTTTTACCTTATTTGTCTCCTTACGAGCCATCTTGATGACTTTACTACTTTCTGGAAGTTTGTTTACACCTCCATACTTAGTAGTTTCGCCATTGTCTTTTATCTGAGCAACTTCCTGCTCAGAGAACTTGTCATCTGAATGCTGGAATCGTCCAACAAGTTGTAATTTGTCATATTTAGCGACAACTAAGTCTCTAATATGTTCTTCTGCAGCATTCTTTTCTGCTTCCCAAACTGGGAACTGCTGCGCGTAGAACAAGTCGTCTTTCTTAACCGGGCATGGGTGCTTTCGCTCCCATTTCTGCAACTTGTGTTGAACATACCATTCCATGAGCTCGGTATGGTTAAACTTCGTAACCTTTCTGCTAGATTCAATTTTGATCGAATCACGCTTTAGCAGTATAAACCAAGGTTTCTTCCGGGAAAGACCATGGATATTGCGTTCTTTACAGAACTTAGAAGTAGTTCCGTGAGACTTATTAAAGTCCTTAAGCCACTTCTCTTTGATGTCACGATATTTTTCAACATAATCGTCCAAATATTGATTATTCTGGGTATTCATAACGTTGCCTCCTATGATTAAGCTGCTTGTTTAACTGACTTTTGTTTAATTTCTTTAACCTGTGTAGGCTTCTTGTTTACGGCTTTAGCCTTAACTTTGAGCCCACGACGAAGCTTACGTCCTTCGGCCTTAGAGCCGTGACGGAAATTGTAAGTGTTCTTCTCAAGATCCTCCTTAGCCTTCTTCTTAGCTTTACGGAGGTTATAGAAGTTAACACTAGCGTTCTTTGAGCACTCAATAGTATGAGGATCACCTCCCTTCTTGTGCTTGTTATGGTTACCTGTGGAAACGTCTATCCCAGCCTCCTCAAATGGAGACTTGCTATCAGAACGATACTGATAGAATGTAGCGTTACCTACGAGGTCACGCAGTTTTGCGACTACGCTTGCTGGCACATCCTTAAAGAATGCGGTTGAGTTAGTAATACATGCAGACTTAATTCCGCAGTCTTTTACCAACTTCTCAAGCTCTTTCTTCTTTTTCAGAACAGAGTCGCATACAACTGTTATATTGTATACAGTAGCGTTGTCCCACTGTTTCTTTGCGATGTCTACAACCTTCTTGGTGTCGGCATCATTGAGATGCATACGCTTGCACCGACGGGTAATTGATGCGATATGACGAGCCTGAGCAACTTTACGACGTTCCTCCTGCTTCTTCAAACGGTCCTCCAGAGTGATTTTAACAGGCTCTGAAGCCTTTGTCTTCTTGGAGTCGATCAATTTATCCATGATGCTCTTTTTGCGTGCCTTACGGGCCTCTATACGAGCCTTGGAAGCAGCATACTTAGCCTCTTCCTTCTCAGCCTTGGCCTTCTTCTTAGCTGCCTTGAGTTCTGCATGTTTCTTAGCCTTTTCTGCATCAGCAGCACGACGCTTCTGAATGTTCTCTATTGTCTTATTAGCAGCATTAGACTCTTCCTTCTTAGCTGCCTCAGCCTTAGCTGGTGTAGTTCCTATCTTAGCCTGAACCTTTTTCTGGTTCTTCTTATTCTTCTTTGACATAATTTTGATAATTTAATGTGTTAATAATGTTATTTTTAAGGCAAGGGATTCCTTATTTGTGGTTCGTGTAAGCCTCGATCTTACTCCTTTCGGCGACCCTTATATTTGTCTCGAACCTATAGCATTTAAGCTGCAAGATCCATCTCGAACTTATCTGCAATAGTATCCTTAATCTCAATAGAAGTCTCATTATTAAACTTCTCTAGATTAGCGTCAAACTTATTTGCTAGTAGCTGCTGCTCATGAATAAGCTGTGCAATCTTAGCTGATGAGAATACCTCGCGCTTAGGCATAGCCTTCAATCCCTTTTTTGCCTTAGTTGATGGATCAAGTGTCTTGATCATCTTAAGTTGTGCTATTGCCTCTTTTGCCTCGCATGCTGCGAAAATACTATAGTTATTTGTCTTCTTAAAATCCTCATAAGAGAATGTAGTTGTACCTGTATTAAGAGCTACCAAAATACCCTTAATCATAATACGCTTCTCACTAAGCTGCATAATCTGGTTATACAAGCTCTTGAGATCTAAGCCAGAACCTTGCTTTGCTGCAATTGCCTTCTTAGACATAAGGTTCTCTGCTCGAATGATTCGCCAATACTTATTGATAGTAATATCAATGTTCTTACGAATTGTAATGATGTTTGCTGAGTTCAATTTAATTGATTTCTTATTCATATAGTTTGATTAAAATTAAACAATTTACTTGAATCAGCCATTTACCTAGCTCCTATACTACATATTACTGTAATAAAGGATAAAAGGGTATCCATTGGTAATCCTACCCCGCAGGGCGGATTACCTGCTCTCCGCAGAGAACTTTTAAGGATGCCCTTTAATATAAACTAATAATATTGTTATTGCACTTCTTTTGTAAACAATAACGGTAACGGCATGCATGAATGTGTACTCTTCTGCGCACAGTTCGTACACCATTCCCGCAGGAATGTTTCTGTTTATGGCATTACTCGTTTAGCGTTTACAATTCCGTACTCCAACTCAATCATTGGTTTACCTATACAGTCTTTCACCTGAAAAATTTCTTTACGACCGTTGATATTGATAACAATTTTATCAGGATAGTCTTGCTGAGCGTTAAGCCTTGGCCCTAACACCCGGGACCCCGCAGGGTCCGCTCCTACGCCATCAGCAATACTAGAATTCTGACATACTTTTGTCGCAACATCATACAGTCGTTCTACAACCCAGTTAAAGTTTTTGTCTTTAACTCCTTTCATCACAATTTCTTGTGATAGTCCTTCCATAATAGCTTTTTGGTTAAGCCCTGTGGAAAGACTCACTAGTGCATCCCATACCTTGAGAGCGAAACTCTCAAATGGTAAGGTTTGCTCGCAGCCGATTATCTTGTTCCAAAAATGGAATCTGGTTGAACCGAGAGTAACACTACCATCATCGTTAATGGTGTAGATTTTGTACTTCTCTGTATGATCCAACTTTTCATAAACGGCTGCCTTAATCTTCGGTTCGGAGAGCATTACAGCAATAAGCTTAACACTCTTCTCTGTTAAAACAGCCTCCATGAATTTATGCTATATGATCAGCTGGTTTTGACTCTGCCTTCTCGCGCTCATAATCAGCGACGATCTTCTCATTTGCTGCGATGGCAGACAAGCACTGCGCCTTAGCCTTCTGAGCCTTCTCAATAATGCCGTCAAGGCGAGTGATCTCACCGCGGTTAAGGTCATTAAGGATACCACACAGATCCTTAGGGTCTGCGAACACTGCCTTAGAGTTCTTGTCCTTAAGAGCCTTCTGAACTGCCTCTTCAGTAGTCTCACCAAACTTGGTGCTACTCTCACCGAGAGGGATATCAATCTGATGGTCTGTGCCCTCATTAAGACGGCAAACGACATCACCGATTGCATTCTGCTTGGTCGCCATAGACTCGATCGTGATATAACCGATCGCGAAACGGCGAGGAGAACGATTGAGCACAAGGTCTACGTTAGAATTCTGCTTAGCCTGCTCCAAGACCTTATCATGGTCTGGGTTAAAGAAGCGGGTCTGAGGAGTAAATACGTCCTGACCAAACATTTTGCCACCGAGAATACTCAGTGGGGTACGATTTGACTTAATTGTTGTTTCCACGATGTTTACATTAATTTCTGACATAATCATATCCTTTTTGATATCGTTATTGATTAACTAACGATATGATTTTAAAAATATGGTGTATTTTGGCTACACCTTTGCCGTTGTTTATTGAATAAAGCAACGCTGATACGAAGATACTTGGTTACTGCTTTTGCTTACTTAGTTTCTAAAGAAAGTTCTACTATTGTAGACGCTTTTAATAGACTTAGTCACACTCTTCCTATTACAACAATAGGGTAATAGGCTTGTGACAGGAATTACATACATAAGATGCAATTAACATTTACTGGATTATCCAGGCCCATCGTCTAAAGCTTTGAATGCTTTCTTTGCATAATCAAATGCTGAACTGTTTTCTGCTATTTTGTTCACGTTTTTATCTAACTTAACTATTCTAATCTTCGTTGGTGAAATTTTGCAGAGCAACTAACACTCATAGAATCATAGAATCTTTATAACCCACGAAAATATGTAGAATCTCGGTCGTATTTCCCTTACTATACTTACAAGATATTCCTACACGATTGTCATTAAAGCAGATGATCTCTACTGCTAACTTAGAAGCGACTGTCAGCTAGGTCTCCTTACTGCGGTACTCGGCTTATGGCATGTACCCAGCGGTTGGTTATCGGAACGTCTCAGGATCAAACCCATCACAGACTTTACGGCTTTTTGTATCTTTGCTGATATTTGCAATTTTTCTGTACCGGTATTACTACCTCCTATTTATAGTGCACGAATATTGGGAATTCAACCCATACATTTCATCTTGTCACCCACTTATAAACGTAATATACATGTATAGAGACAGTATACACATATAATATACACAGTCGTTTTACAACATAGAATATAAGCTGCCCATTAATTTCCTGTATTGCTTCGAACCTTTATGTTTACATATACTGTTGCGCAGTACACTTTAGCATGGTTGGCATATCGGTTGGCACTCGATTTCTTCACCTCAAGCCCTTACTTACAACGTAAGATCCACTCTATGAAGGGACATCAATTTTTGTTAAACATGTTATCTTTTAAACTTTCTAGATTTTCATAGCTTATATCTCTTGCATACAACATACGCATACATAATATACCAGCTTACTACTCTGTAGAGACTATGTAATATTGTATATCATAGTGCAAATAAACTATTAGTCTAAATCGTTTTGGATGAAAGTGGAGGTCAAACGATCCTGGCTGGATATATCTCGAATCAACTTTCTACCTGCTTTTGCTATTTCTTATTCTAGGATAGCTCTCCATCAACTTTCTTTGACTGTAACGGAGTCATCGATCATAATCTCATGAACGATTTAATTTTCATGGAAATTGGCTATAAGTTCGGATGGCCTAACATCCTAATTATAACTGGAATAGATTTTCACCGCGATCTTCACCCGCGTACGATACTCCCGTAGAGCTTCGATTAAGGGACTGCCCAACCCTTGTGCTTGTTTCACTTTTATATACCGCATAAACAAGAAAAGCCTGGCGGTCGCAATCAGACACTTCTACCCCATCCCTGGCACCCCTTCAACGGAGTTGTACTGAATCGAACAGTAAGGTTTTGGTATAGTCAGCAAACTCATTTAGTTTACTCTGTGTGGTATTACTCCCACAGTATTGATGCAGTTTTTCGGCCTTTATACTAGCTTTGGACACTAGAAACACTACCTACGGCTAATAATACTTCTATGTTGTTTGGGGTATCCTCGGTTCTTCCAGCACCATGCACCATACCATGTATGCAATTCTGTTCACCTACTGGGGACCAACATAGTTCGTCTCGTGTAACGTTTGTATATGCTTAGTATTATCACATATAATTACGATACGGTTCATTACGCCCTTCTTGGGACTTATGCGTTTTTAATTACACTACATCTTTTTAAGGTGTATTCAGCCTCATCCAGCTTGTCTCCAGACGGTTCTCACAAGTCCAGCTGTGCAATTATAGGAGCTGATACAACGCTTCTCCTACCTATATCAAACTGTTTCAATGTTTGATACATTTCATCCTACCTTTTGAGTGATCTCGCCCTGCAAGACAGGGTTAACATATTCTCGGATCCAGTTAATATTCGTACGTAGACTAATGGGATCTACTATATGTACTTACCTAATTATGGTATACAGGGTTCTTATGTTTACTTGCATACATTAGAGGCGATTTGAATATAATCACGGAGCTCTCCCTTACGAATGGTAGAGTTGTGATTAGTGGAGTCGACCTTTTCTCCAGGTTCCATAATATACAGAAGTGGTACATACGACGTATCTGTCTTCTTAATTATGGTGCGTTTAACAATCGTCTTTACAGGCGACTGTTTATGGTTACAAGCTACAGGCTTTTCTACCCTAACGGTATCATGCACTGTATCAGGATTAGCACGATTCACTTGACCAAATAAATGATCCATTGGTTGCTGTACAGTAGATGCTGCTACTGTTTGCACTGTCGTTGGAAGGGGAACATTCTTAAGATCGGCAATATTCATGCCAATAGTAAGAAATGCTGCTCCTAGCAACGTAATTACTAATTTTTTCATACTTTGATAGTTAAATTATTTGCGTTCACTTTGCCACTGGATATCGAAGGCTTTCTTAACACGACCAACTAGTTGTGAACTAGCTTTCTTAATTGGCCGTATTATTTTTTTACCTGAGCCTTGGCTTTACCCTTAGCTGCCTTCTTCTTATCCTCAGCTGCCTTCTTATCAGCTGCTTCCTTAGCAGCCTTGGCAACAGCCTCTTCCTCAGCCTTGATCTCCTCATCGGACTTGAATTCCAAGTCGATGATATTTTCCTTGGCATAACCTACGAGCGGATCAGAAGGATTACGGAACATATTAGAGATGATACCAGCATACTGGGTAGCGTTATCAAGCATTGAATCAGACTTAACTTTAGCCATCATCTCTGGAGTAACGTCACGATAGTATGCACGCTTAATGGCGATAACAGTCTTCTTTGCAAAGTTGTTACCCTCCAAGAAGTTCTTCTTCAAGTTCTCGACAAACTCGCCTGGAGCTGCAAGAACCGCTGCAGTAGCCTTGTCTGCGAATGCGATGTTCTTGTTAGCAGCATCGATATGCTCCTTAACACGATCCTTTTCTGGCAGCTTATTCTCTGCTTCAAGCAAAGCTTTTCCCTTTGAGCGAACTTCGTCTGCACCAATGATTACAAGGCACTTTACAGCGTCTGCAATCTGATCATCGGTATACTTGCATACGCCGGTGTTCTTGTCAGTAGAATGGTCATGAAGCTCACAGAACGCAGATACAGGAGATCCTGACGTAGCGGTAACGTTGAAGAAGTGAGCACCAATTCCATAAGTAAGTGTTCCGACACGACCCGTAAGCTCAACAATCTTGCGAAATGTGTCATGGAAACTCATGTCTTTGATGCGCTCAAGGTCATTCTTTGCGGAAGCAAGAGCCTTCTCAGCGTTAGCCTTATACTCCTTGTCCTTGGTGTCCTTAAGTGTCTTCTCGGCAGACTCGATAGCGCGCTTAGCCACAATAGAGCGATATGCCTTATAGAAGTTTACACACTGCATGATGCTATCCATCAGCTTAGAATCACGATTCATAGCCAAGAAACCAGACAAAGCCTCCTTAAGCTCTTTTTCGTCCTTGATCTTTGTAGGATCAAAAACTTTACCTGCTGTAGCTGCGCGAGCCTTAGCGTCATCTTCGAGCTTCTTAGAAGTCTCTTCTGACACCTCTACAGCTGAACCTGTTACCTCAACTGCATTCGGATCGTCTTTCGAAGGCAAAAGCTTTGTGTCATCGAATTTTACACCGATCTCATTCAAGGCTTCAGTAAGCTCTGGAAGAGCAGCCTTACGGATTACAACCGCAAAGTCACTAGTACCATACTTGACCTCATTACATACGCATACAGCGATACCGAGGGCATTAATATGATTGAGCTTGTCGATAGTTCCCTGTGGGAAACCAGTATGCTCAGCAGCCTTCTCATCCAAGAAGAAGCGATCATGAGCCATCCTCAACAAGTCTACCTGGTGATTACGATCCATACTTGATCCACCTGTTGTTGTGAGCATAGCTGCAGCATCAACAGCTGCATTTGCACCGTTATCACCATTGTTATTATTCTGAGCAACTCTTACATTGCCCTTATTCTTTTTGTTAGCCATTTTGATAATGTTTTTAAATGTTATTTACTAAAATTAATTAATACTTTTTTCTGGGCAACTAACTTAAATTCAACTTGTGTCGAATATGAAGTTCGTTTTTAACCAATCTCGTGGAGGTTTAGTGAGCACATTAATATGCTCGTCTTCACCCAAGTTAAGCATAGTAACAGTGTCAACTACAATTGTGTCCTTACCTGCTGGTTTTGTCTCGGCACATGTACCGGCGCCCTCTGAGGGTTCCAAAGCCTGAAATGAGCACGTCGGTGCCAGCATGGGAGCTGTAGCTTTAACTGTACTAGCTTCACTTTTATGGTCAACAAAGGCATAGTTGACCATACTCTTACCAGTAAAACCAAGCAAGAGACTTACGAGAATGATCCAGAACAACTTGTTGCTCTTATTGTATCTTGCGAAACCAAGAGCTACAAAAATCGAGAGAATCAATAATAAAAGTGAAGTCATTTTTGTTAAACTTTTAAGTTATTTCTAATTTTCCTACGAGTGCGACTTAACGCAGCTTTTATAGTGCCTGTAGGAATTTTTAGCACTTTGCTAATTTCATCAACTGTAAGATCTTCTACGTAGAATAAATTAAAAATCTTCTGTGTCTTCTTTGGGAGCTTTTCAAACTCCTTTAGAAGAGATTCGTACTCAAGAAGATTGACAAGATCCTCTTCTTCTGAAGAATTAGTTAATTCAACAGGTAGTCGGCCTGAATCTTCTCCTAATTCCATTGATTTTTCCTTTACTTTTCGTAGATAATCTATAGCTGTTCGATTAGCTATAATTCTCAGCCATCCGCCAAAAGACGAATAATCTGTGAATGTCGAGAGTTTTTGGTGAACCTTAAGAAATACAACATTTGTAAGATCCTTAGCTTCATCCATGTCATTCACGTAACAAAAGAGTACGTTGTCAATAAACTCTTTGTAACGGTTAAACAATTTATTAAACGCAAGCTCATTTCCCTTTTGAGCTTCTTTTATGGTCTCAATCTCAGATTGAGTGATACGCTGATACTCCATATTGTGGGGTAGGGGAGATCTCTCTCACCCTACTCCTGATAAAACGGGAGATCATATATCATCTTTTGACGATACAATGACCAAACGTTGTTGAGAAAATTGTTAAAGAGGATGATCTTAAGATCTTTTCCTCCTGTCTTCATTTCTACTTTTTCAAGTAGTCCTGAACCTATACGCATACGAGTTGTAAGTGTCTTGAACTTCATAGGACTGCTTAGGATCATCGTTTTCATAATCCAATCACCAACTCTACGTAAATGTTCATTACAACAGTATTCGTACAAACAATCTTCATCTAGGCTATCTCCAGCGCAGAATATGTGTGGATCATAGACAAATCCTTTTTTAAGGTTGTTATGGAACCAGTTAAGTACATCTTCTACACTTTCAGTCTTATAGCCTAACAGACTAGCTCTGTAAATTAGCATTTTAGGGAAATACTCCATTTTTATTTTGTTTAATTAAATGTTTTCTTAATAAATCTAGAAAAATCTTCAAAATATTCATCTAGAAAACTAGCTTTCTCTGACAATGCATTATCAAATAAAACCATATTACCACATTTACATGATATGTTATAATAGTTTTCTAGGTACTTATAGTTCTCTTGAAACCATACTACCCAGCTATTAACCCATATCCAAAATGCTCGTTCTCCAGAGTTAAATGTTTTGTTGATACAATCTAGGTTTATAGAGTCTGCAAAATTAAAATTTTGAGACCCCTCATGTATTCCAAGTGCTTTTCTTAACGATGCATTCTTTTCATCTGTTCGAGGTATTCCTCTTCCAGTGTTATAGATTGCTACGTTTTCTTGGTATACACGGTCTATCCATCGCGTTTTTACAGCATACTTAATTCTTTCATGTGGCTCCTTACCTATATTAGATAATCTACCAAACTCTGTACACCATTTAAATGCGAGGTTGACGACATAAGGACACCTGTCCTTTATCATCGCTTTATATCCCTTTGTCATAACTAATAGGAAGAAGCTGGGGAATCGAACCCCAGACCCAAACCAAAAAGGCGACGGTACCAACTTCTTTCTTCTCTCCACTTTGGTAGGAAACACCTAGACTAAACTTACGCTACGTTAGTATAGTCTACAATGTTATTTACATTGTCGTTTAATTTATAGTATAGTGCTTAATGTATTTATCTCCTCTGTCTGTCAAAACCAAACACGCCCGTGTAGGTAGTTTTACAACATACCTAGGTTGCCCAAAGGGAGTCTACACAATAGCGTAGAGGAGGAACCGTGGACGTGAGGGGAGTCGAACCCCTGTCCAAACAGATTATTTCATACACACTGTACATTCTTGTAAATGTTCCGATGATCAGTCAGAACATTCGGTTTAAGCCGTTTCAGGTGCGCTCTAAGACATTTTTGCGACACTCGTGGTTAATTACTCCACTTGGTGACATACTCTGCCTCAGAGCGCTTAAAACATGGCTAAAAATATATAGGAATCCTCATGATACGAAGATACTTAGAGGGCTATATTCAGCATTTTTGATATATTTTGCAGGGTTCAATTAACTTTCTCAGAGCAATTAAATCTCCCCGATACAATGATACGCACAAAACATATTGTTTGATCTACTGTCCCAATTTACTGTGTGGGTTCACATCTCTTCTTCTCATCGTGATACGAAGATACTTGATGAGAATGTTAATTCATTCTGAGATTCCTTCACTGACCCGTCTTCTTAAGACCCTCTACAGTACCTCAGAATCCATGTACGTGATACGAAGATACTTGTACTAGAAGAAGAATTAGAAGCGATCGAATTGATAGTTGGCATAATACCAATTGTTAGGATACTTACTGCGCAACTCACGGTCGTGCTTCTCGTATTCCTGGTTCAATTCGTTCATCTGCTTACGCTGATCCTCATCGATCTTCTGCGAAAGATCGCGGAACTGATTTGGTGTAATCTTCTGGTCGTCAGGAACGACGGTACCATTCTCGTCCTTGCCCAGAAGACGAGCCAGCAAATCTGTACGCTTCTTCAGAATATCAAGAGTGATCTTTGCCTTCGCACGGTCCTTACGGACATTGAGAAGTTCCTTGATTCTCAAGTAGTCAGCACACTTAACGATCTCCTTGACTTGAGAAATCTTACGTTTCTCTTCGTCCTGGCGGATCTCTTCTGCCGCCTTGTCTGCGATGTCGGTTACGAGATTACCCTTAACCAACTTCTCTACCACGTTGTCTACTGACGCATTCTGCTGCTCTTTAGCAGCGCCTTTTGTTTCTGCTTTTGCCATTTTGATAATGTTTAAAATGTTTGTAAATAAAATTAATTAACATATTGTTACTTCACCCACACTCCAGGATGGATTCTTAACGAACACTGCACCATCGTTGTTAATGGTGATATCGCATGGAGCTTTGTGGGTACAGTTAGCCAAATGAATGAGCGCGGATCTAGCCTCTTTAGCTTGATTCTCGTTAGGGTATTTGGATTCGAATACTAATGTTTTTGTATTCTTACCCTTCACCTTACCCTTGATCGTATATACTGGAATTTTCCACATAATCGAGAGGATTTAACTTGTTCTGAAACTTGTCACGCTTATAAGCCTTTGCTTTAGCTTCTGCGTGACGTGGACGATACACTTTCTTTGTATTACGTTGTGTTCTACACATAATTACATGTTACTTTGAACCATTTTAAATACCTGGATAACATCTGTAGAGATTTCGTAATAGTCATGGAGTTTCTTACTAAAAACTCCACAAGATATAACCTTAATAGCGTTCTTGAGAGATTCGTTATTAGGCTCGTTATTTACAGCCTCAGACAATGCAAGTAACAATTTCATCTTAGAGTTGAAATACTTACCAAACTTCTCTTTTACGTAGATGCACGCAGATTCTGCAACAGACAATTCTGTAGCATTCTTGTTCTCTGCATGGCGCACAATAACAGAGTTAACCTCTGTCTCATCCATCGTTACTGCATGGACGTTCTCGACGCTTGGCTTTATAGCCTTTAACTCTGTAGCTATAGACATAACTTCATTTGGGCTAAGGCTTGAGCCATCGAAAGAAATAATGATGTATCGCTTCATAGCTAATCCTCCTTTGTCATAATGTTTGTACTGGAGGACTGCACGAGCTGCACATGCTTACCGTCGATAATAGTGTCAACGACTTTCGTGTTGGGTATGTCAGGAGGAGTAATAGCACTGTATTGATCCCGTTTATCAGGAAGATTCAGATACACATGCTTGTTCATTTCGAACTCATGAGATATACTTCTCTTGTTTATCGGTTCCCCAGATTTCTCTAAGACCGACACCACATCACGCATAACCTTTTCAGGTATACGGAAGAACACAGAATCCTGATGTCTCCATTGACCTTCAGCTTTCTGATACACTAACGCATCAGAGTAGTTGGCGAATGTAGGATTATCAGTTTCCTGCATCATTTTTGACACCATAAGCGAATCATCATGTCTGATTTCGCTTTTCGTTTGCTTCACATAGTCACATGATGACACTGTGATAGCTACAATAAGCATGATTAAGCACATGCTAAGCTTTTCAAATAATCTCTTCATTTTGATAATTTATTAGAGATTTAACAAATGTTAACTATCCGGGATTTATAGATATACGGAATCATCTATTGTGGACCAGCTAGGGCTTGAACCTAGGACCTCCAGATTATGAGTCTGTTGCTCTAACCTGCTGAGCTACAAGTCCAAATGGCAGTTTTTCGTCTTGTTTTTACCCCTTTCTTAGATACTGCCGAAACTCTCCCCAGTGCGCTATAATGCGTGATTTTATACAGACTTGAACTGTTATGTAGGCCTTTAACCTAATAAATCTCGGGGACAGCATAAACTGCCCCCTTGAAATGCAACTAAAATTTTTCCATCCAGTAGGATATAAAATATATAATACTGGAGATCAAGATTACTATCAACATAACAATTATTACCACCAGCGAAAAATCGCTTATGTTATTTATATTTGTTACATTGTATAGTAAGTCAAAAAGTGGGAATGCTGAAATAATTATTAACACTATTGATACTAATAGCTCTCCATATTCTTTTCTCATAAGTATAATGCTATTTGTGATATCTCTTCATAGCTGTCTTCATCAACAAACCACGAATCGTTGTCAACTGTTAAATAATTCCTTCTTGATCCCAAATCTACATCATCTAATGATAATACGCACATATCATCAGGAGTCGCAGATTCAAAATTTTTCAATTCCACATTTACATCGCTACAATGAGCTTTAAGCTTACGTAATGATGAGTGATGTCTTCTAGTCTCTAATTCACTGTCAGACATTTGACCGTTCTTTCTACGTTTTGCCATGTTGTTACGGATTAGTAAATATTACACTATCTTCACGACATGTGATAGTTATTTCTCTTTTTGCATCTACAACTCTTGGGCAAGAGAATAAATTATCAAAGATACAACCTTCACATGTCGCTTGACGTTTAGCCCTAACAACGATGCCATTTATTTTGTAGATTCTGCCAGGACTAAGTTTTTTGCTCATAGTTCACCAATTAATTGTAGCTTGTACATTGGTTGCTTTACTGAGACGATTTGATAACCTTTACGAGTTTCTCCAACTTTTCGTAATACTCTAGATATTTTTCCAAGTTGAAATGTTCTACGTACAGTATTACCTTTACTAGCTAGTACAAAACATACAAATCTTGATGGATTAGCATATAGTTTATCGTATACTGGAGATATTATATGATAGAATATACCTATTTCTTTTGTTGAGATAATTCTATCCATATCTTCTTTGCTAACCATAATCTTTGTAGTTTCTCCAACTTTTTCAAGACTTATTGATCTGTACATATAACACTTCCCGGTTACCACGTCTCTAACAGCAGTACACTTATCTCGCGTACTACTTATTACAACCATTAAACCTCCTACATTTATACCACTTGGCAATATTTGGCGCACAACATCATTTGGTTGAAATTTCATTTGTGTACAAATTTAATTTTATAACGTACTATTGATGTGATTACACCATTTCTTAACCTTATACCAATGTTTGGCGCAATAGAGAATTGCTTGCACGTGCTAATATAATCTACAACACTCTTTGAGATTGGAATAACCTCTGAGAATCCTGCCGATTTATCAACATATACAGCCATATACTTAACGGTTTTACCGTTAACACTTGGTTTTTGTACTATTTGTTTAATACACTCAACCTTACAAACCACTGTGTCGATTACAGCTTTTTGCTGTGCGTGACACTTTGATGTCAGGAGTAATAATATTATTACTACGACTATCGCTATTAATGGGCCAGGACCATGCTTGTCCGGCTTTTCGTATAATTTTACACCCATTTTTGATCATAATTTATCAATAAAACAAGAAGCGCCACTCTCTTCAATGCGACATTTGAGTCTATTCAAATAATTTATGTCAAGAGATCTTGTGATTTCTGGTTTTGTATTACCTGATGCTGCATCACAAAGATCTTTAGCCTCTTTTAAACCTAGCAACAAGTTCTCTTTAACAGCTTTAACGCACTGTAATTTTGCATCACCGCAATTTTGTAGGTATAATACATGAACCTTTGGGATAGCCTCTTCTGGTTTTTTGAGATTTCTCATTGCTTCTAGTACTACTGCTGTTGCAACTTCTGTTTCAGCGAGACCATTTGTGGTTTTTATTGTAACTTTATTATCATCGTCGATAAAAATATCAATCATACTAATGAATTGTTATGAATTTAACACTTGTCTTGCCAGCTCCTGGAACATTTGAATGCTTGTTATTAATATAACTATTCAAAGTATTCTCAAGAGATTTAGCATTGACTTTACTTAACCCTGAAGAGAGGATCATTGTAGATCCTCCCTCTTTAGCGACTACCTTGTAGTTAAGATACTCAGCATCAGGTTTCCCTTTTGCCGATTGTGGCTTAACTGCTTGGTTATGCGTCTGCTTTTGTTTCTTCTGGCTCATTAGCAATGAATGGTTTACAATCCAACCCAATGTTCTTGATAACCTCAGGCTCACTGAGTTTATCTTCTGCAATCTCATTGATACCTGCTGCGATATTCACAAGATCTTTGATAAACTTAAAACTATTAAACTTACCATTGACTTCGACTGTCACATGGATAGTCTGTTCGTCTGTTTCATCGTCTTTCGAAACCCAAATTGTTTTGAGAATTGGGATATCTTTCTTAAACTTGGTCTCTACATACGTTGTAGAATCCAAGTCGACATGATCTGGAGACAGTGTACGATGAACTGTTACAGTTGTTTTGTCACTGTCAGCGCAAACTGATGTTTCAAACTTTGGGTAATCATTACCCATTAATTTCTCTAAAATGTTCATAATTTTGATAATTAAACATTATTTACTTGCATAGGACTACTTCTCACCTATACTTGAGCTTTGTGTTCCATCTGTAATTCGGTTTCCCTTTGGAGGCTTTGGACTCCCTACGGCTACATTAAACACTTAGGGTTGATGCAACTCAACCCTTATGTTTTAATATTGGTTTAATCATTAATCCTAATGGTAGTTCCATACAGAAATCATATTTTTCATAATTTCTATCAAAACAGCACAAACAATCATCTTTACACCAATATCTTTTTACAATTCTAAATACACGATGATTAATTGTGACTAGTTGTCCTGGCTTATACGTTTTATGAGTACCAGATGTCTGTAGTGATTTCATAAATAATTTCAGATATAGCCATATTACTTTACAATTAATTCATCTACCTTAGATTTTGCTTCCAAATAATCTACACCATAATCTGTCTCAAGGTCTGTATCCATGAGGTCAAGATCATGTGTGCCATCGAGAGAGTCAAGCAATGTCTCAGTACATTTATAGTACTGTTCATATGCTTTCAGTTTATTCTCTGCCTTATTATTTCTGCCTTTATAGACATTAATACTAAAGCAGGATCCAATAATAGCGCCAATAACTGCTCCTACAAAGAACAAGTTTAATTGGTCCATGAAAGAATGTTTATTTTCATCCATAATTATATAATGTTTGATTAGTAATCACACATAATGGTATACCTATTCTCACGAACCAATATACCTGGGAAAGAAACCATAAACATAATAGTTGAGTGGTGACTGGACTCGAACCATGTGACTCACCTAAATGTTCACTAGAATGCCCTCACATATGCCCCCTGCATTTTAGGATGTGTGCATTATCACCACTATCCGTCTCTCCAGATTGTCGTAGAGTATCCGCAACCCTTATTGCATACGTTCTCAAGATCCTGTTGGATACTCAGCATACATGTAATACTGTTACCTATAAAAGCGGGCGACTCCCTCTGTGTCCCACAATCGACATCTTATAGCTTTGCAAGTACTATAAGCACGTGTTGTAGTGCATGGGCTTGGGACCATGACCGCCACATTACTGTCTACGATACTATTTTATAGATGGTTGTATTGTAAGATAAACGTATCACTTTTGATATATTTATTATGCGTCTTATTTTGTCTTGCATTAAAAATATATCACTATCTTCACAGACCGTGATATATGTGAAACGATCTACTGCCTTGCCACACTTGGCAAAACCTTCATTCTTGCGTATTGTGCAATTATTTAAGGAGTCTTTAATCTCGTATAACCAAGTATAATAGATCCCCATTAATATCTAGAGCCGCAATCCATCCTCTACCGACAACAACGTCTCTAATCATATCTTTGCATGGAAATCTATGATCGATATAATTTGTCCCTTTCATATTGATTATGCTTAACGCGTACTATATTAATTTCGCTATATCCATTCCAAACACAAAGTCCCCCGAAGGAGACAATGTGTTAATACGCTTGAGCGCCTGGAGCTGCGGGTGCACCTGGAGCTTGTGGAGCTGGAGGAACTTGAGCTGCTGCCATACCAGGCTGTTGTGGAGCTGGTTGCTGAGCTTGCTGTTGCTGTGCAGTTGGCTGCTGACCGCCACCCATCAATGATGTTGGGTCAAATGCAGCTTGTTGCGTGGCTGTACCTTCAACAGGATTGCGGAAGAAGCGCTGTTCCATGCGAGCACCCTGTGCATTCTTGCTGTATGGCTCAATGTAGTGAGTAACTCCGTTAGCATCAATGAAGTCAATCTGTACAAAGACTGAAATGCTGCTGCGGATTACCTTCTGATTGTTGCCATCCAGTGTTGGGCTACCATCAATCTGATTAGCATAGCACGGTCCTTTAGCGAACTCATACTCTTCAAAACAGCCACCAGGAAATTCGAGCAACTGACCCCATGTATCTGGGTCTTGTGCAAATTCTGGTCCAGTTTTGAAGTTTGCCAGATTAACATCAAATCCTCCCTGATGATTAGGGTCAGCTGATGGTGTAGCATACTTCTGAAGAACAGCGAATATCTCAGGACTGAGATCATCATCAAATAAGATGACATTCTGTTTCTTGCCTAAGAGAGACTTCTTGTTCTTCATACCAATTACCAAGAACTTACTAATTTTACCGTCTCTGTTCGCTTTCTTGGCTTGACCGATTGAGAGACTAATTGTTTTAAATGCGCCAATCTGTGCGCCTGGAATAATCTGATTCATAATTCTGCAGTTTTTGATGATTACGCTATATATTAATGAGGCATAAACAAAAGAAGATGAGCAAAAGGAGCAATAGTGTGTCGGGTGAGATAGTTCCCCTCATCTATACCCATTGTTCTCAATTCTCAACTTAATTTGTTTAATCTCGTCTTTAAGGAGAATTTGTTTATTAGTTGCCAAGCAAGAATGTGAAGTTGGGGAGAGATGCAATTCTCCCCTAACTCCATTATTTGTCCCACTCGTCTTTATAGCAATCTTCAGAATCTTCGTAGCCTACTTCATCCTTAGAAGTGATGAATCCATCGTCTGCTACAATAACCTCCGTCATACCCTCGTCGTCCAACTCAGCCATTGTCATGCACACCTTTCTTCCGTCTGGATTAACTACGATAAATATTAATGACTCTTTACCATTCACTGTAGCTTTTGCTACTCTAATCTTATTCATTTTCATATGCGCTAATTATTTAATTGTTAATATTGATTATCGTTAGTTAGGAGCAGATGTTTATTAGATGCTAAGGGAGAGTGTGAATGCCCCAAGTACAGCGTGTACTAGAATATGCTCTAGAATGCCCTTTATTTGCGTTCTAACGCGTTCAAATAGCTTGCGTGTACAATTATCCCACGTGTACTAAGATCGTGCCTTAGAGAGCATATTAGGCACAAAGCCCGCTATTTAGCGAGCAATGTGTCCAATCTAGCTGAAACATAGAGATAAGATGCCATCTGATCTGATCCGTCCATGTCATACACATTGTTGTTAGACATAATAGAATCAGCAAGCTGTCCTTTGAGAATAGCAAGTTTGTAGACAGCACGAGATTGTGATTTGTGTCCATGCCAACCAGCTGACATACCAAGAACAAATGACACAAGGCATACTAATGTTGAAATAATGATGATCTTTTTCATATTGATTATGTTTAATTATTAATATCGTTCGATAGATGAATTTATTTCTTAGCTGTTAAGAGGATAAGACCCCAGATTACTCTGGGATCATTACCTGCTCTTGATAGAAGCGCACATTGATATTCTTGCATGTAGCAAGCCAAGGACCAAAGTCCTTCATCAACTCATCAAATGAGTTATATGGCTTACTGTGCTGCCAATAGTTCTTTGATGTCTCTGCTGCGATTTTGTAAACTGTCTTTGTATTCATAGTTGTAATGTTTTAAATTGTTATTAATATTATCATCTGTATGAAGAATGTGTTTGTTAGTTGCTTGACTAAATGGGAGCAAGGCTTATAAAGCCCTGCAGTCCCATATCCCATATGCTATCCCACTAAACAACACACTCCACATAGCACAGAGGAGGATGCGATCACTCATAGTAAGGAACATAGTTGGTGAATATGATGCAATGATACATGCATCAAAGATGATAGCAAGTGCAATGATAATCACTGCAACAATAGCGCAAAGAGTTCTATTCATAATGATTATGTTTTAAATGTTAATATCGTTTGAAAGGCGTAGATGATTTATTAGGTGCCTAGAATCTTTGACGGGGGTATCCCGGATCGCGTACTTGGGCGGGGGAGCGCTATTTCACTGTTTCGCGTCTTTACACTTGTAAAATAAAAAAAAAT